CCCGGCCGAGCCGCTGCGACACAAGGATCTGATCATGGTCATCCGCCGCGTCGGCGGCACGGCAATCGAGGAATAGGCGTCCATGACGGCCCACACCATCACTGACCTGCGCCGCGAACTGGAGAAAACCCGCATCGCCCTCGTGGCGGCGCAAACCCACCTCGCCGCGCACGCCGAAGCCAACGCCGCGCTGCACATGGCCGCCACGAGGGCGACGTGTGCGGAGACTGCGGCGGCCCGTCCAAAGGTAACCACCATCTGCGGCCCGGAACGGTGATCGGGTACGACATCGGCGGCAAGCCGATCGTGATGCCGAACCGCGAACACAAGCACGACCCGCAGGCATGGCGCGGCGACGAGCGAGAGCGGCATGCTGATCCTCAGTAGCGCCCTGATCGACGAGATGATCGCGCACGCCCGCGAGCAGCACCCGATCGAAGCCTGCGGCATCATCGCCGGATCCGCAGGCAGCGACCGCCCGACGCGGCTGCTACGTATGCGCAACGCCCTGGATTCGGCCGCCGCGTTCCAGTTCGACCCCATCGACCAGATGGCCGCCTACCGGCAGATGGACGCCCGCGGCGAAGACCCGCTCGTCTTCTACCACTCGCACACCGCCAGCCCGCCGCACCCGTCCGGCACCGACACCCGGTTCGCCCTGGACCGCGACGCCTGCTACGCGATCATCTCCACGTCCGACCCGCAACGAACCGAGGTGGCCTTCTGGCGGCCGGCCACCACAGACGCGTTCCCATGGAGCCAGGGCGACGTCATGGTCGAGGACTCGGCGCGGCGCCGGCAGTGGCCCAGCGTGGCGGCGTACCTGACATCAACCCGCAGCCGAAGCGGCGCGTAGCGGGCGCCTAGCCGAACGCGAGGAACCAGCCGACGACCGCGCTGCTCGCATACGCCGCACCGCCGTTGTCCCAGTACGTGCTGAACCCCGACGACGACAGCGACGACGCCGACTTGCACACCACGCCCGCCGGACCTGTGCCCCCGTTGCGCTGCACCACCACCCCGGTCGGGGTGAATCCCAGCGCGAGGCCGGACACCGCGAGATTGCCCGACCCGTCCGTCGTGCCCGAGAACGTGCCCATCCGCACGAACTTCGCCGAGGACCCCGACGCCGGGGCCACATCGTTCTGCACCGCCGAACCCGTCACCAGCGCACCGCCCGCCGCCGCCGACCCGGATGCGGGCTGCTGCGTCGTTAGCCCCCACTGATCCCACGTCAGGTTCGCCAGCGCCGCCGCCCCCACGTTCTGCACCCAGCCCAGCGACCCGCGGGCCGCGTTCGCCCCCGTGCCGCCGCCGTCCAGTAGCACCGACGCTGCCGACAGCTGCGTGTCCGCCGACGAACGCGGCCCGGCCAGCACCATCTCCTCGAACGGCTGATTCGCCCCCGCAGTCACCTCGTGGCTGTAGAGTTGCGGCGCGGACGCGCTCGACCCCTGCCCGTCGCTGAAAATCGTCGCGGGGCTCGAAGTGCCCGGGGAGGGCAGCGACGGGTTCTGCGCCAGGGTGAGCGTGCCGTTCGGCCCGGCGACCGTCACCGACGGGAACGCCGCGGCGCCGCCGCTGCCCGTGCCCAGGGTGTTGGTGCGCTGCTCGAGGACCGTGATGCGGTCGCGCAGGTCCCGAATCGTCTTGGCGAACTGCTGCTCCAACGGAGCCGGATACCTGGTCAAGCGTTCACGTCCCCCACCGTCAGGGTGATCTTCCCGTCCTGGCCCTGGTCCGGGGGCGTCACCTGCCAGCCAATGATCCGTACCAGCGCCTGCAGCCCCGGGGAGCCGTCCGCGCGCGCCGGATGCCGCCCGCTGGTCGCCGCCAGCGCCGCCTGATCCCCCAGCCCCAGCGCCTTGACCGCCGGGGCGGAGGGCGAAGAGGGGTCGATCACGATCGGCGGCACGCACGGGCTGTGCCCGGTGACCCCCAAGTACCCGTCGGCGTAGGCGTCGATCTGCGCCTGCGACATGATCGCCGCCCCGTTGTACTGCACCGCGCCCTCCAGCAGCGGATACCCGGCGGCCAGGTCCGCCTCGTCCACCCCGTGCCCGGCGCTGTACCCGGAGGTCCAGGTGCCCGCGCCGGTCCCGGAGTTCGGCGCGGTCGCGATCACGAAGTTCGCCCCGGCGCTGCCCATGCGCGGCCAGCCGTAGTCCACCAGGTTCCCCGGGTGCTGCAGGCGCAGCCCCGTTTTCTGGTACGGCTGCCCGAGGGCCGCGCCCAGCCGGGCGGTGATCGCCAGGTTCCCGGAGCCGTCCAGCACCGGCTCGAACGTCGCCTCGAAACCGCCCGCGGTCTCCAAGTCGCTCAGCGCCGTGGCGATGTCTTTCAGATCCGTGGCCGCGTACGAGGTGGTGACCTGCGAACCGACCTGCGTGCCCTGCGCGGTCAGGCCCGCGACCACCGCCTGCGGGCCTTTGAGCGCCGGGTCGGTGGCGTAGTGCAGCAGCGCGCGCCACACGTCGCAGTAGTCCAGGCCGCTGTACGAGAGGTTGTCGCGGATACGGCGGCGCGCGAACAGGCTCTCGAGGGTCTTCGCCTGGATCTGATACTGCGCGGGCAGGATCGAGGGCGTCGGCTCGTCCCACAGCACCCCCACCCATACCGGGTAGCCGTCCTCCAGCACCCACAGCATCGTGCGGCGCGTCTCCAGCGCGGGCAGCAGCTTCGCGTTCGCCGCCGTCAAATCCATGTACCCGGTCAGCGGCATCTCCTGCCCGATCTGCCGCGCGAAGCCCTGCACGTGCAGCGGCAGCTCGTCCGCGAGCAGCCGCCCCGTGACCACATCGGTGCTCAAGTACCGGTACTCGGTCATAGCGGGGCCGGCTCCACGCTCAGATCAATGGGCGCGCCCGCGTTTTCGCCATGCATCGAAAAAGACTTGCCGGCCCCGAAATTCAGCAGGTACAGCCCGTAGGTGTGGGTGCCCGCGGGCGGGGTTTCCGTGGTGGAGAACGCGTGCCCGTCCATGTTGTTGTTCGCGCTCTGCGCCCGGAACTGCAGCAGCTGCTTGATCTGCGTGCTGTCGCGGTAGAGCAGGATCATCACCTCGTCGCCGACGTTTGCCGTGTTCGCGACCAGGTACGGCCAGGATGCGGAGACCTTCACTTTCGTGGCGCCGTCCACGGTGACGGTGACCTGCCCCACCAGCTGCTTGACGGTGTTCGAGGTGCAGGTGACCAGCGAGGTGATCTGCGTGGAGACGGCGGCGAACGGCGCGGTCAGCGGCGGGGTGGTGCCCCCTGCGCCGTCCAGGCGCCGCAGCCGGTGCGTGGTGGCGTCGTGCAGGTACTGGTTCTCCTGCCCGGTGGCCGGGTATTGCGCGCTGGAGGCCACCGGCAGGATCCCGCCGGGTGCGACGGTGAACAGGCGCTGGTCGGTGATGTTCCCGGCGACGATCGAGGTGACCCCGGCGCCTACCGCGATCGTGGCGAGCAGCAGGCTGTTGGCGGGCAGCGCGGGGGCGGCGGGGCTGGACGCGGGGGTGCCGGCCTGGATCTGCACCACGAACGTACTGGTGTTGTTGCCGTTGTCCACGAGGGTGAGGCACACGTTGTCGATGCGGGGGTTGGAGGGGTCGGCGGCGGTGACGGTCAGGGTGGTCGCGCTGTCCAGTACCACCGGGTACAGGCCGGCGTCGAGGGCGGCGCTGCCCTGCACGAACGCGATGCCGTTGTTGACGGTGATGTTCATGCCGGAGGCGGCGGACGCCAGCAGCGGGGTGCCGACGCTGGGGCGCACTCCGGCGCGGGCGGCCAGCCCGGTGCCGCCGGAGGATCCGGCGGCGATGAGCAGCGCGGAGACTAGGGCGAGGCGCGCGTCCTGGGACGCGAACGTGATGCCGTCCATCCACGGCGGGTTGCGCAGGGTCGCGGAGGTCGCCATGTCAGGGCCTTCCTAGCGTGGTGGCGTGTTTCATCAGATGTAGGCGTCCCTCCACTGCAGCGTCAGTGCCGCGCCGGAGGACGCGATGCCGCCCAGGCGCACCGTGCACCCGCCCGGCGCCATCACCCACCAGGAGGAGGAGATGTCCGCCGGGGTCAGCGCGCCGCCGATGGCGGCCTGGCGCAGGTCGAAATCGACGATCAGTTGCTGCCCGGCGGGCAGCGTCAGATTGGTGAAGGAGACGACTTGCCCGGTGTCCACGAGCGTGAGCGAGGGCGCCTGGATGGGTCCGTCGATGATGGCGCGCGGCCGGGTTTCGAAGTTCCCGCCGTTGACCGCGCCGATCACTGCGGGCAGCCCGTTGGCGGGCATCGCGACGGGCGGGGTGAGCGGCGGGGTGACGCCGTTGAGGGAGGCGGAGGCCTGCACGGTCGCGGACCGCAGGGCGGTGGCGTAGCGGCGCGGGTCCGGGGCGACCAGCCCGATGGTGAAGACGACCTCGCCGAGGTTGGGGTAGGTCTCGGTGATCGGCCCGGAGCGGCGCACCTGGGACTGTTTGGGCACCGGTTCGTCGAACACGAACGTGGCCGTGTCCCCGGCCTGTCCGCCGACGACGACGGCGCGCTGCAGTTTCGCCCGCGCCGCGTCGCGCAGCGCCTGGGTGGGCGCTGCGGCGGTGCAGACCAGGGTGTACAGGGCGGGGGCGTAGAACTGGGGGACGGCGTAGCCGCCGTGGTCGCTGGAGCGCTGCACGACCTGCCCGGAGGTGCCCGCGCCGCCCACCCCGGTCAGCGAGTCGCGCCGCCACGCGACACCCGCGGCGCCCGGATCGGTGTCGAGCGCGCCGAATTGGACCCTCGTGCCGTCGGGCGCGGTGATGGAGTCGCGCCAGGGTCCGACGTCGACGGGCGACGGGGCCGTGCGGCCCGGGCCGTAGGCGCCGGTGACGTCGAAGTTCTCGGTGGCGCCGATCAGGTCGCTGCCGAAGGTGACCGCCCAGTTGGCGACGTACACCCCGGAGTCGACGGCGTAGGGCACCGGCCAGTCGAGCTGGTAGATCCCGGTGGTGACCCGCCACACCTGCCCTGCGGTGGCGGCGCTCGCGCCCTGGTAGGTGAACGGGCCGCCGCCGACCACGTCTTTGCTGGAGTCCCCGGGCACGGGAGTGGCGGAGCCGTAGGTGATGTCGGCCTGTACGGCGGCCGGGTCGGTCAGGATCCCGGTGTCGTCGTTGTAGAACCACAGTTGCAGGCCGGCGACGGCGCCTGCGCGGTAGGCGTTGGTCACGAGAGGGCCGCCGCGAGTTGCCGCATCATCTGCGCCTGCTGTTCGGGTCCGGGCGCCAGCGGGCCGTAGTAGTTGAAAGCGACCTGCGGGCCGGCTGCGGCAGCTTGCGGCCTGGACTGCATGGCGACGGTCTGCCCGTGGGTCAGGACATAGCCGTCCTGGCCGGACAGGAATGTCTCTTCGCCGTGTTCTCCGACCGGCGTCAAAGTGCCCGCCGTGACCGGCCCGCCGCCCGCGCGACCAGCGCCGAGCGCCTTGCCGCCGCCGGTCAGATCGACGCCCCCGCCCGGCATGTTGTGCGTGACCGCGTAGACCTGGACCGTGCCGTACGAACTGTTGATGTCGTTGAGCAGGTGCTTGACCGCCTGCTGCGCGGAACCGGTGTTGGCGTTGACGTTGATCGGGATGTTCTTGGGCAGTTGATACAACTCGTCTGCGAGTTCGCGCACTTTTTTCTTGTTCAGTCCCGCTTTGTCGGCGGCGTCGATGAACGCGTTCTTCTCCGCGAGCAGTTTCCCGTTCGCGTCGCTGTACGCGGCGGAGGCGCCCTTGGTGGACACCTCGCTCTGGTAGAGCGCTATCGCGGCTTTCTGCGCGGAAGACGCGATGCCCGCGAACACCTGGACGTTGCGCGCACCCTTGACGTTGGTGTTGTCGAGGCTCGCGCCGTTAGCATTCACAGCGGCGCTGACGCCGTCCAGCGCGATGGTGAACGACGCCTGAGAGGTAAGCAGGCTGCTCTCGGTGTCGTTCATCGCCGCCAGTACCGACCCGTATGCCGAACCGCCGCTCGCGGCCAGCTGGTAGGAGGCGACGGACGCGGCGAGCTGCTGGTTCAGTTGGCTTTGGCCGTCGCCCAGGTTCAGCGCCGCGACTGTGTTGTCGCCGGTGCTCTGCGCTTTCTCCACGAGCTTCTCGTGCTCGGCGTCGAGGGTGGCGTTGAAGATGCTCGTGGTGTTGTTCAACGCCGCCGTCGCGGCGTTGAACTCGGTCTGATGATTGATCGCGTTGGCGACCTGCTGCGTCTCGGCACGCACCGAGTTCAGCAGCTGCTGGTTGGCGGTCGTCAAGCTGTTGGAGGCGACCATGCCCTGCGCCAGCCGGGTGCTGCCGGTGGTGAACGAACTGTTGAGCTGATCCTGCCCGGAGGCGAGTTGCACCGTGGATCCGTAGAGCGTGTTGACCGCCACCGCGCCCTTCTGGTGCGCGGCCGCGAGTTGCGACTGCCCGTCCAACTGAGCCACCGCAGTCAGTTGCTGCTCACGGCTGGCGTCGTTGGACCGGCTGGTGATCGCCGCCAGCTGCGACATGGCGGACTTGTTGCCGGTCGCGGCCTCGGTCAGCAGCGACAGCGACACCCCGGCGCCCTTGGCTTCGTCGGCGAGCCCGCTCACCTGCGCCTGCTGTGCGACATACGCGGCGGTCGTCTCGCCCGCTTTCGCCCCGTCCTTCGCGACGGCGTCGGCGAGGCTCGCCTGATCCAGCGTGATCGCCTTGGTGGCGTCGTCCGCGTGGAACAGCGCGGCAGCCAATCCGGAGGCCAGGCCGATACCGGCGCCGATGGCGATGCCCCACGGGCCGCCGACGATGTCCGCCATCTTGCCGAACCCGCCCGCGGCTTTCTCCGCGATGCCGCCGGCCTTGCCGACCAGTCCTCCGGCGCCGTCGGCTTTCGCCGCCACGGTGACCAGCCCGTTGCTGACCGATTGGATGCCCTTGCTGATCCCGGGATCGAATTTCAGCGCACCGACGACGCCGAGCACGCCGCCGACGACCGCTGGGGTGGACACGGCGCGTACCGCGTCGTCCAGCCCGTTGACCACGTGGGTCAGCCCGAGCAGCGGAACGGCCGTGGCCGTCGACGCCGCCCCGATCACCGATCCTGCGGTGCGGATCGTGTTGCCCAGGGCGTTGACGGTGCCCTCGAGCGCGCTGCCCTGCACGTCGGCGTCATTCACGAGCCCCGTGAAGAACCCGCCGACATCGGAGCCGAGCACGGGCAGCGACTTGGAGAAGTCGGTGACGATCACCTGGCTGGTGGAGAGCGCCTTGGACATCCCGGGCAGCAGGCCGCCTACGAACCCGGTCAGGCCGGTAGTGACGGTGGCGATGTCGGGTTCGGCGGCGGCGAAAAGGTCCTTGAATTCGGGCCGTAGCGCCCGCACCTGCTGGTCGACGCCTTGCAGGGCGTTGTGCAGCTCGGCCGCCGCGGGAGCTGCGGCCTGCTGGATCGAGGCGGCGGCGTCGTGGCCGACCTGCGTCATGTCCGCGGCGATGGTCTTGTTCTGTTTCAGGACCAGCGCGGTGACGCCGACCATCGCGGTACCGAGACCGGCGATCAGCAGCGGGCCGCCGATCGTGGCGCCACCGGCGATGCCAGCGGCGATCAGCGGGGACATGCCCTGGCCGGCGTCCTTGGCCGCCTTCTCCCCTGAATTCTTGATCTTGTCGCTGGCGTCCTTCAGTCCCGGGTCGATGCCGCTGGAGACGCCCTTGCCGATCGCAGCCCCGGCATCCTGGGCTGCGGCGGCATATCTGCCCGGAGGGCGCAGCCTGTTGGCGATCTCCTGCGCCGACTGATCGCCGATTTTCCCGCCGAGGCCTTTGCCGATACGTTCGGCCTCGTCCATGATCGGCGTCTCGGCGTCGCGCAGTCCTTTGGACAGGCCGCTGCCCAGCGGCGCGCCGACTCCGGCCGACCCCGCCCCGACAGCGGCGGCGATCTTCGCCTTCCACTCGGCCTCGTCGATGACCGGCTTGACGTCCATCCACGCCGAACCAGCTTTGAACCCTTCAGGCATCCCTCTCACCTCCCATCCTGGTCGCGGCCTGGATCACCAGGGCCGGGTTGGCGGCCACCCAGTCGTCGAAGCTCATCTCCACGCCCGCCTGCGCGCCTGCCTGCGGCGCCGGGCCGTCCTGTTGTGCGCGTGCTCGCGCGGCGGCCAGGGCCACCGCGCCGCCGTACACCTCCAGTCGGTAGGCCAAACCGAAGAACTCCGGTCCTGACAGGTCGCTGTCCTCGATGCGGCGCACCCGGTGGAAGCGGCTGAAGTCGCTGGCCACGTCCCGCCAGTACGCCAGCACCCAGACGACCTGCGCGGCGCGCTGCTCGATCAGGCTTTTGGGTCCTCCGGTCCGCCCAGTAGTGCGTCGCGCAGCGCGGCACTGATGTCGGGCATGTGGTCGCGGGTGAGCGCGCGGTCCTCTTCCAGCTGCGTGTACTGCGCGGGCCCCAGCAGTTGCATCAGCGCCCACGTCAGGGCGTGGTCGGAGCTGGAGGCGTAGAGCAGCCGCAGGTAGGTCAGGCCCCAGCCGATCGGGATATGCGCGGGGAAGGTGTAGATCGTGTCGGCGACCTTGAACCCGGGCACCCGATCCCTGGCCGGATCGCTCGTCTCATCGCTCGTGGCAGGCGCGGCGGCGTTCGCCTTCGTCGTGGCCATGGGCGTCAGGCCGTCTGGTCGATGTTGGCCCACGCGGGGATCGAGTCGGACACCTCGTAGAGCGTCCAGGTCGCCGCCAGCGTGGAGATCTTCCCGTCCTGCACGAACGCCTTCTGCACCTTCGGCTTGCTCAAGGCCTTGCGGCCGATCAGGCGGCGCCGGAACCCGCCCGGCGCCCAGCCGTCGAGCAGAACCGCCCCGTACTGCGGCACCGGGGGCAGTCCGCCGACCTGCGCCTCCTGCTTCGCCCAGCCGACGCCGGACGTGGAGGTGATCATGCCGTTCATGATGATCGCGTAGTTCGCGAGCGTGGCCTCGGCCATCGCGACGGTGATCGTGGTCATCGCGGTACCCGCGACGTACCGCGCGCCGATCGGGCGCAGCCGCTGGTCGACGATCAGGTCTGTGGACGGCAAGTCGTCCTCCCACACGAATCCGCCGCTGGTGTCGCCGACGTCCGTCCACACGGAGGGGTCGGGCACGGTGTAGGGGGACATGGAGGCGTCGGCGGGTTCGACGGCACCGAACGCGCCGTAGTAGAACTTGCCGACGCCGGAAACGACGTTGTTCGGGTTTCCCATGGCGATGTTGCTCCGTTTCGTTCCCGTCTACCGGGGACTCGTGGGTGGTGCGGAGTGCTGCGGCTAGCGCTTCTTCACACCTTTACGGACGGGAAGGGCGCGGTAGCCGGTCTTCTTGCCTCGGGCGGCGACGATCTGCTCAGCCCACTTGTGTGCGAATGGTTTGCCGCTGGCGTACATCCATTTCCATTGCGCCTTGCTGTGGGCGGGCCCCGGCGACTTGCGCCGCCCGCCGGTCTTCTTCGTGGCCACGGCCGGTCACGAGACCCCGGGCAGACGGAACAGTGCGACCGAGACGCCCGTGGAACTGGAGAAGTCCAATTCGACCGTGGTCGTGCCCGGCAGGTTGTAGTCGCTGGGGAAAGGCCCGAACTTCACCGGCGCCGGCGTCGTCGCGGCCACGACCGTCGTGGGCGAGGCCACCGTCTGCGCCTGGATCGTCTTGCCGATCTTCTGCGTGACGGTGGTGCCAGTGCCGGTGGTGACGACCTCGATCCACTCGCGGCCGGAGTTGGTGAACGTCAGGCCCGTGTTCGAACCGAGCGAGGTGTAGGTGGGCACGAGTCCGCCAGCGCCGCCCGAGGCGGTGGGCTGCTGCGCGGCCAGACTGGTCAGGAGAGTCATTTACTGGCTGCCTTTCTTGGCCCAGTTGCGGGCGTTGCGGGCGAACACGGCGCGCTGGCGCGTCTTCGGGTTCTTGGATTTGGCCAGGGCGTCGAGCTTTGCGGCGGGGATCGGCTGGCCTTTCTTCACCCCGGCTGCGGCGCGCAGCTTGCCCGCATTCGAGGCCTTGATCTTGATGGGCGATTTGCCGCCGCCCGACTTCATCGCCATCCGGAACTCCTCACGAGTACGTCGCCTCGATCTCGGTCCACAGCAGTTGCAGGTCGAAGCCCACGTGCGCCCAGTCCGCCGGATCGCCGTACATGCGCCGCGGCTCGGTCACCAGCCGCGGCGAGGCGACCCGCGCGGGCGGGTAGGTGACCGGTCCTGCGGCGATTTCCAGGTCGCGTACGGCGCGGTCGCGCTGGAACGTCTCCGCGCGGATGTGCTCCGCGAGCCGGTGCGCGACCCCCCACGGCGGTTTGTTCGAACTGGCCACCGTCGCGTAGCAGTCGATCTGCATCACGGGTGCTTTCGCCGGGACGTCGAGCATCGTGCCGCCCACCCCGCCGGTGACCACCACGAACCCGTCCGCCGGCCACACGGACGGGTCGGGCAGGGTCGTGGCGCACATGTCGGCGGACAGGCCCGGGATTGACGCGAGCCACGCGAGGACCACCAGGTCCGTGTTGGGGCGGTTCGGCAGGCTCATCCGGACCGCTCCTGATAGACGGCCGGGCGCATGAACGGCTGAGGCGGCACCCATGTCTGGTGCGCCGGGTGCCCGTTGATCTGCGCGGGGGTCCAGTGCCCGAACTCGACCCAGCGGGGGTAGTCCGCCGAGTTCTCGACGATCAGGTCGTGGCCGCCCGCGCCGCCCAGGCGCGGTGGCTCGCAGTGCTCCAGCAGGTTGCCGGTGTCCACCGGGCAGTAACGCCGCTCGTCCGCGACGATCGCCGGGCCCAGCTTCTCCAGGAACACCCGGTCGGTGCCCGCGTACACGCCCTCGCGCCAGTCCGGCTCCATCTCGATGCGCGCGCTCATCTGGTCACGCTTGTCACGCGCTGCAGGACCGCCGTCAGGTCCGGGGTCAGGCCGGGCGCGTTGGGCTGCGTCAGCTGCGTGACGGAGTACACGTAGCCGGTTTCCTCGTCGAGGATCTGGTCGCTGGAGAGCAGATCCGTGGTGGAGGGCAGCGTCAAGTCGATGCGGCGCACGGTGCGCCGCTGCTGGGTGGCGGCGTCCCACGTCGTCGCGTTGGACTCGATCAGCGCCGCGATAACCCCGGTCTTGTAGACGGCGCGGGTGTCGATCGCGTCGCCGGCGTCGTTGAACGTCGTGCCGCGCAGGATCGTGACCTTCGTCGTCGCCAGTGCGTACATGTCAGCCCCCGTATCCGGCGACGGGATACCAGGGGAACGCCATATCGTTCGCGGCGCTGTCCGCGTTCGGATTGAGCAGTCCTCCGAAACTGTCCTGGAACGGGGACTGCACGTGCAGCGACCGGCCGCGCATCCACGAGACCTTGCTCAGCGCCTTCGCGGCCAGCGGCGCGATCCGCAAGCTGTCGTCCTTCAGCGCCACGGCGCGGCTGCCCATGGTGATCGCCGCCAGGTCGATGCGCTGAAAAAGGTCCGGCTGCGCCGTCATCCACGCCGCCTGGTAGCACACCGTCAGCTTCAGCCAGTACTGGTCGCGGGCGCCGGTCCTGGGCTGCGCGTCGTAGGTGCGGCCCGCGAACATGTCGATGATCGCCTGCGCCTGCATCAGCTGCGCCGTCGTGACCGTCAACTCGGTGTAAGTGGCGACGTCGTCGAGCGTGGCCCACGAACCGAGCGGTGAGACGTTCGGGTTCGCGGCCAGGACCTCGAAGTCCTCGTCGCTGAACGCCGGGGAGCCGTCCACGTCGGTGCCGGTCCAGATCGCCGCGTAATCCCCCGGCGGCTGGTCGGAGGGCACCTGCCAGGTGTAGGTGTACACGCCCGTGCCGGGATGCGCGACGCTGGCCGGGGTGGGGGCGAGCACGATGTGGCCGCCGGAGTCCACCAGCCCGAACGCGATCGAGGCCAGGTCGGTGAGCATCGAGCCGGTCTCGTCGTACCAGAGGGACGAAAAAACGCCCGGCTGGCCTTGTGTCACATCCATCGCTGCCTCCTCTCGGCGCGTCGCGGGTCAGGTGGAAAACGGGTCGGCGTGCTACGGGTGGGTGTAGGACCAGGAAGGAACCGGGTTGACGTCGCCGATGATCTCCTTGGTGATGGACGGCGACCCGGGCTCGAACCCGTAGCCGGCGGGCAGGTTGTCCACCATGTACGCGTAGAAGGCGTCCGCCATCGCCTTCATCGCCCCGTCGAACGACACGGGCGCGGGGACCCCGTCCACGATCGGCATCACAACGTTCGTGGCCGGCCCGGTCGCGCCCAGGAGGCTGATCGCGAACGAGAATGGGCGCTCGTCCAGTCCGTCGACGCTGTTCACGGAGCCGCTCACCGTGTACTCGGTGCCCACCTGGCACAGGGCGCCGCTCGGGTCGATCACAGGCATGGGTCTCCTATCCGATCGCGGCCCACACCGCGAACGGTGCGGCGGCGTTGCTCGACGGCGTGCGGGCAGTCAGGGTCGTCTGGCTGGTTCCGTTGGTCACGAACCGTTTGGTGGCAGCGGACGACAGCCCGGCGTTGATCAAGGTGCCGCTCACGTTGCTCGCGCGCAGCAGCGCGGGCGCAGTGCCCGCACCCGTCCAGTTCAGGAGGATCGCGACCCAGTACAGGCCCGGGGTGAGCGCGGTGGAGGAGATCGTCTCCGTGAACACCGCCGTGCCCCCGGCGCCGCTTATGCGCGCGTCGACGTTCACCGAGGCGAGCAGCGTGCCCGAGCTGTTGAACAGGCCGACCCAGTTCGTGTTGGCCGTCACGGTGATCGTTGCCCCGGCGCCGATGCCCCACAGGATCTGGGTGGCGTTCACCGACCGCGGCACGTACATCCCGGTGAGGTAGATCGTGCCCGCGGTGGCGGTGCTGCTGCCGGTGGCCTGCGCCGGGTCGTACGCCCACGCGATCAGGCTGTGGTCGCGCGGGTGCACGTCGCCCAGTGCCCGCGTGGCCACGTCCAAACTGTTGTCGGTGCCGATGGTGCCCGCGCCCATCCGGTACCAGTTGGTGTCCGCGGCGTGCGCGCCGTCGCCGAGCAGCGCGAGCCCGGACATGTCGCGCTGGTAGCGCGCGACGCTGTCCCCGGTCGCGCGGGACTTGACCGCGAGCCCGGTGGCGCCCCCCGAGGTGTAGTTCAGCAGCGAGTTGGTGGTGTTCGTCGCGCTGCTCGACAGGGCCAGCGCGGTGGCGTCGCTGCTCATGGCGCCGGAGGCCTGCGAGTTGTCCCAGCCCCACGGGTTGTTCAGGTTCAGCGTCGGGGAGGTCATGGTGCCGGTGGACTCCAGCACGCTCGGTCCGCGGCGCAGCGTGGTGTTGGTACCGTCGTCGTGCCAGCCCGCCACCGCGCCCCACACGTGTCCGTGCAGAACGGACACGTACGTGGCGCCGGCCGCCCGCAGCCCGTAGTCCGGGGACTGGGTTCCGGTGCCGTTGTCGTCCACGCCCGGGGAGGTGGCGATCCCGGTGATGATGACCGGGGTGGTGGCGCCGTTGACGTAGAACCCGGCGTAACCGCCGCCGCCCGCGCCGCCGTTGCGCCCGTCGCGGCGGCACACCGGGGAGACGAAGACCAACTGGGAGTGGCCGGTGGCGTCGATGTAGAACCCGGAGTGCCCGGCGCGGTCGCTGGAGCAGCCCAGGAACCAGGCGTCCCCGCCGCTGCCGGAGGAGCCCCAGGCCTCGGTGATGTTCCAGTTGTTCTGCGTGGACCATTCGGCGTGGCAGCCGGTGAACGTGGTGTTGAACAGGGAGCCGATGTAGAAGCCGTGCCGCCCGTTGCCGATGGCCCGGCAGTGCTCGAAGATCGAGTCGGTCAGGTTGGAGAACCGGAACCCGTCGCTGCCGCAGTTCAGCGCCTGGCAGTTGCGCAGCACCCACGAGTACGCTTGTCCGCTGCCGTTGCTCAGCGAGTTGAACGCCTTGCCGGGTACGGCGCTGACCGAGACGTTCTCCAGTAGTTCGCCGTGGACGTATCCGGTGGCGAGCACCCCGGCGGTGGTCTGCGCGCCGGGGATCGAGGAGCCGTCGATCGTCAGGTCGATCAAGCGGCCGTTCTCGTGCGCGCTCGCGTAGCCGCCGGTGGCCTGGTCGACCATCTGCACGATCCCGCCGGCGGTGAACGTACTCAGTGCCTTGATGGCACCCCCGACGCTGTTGCCGGAGCGCATCGGCAGCGGGCCGCGCAGCGTGACGTACGGCGGCCGGAAGATGGGGCTGCCGACGGCGTATGTGGTCTGCGCGCCGCTGACGGTCGCGGGCAGGTAGACGGTCTGGCCGGGTTTTGCGGCGCTGAGCGCGGCGTTGATCGCCGCGGCGTCGTCGGTGGCGCCGTCGCCCTTCGCGCCGAAAAGGCGCACGTCGAGCCAGTCGATGCCGCCGGAGTACCCGGGCGCCTGAAGGGTGATGTTGCCAGTGCCGTCCGAAGCCAGGATCTTGCCCAGGGTGCCGCCGGTGACCCCGAGCGGCGGGGAGCCGCCGAGCACCAGCGGCCCGGTGAGGGTGCCGCCGGTCAGCGGGAGTTTGTCGGCGGAGCCGTACGCGGTGGCTGCCATCGTGTCACCGCCCGTACATGATGAAGTACCCCGAGTTCGGGGTGTAGGACGAGGGGTCGATGCTCAGCGGCACGGACGTCTGGCCGCCCTTGAAGATCGCGGTGCGGTGGCCGTTCGCCAACGGGAAATTGGCGGTGCCGGCGGTGCCCGTCGCCGCGAAATGAGGCGAGGTTCCGCTGAAGTGGGTCAGGAATCCTAGGTAGTAGCCCACGCCCGCCGTCACGGTGTGGGAGCCGCCCAGGGCGCCCTCGACCATTCCCGCCGAAGACCATGCGGACGACATGTCTCCGGTCTGATCTATCAGGTTGCCGGTCTCGTCGAAGAACATGAGCGCGTTCACGCCGGAGGGCGTGACGCCGCCGGCGGTGACCCAGGCCGCCAAGCTGGAGATGGACTTGGTTTTCGGCGGGGTGCACAGGCACAGGACCAGGTCGCCCGGCGTCTGCTGGTAGGTGACCCCGCTCTCGGTGAACTTGGCGGTGAGCAGCGCGACGCCGAGCAGATCGCACCAGTCGGACGCGACGGCGCCCAGGTTCACGAGCGCAGTTGCCGCCGAGGTCGCACCCGTGCCGCCGCTGGCGATGGCGAGCGTGGAGCTCAGGCCCGCGGCGGTGCCGGTGGTCGACTGGTTCAGGATCGGGACGTCGGCGGCCTGGATCGCGGCGAGCGTGACGTTGGTCCCGTCGCCGCGCAGATACCGTCCCAAGGTCTGCGCACCGGCCAGGGCGTTGAGCGCGGCCTGCGCGGAGGCCTGCCCGGTTCCGCCGTTGGCGATCGAGACGGGCGTGGCCAGTGCCAGCGACGTGCCGGTTTTCGTCAGTCCCGTTCCGGCGCTCTGTACGGCGCCGGTGATCCGCGAATCGTCGCCCGCCGCGACGGTCCCGGCGGTGGTGCCGACGGCGAGGAATGCTGCGCCGCCGAGCGAACTCGTGGCCGCGGCGCCGATCGCGGCCGGTGTCAGCGGGTCGCTGCCGCCCGTGGCGTGCACGGTCGCGTGCGCGGTGGGTGTGCGCGCGTTCGTGGTGGTCGCGTCGGTGGATGACAGCGCGACGCCAGCGCCCGCCCCGGCCGCGCCCACCGTGGGGACCTGGCCGAGTGCGGCGACATCGGTCGCGGCGGTGCCGTTGGCGACGCCCGTGACTTTGTGGTTGCCCAGCGCGAGCGGCCCGGTGAGGGTGCCGCCGGTGAGTGGCAGGTAGGTGCCTGCGGCGTTCGCTGCGGCGGCGCTGATGGCCGCGGTTTGGGCTGCCACTGCCGCGCCGGCCGGGTCGAACGCGGACGTGTTGGCGGTGGCAGCCGTACCCAGGCCGAGTTGCGCGCGCGCGGTGGGTGCGTCGGCGGCATTGGTGCCGCCCTGCGCGAGCGGCAGCGGCGCGGCCAGGTGGGTGCCGATGACGAGCGGCGCGGCGTCGGTGCCGCCGAGGTCGGCGGCGATCTGCACGCCTCCCCCGCCGCCTGTGCCGACTTGCGCGAGCACCCAGCGCCGGGTGGCCGCTTCGAGGTCACCGAGCGGGTCGCGTTCGAGGATCAACGGCCCGGTCAGGGTGCCACCCGACTTGTCCAACTTGCCGGACGCGCTCAGGGAGATGGACACCACGGGCCGTTCACCTCCTCGCGCCGGGCCGGATGAATGAGTGGGTCAGTCGCCGTTTCGGTCTGGGGCCTGCTCGGTGGCGACGGGGGCCGATGCGCGCGGTTCGACGGGCACGGCGAAGCTGAGCGCGGACTTCTCACCGTCGGGTGCGCCGTACACGAACCGCGCCGGACCGCTCGGGGCGTAGCCCTGTTCCCGTGCAGCGCGTGCGGTGGCATCGGGCAGCGCCGCGGCCTGCGAATGCTCGATCAGTTCGTCGGCGCCGAGCAGATGCAGGTCGGGGAGCCCGAGGTTGAACTGCTTGACGAACACGTTCTGTTCGGCGTCGTAACCCTCCGCGGGCGCGCCTCCGATCGCCGCCTCGGCGTTCGCCTCCGGCCCGGCTGTCGGCGCGGGCGCCTCCGGTTCGTGCTCCGGCTCGTCCTGCTTGAGGTCGGCCAGGCGCGCCGACAGCGCCGCCACCGGGTTCTGTTCCTGCGAGGCGTCCTGTTCGTCCTGCTCGCTCACCGCACTGCCCTTCCCTCGATGCAGAACCCGGGCGGCCGTCCCCATGAACCGCCCGGGTGATCAGGTGCCTTACGCAGGCTTGACCAGGTGGAACCAGCCGGTCGCGCCGTCCGAGTACCAGGCGCTCGCGGAGTGCGCGGCGGTGGTCGTGGCCGCCACGGCGGTGCCCTGCGCGGTGCCGTCGATGGTGCCGCCGCCCGTCGGGGTGACGATGCTGATCAAGTTTCCGGTGGTCGAGGAGCCGTTCTCGTCCGCGACGACGATCACGCGGCCGGGGGCGACGGTGGCCGCGGCGGGGATCGTCACGACCACGCCGCCGGAGCGGATCGCCGCGTTGCTGTAGATCACCGACACGTTGGCGGGCGCGGTTGCGGTCGCCGCCGCCGCGACACCGAAACGGCCGGCCGCGCCGCCGATCGCGAGCCCGTACTGGGCGACCCATTCGCCGCTGGAGCTGACGTAGTCGTCGACGTTCGCCAGCCTGTCCTTGATCTCGTTGAAGTCGCCGGTGCCGCCCGCTGTAGGCATGTCCGTGGTCCTTTCGGTGCTCTATGCCGGGTGCCGGATCAGCGGCTGGTGTCGACGAGGATGGAGAACGCCTGCTCGACGGCCGGCGCGAACGCACGCCGGGCGCGGCCCTTGAGCACGGCCTCGTCGGTCAGGGAGATATTCGGAGGGATGACCTGGAACTCGGGCGTACCCGCCGGGTTCGTCGGATTTGTCGTCCTCTTGCCGAGCAACATGTACAGCGGGTTGCAGAACACCATCAGCGGGTGGCCGGTCGGCTTCGCCGTCGGTGTCGCGTTCAGCCGCGCACCGAGCGACCAGCGCACCGGGTAGCCGAAGATCATCGCCGGGGTGCGGCCCTGCCCTCCGCCCGGGAAACCGCCGCTGGACTCCTGGAAGATCGGCCGCTGCTGGCCGTCGAGCACTCCGCGCAGTGACTGCTTGAAGTCCGGGTGCGCGATGGCGATCGTCTCGCCCTCGTCGAAGTAGTCTCCGGCCTCGTACAGGCCCAGCGACGTGTTGTACTCCGCGTAGGACGGGGCTGCGGCCGAGGTGGTGATGTTCGCGTTCGCCGTGTAGCTGGTGTTCGTGTCGTTCTGCGTCAGCAGGTAGTACAGGCTGTCGAACGCCATGCCCGTGGTGGCCCTGGCCGCGGTCACCCCGAAGCAGGAGTTGTCCAGCTTCTTCGCGTATGCGGTGCCCCAGGCGTTCTGCTTGCTGTTGATGATGTTCGCCAGCGAGTCGTTCAAGTCCTCTTCCGCGAGGCGGTAGGCCCTCGTGAACTTCTGCGCGGTCAAGGTCACCTGGTCGTTGGCGTTGGTGTCCTCGTTGTACGAACCGCCCTTGGCCGTGTGGTCGATGTCCGACCCGGTGTCGCGCGGTGTGCTGCGGCTGTTGGTGCTCATCAGCACCTCTTGCGCGTACGCCTCGACGACCGAGGTCTGCTTGACCTTCTGGATCACGTCGGCGGCGTACTCGACCGGGACCCACGCGTCGAAGTTGTCCGTCGCGCCGCCCATGATCAACGTGATGGGCTGGCCGTTGCTGCGGTAGCCCAGCACTGCGCCGGGCGTGGGGATGCGCATCAGGGATCGCTTTCCGCGGTGCCCCGATGTGGTCAGGGGCGTGGGCCGCTACAGGAATACCGGCGCGTGGCGAGTGAAGGCGCGGGAGTGTCCCGGCCTGCTGGCCTTGCGTCTGGGTTTGCTGTGCGGCGCTGCCGCGAAACGTGCGATGCCCACTGGGCTGAAACGTGCTACGTGCTTGCCGGGAACCGGCGCGGAGCGACCGCGCGATTCCAGCGCTGGCACCAGTTTGCGCCTCGCAGCCTGCGCGTGGCAAGCCGCGAGGCGCATATCAACTCACTCCTCAATCTTGCCGAGCAGCCGATTCGCCAGGATCTCGGCCGTAGTCGGAGCCTTCGGTGCTTCACCGCCGCGCCCGGCCGCGCCCCTTCCCGCTACCGCCGGGGCCGCGCGCAGCACCCGTGCACCCGCCGCAGTCCCGTTGGGTGGTGCGGCGGCAGGCGCTACCGCAGCGGCCGGCTGCGCGAACAGTTGCGGCACGGTCTCCTTCAGTTCGGAGATCTGCTCGTCCAGTCCGGCGATCTCCCCCGCGCCGCGCCGCTCCAGCGCGTCCAAGTCGATCAGCCGCACGGCTTTGGCGACTGCGCTCTTCGGGACGCCCGCCTCGGCCAGCGCTGCACGGGCGCCGAGCAGTAGCCCGTCCCTGCGGGTCTCCTCCAACTGGGCTGACAGTTCGGCGAGGCGCGTGTCGGCTTCAGACGGCTCGGCCGCCTCGACGGCCTTCTTCGCCGCCGGCTTGGGACCTGGCTTTCCAGTGGAGCTATCGCTGAGCGCTTCGAGCAGCTTGCGGGACTTGACGCGCTCTGCTGCGGCTTCCCGTGAATGACGCTGCACCTTCTCGCGCCACTCCTCCCGTTCGGCCTCGATCGCCGCGTCCCGTTCGGCGCGCTCCTTCTGGGCCGCGTTGTACTTCTCGATGACATCCTTGAAGTTCTTCTCCGAGAACTCGAGCTCATCGTCACTGTCGGCCGGATCCGGCTCGCCAGCGCCTGTACCGCCGGGCGCAGGATCTGCGGGCGCCGCCGCAGGATCGGCCGTGGTCGCCGGGTCTTCCGCACCGCCGCCGATCAGGAACACCGGGCGCCCGTCCGCCCGGTAGCCCAGCGCGGCCCTGTCCAGCACATCAATCATGGGGGACTTCTCTCTATCTCGAACTGGTTGTGATCGTCGTGCGCGTGCGGAACTGCCCCGCCGCGATCCGCCGCCGGGCCCGCTGCTCGACGCTCTTCGGCAAACCCGCGCCGCCGCGACGGGCGAGCAGGCTCTGCGCCGCACGCTGCCGGGCGGCCTGGGACTCGGACGGCAGCGCGATCCCCAACGCGATCGAGCGGCGCGCCTCACGCTGCAGCACGTTCGTCAGTGAACCGGGCCCGGAACCGGACACGCGCGGATCGGCGCGGCACACCAGGCGCCCGCGGCACCGGCAGTGGTTATGGACCAGCAGCGTGACGCCCTCGCGATCGCCGGGCGCCAGCCACGGGCCGAGGATCAGCGGCTTGAACACGAAGTCTGGGGGGTCCGCGATCGCGCCCTGCAACGAGGTGCACCGCAGGCACGCGTTGCGCTCGCCCTGGAGGATCTGCGACCAGCCGTCGGCGAGGGCTACCTGGTCGATGCCGGAACGCGCCGCGTCGTGCACGAGCCCGGACGCGGCCTGGTCGGTGGACGTCACGGCGCGGCTGGCGAGCGCGAACGCCTTGACCACGTCGCCGCGGCTGCGCGCCACCGAGATCAGCGTGTCAGCGTCGGCCAGGAAACCCTGCTGCCGTGTGCGCATCGTGGCCAGTTGCCCGAGCATGCGCGCGTCGAGAATCAGGTCGCCGCGGCCGAGCGGCGTAGCCCCGGATTCGATCACCGCCTGCCCCGCGCCGAGCCGCAGCGCCTTCTGCAGGTCCGGCAGGATGCGGGCCGGGTCCGGCAGCGACGCGCCGACGCGATCAACCTCGGCGGCGAACCATTCCCGGAACTCGACCAGCGCCCGTATCGAACCGGGCGCCGCCTTCGCCGTGAACCGGGCCAGCGCGAGCGCGAGCAGCGCCTTCAGCAACTCGTGGGCGCGGCCGGTCAGGCGCCCGGCGGCGTCGCCGGCGAGCGAGGCGACCTGGTCGGCGTGCTCCCATGACTGCGCGGTCTGCGCCGAGACCTGCTGCTGCTGCGTCGGGGCGTCAGGAGTGGCTGCGGTCACGGCTCGCCGCCGTCGCCCGCAGTCTCCACGTCGCTCTCGTCCGCGATTGAACCCTCGCCGCCGTCCGGTTCGATCGCGGCGCGGGCGCCCGGGCCGAGGGTGCCGGGTCCGGCGGGCGCGATGTCCAGCATCTCGGTGAGCAGCGCTTTCACATCCGCTTCGTCGATCACCCCGAGTTGCACCGCCACCGCCAGGCCCTGCGCGGCGACACCGATCGCGTTGAGGGTCTCGATCTGCTGTGCGAGGGTCTGCGCGCCCTCCGCCAGCCACGCCTCCACCTGCTCCTCGCTGTAGCCAGCTTCCAGCAGCAACTGCTTCGCGGGCACGCCGAGCTGGTTCTTGATGTCGGCGGTCTGCCACGTCTGCATGTCCGACACGCTCGAGCAGGGGTTCCAGTGCACGGAGATCTGCGGGTCCTCGACGCCTATCGCCACGTAGATCGCGAAGTCGATGGCGTCGCGCCACGCCCCGCCGAACAGCAGCTGGCGGGTTTCGCACTTCTCCACGAACGGCGCCTCCATCGTGCGCAGCGACTCGCCGGACGGGGTCTGGCCGATCGTGTCGAAATAGTGCGCCGGAGTGACGCAGATCTGTGCCATCGCGCGCACGTAGAACTCCATCGGCGCGATGAACACGCTCGGGTCGGACGGCGCGAACTCGCCCAGGCCCTTGATGCCGGACAGCAGCCACAGCGACCCAGCCTCGCTGCGTAGTTGCGCGCGTCCGTCGTCGGCGTTCGTGGTGGCGCCCGTGTCGATCGGGTACGCGGTCTCGTCCTCGTCGCCCACCGCGAAGTCGTTGCTGGTGGTGCCCTCTTCGAGCAGGGCGTAGCGCTGCGGCAGGGCGTGGTAGTCGATCCCCGCGGCGTGGCCCATCGCGAGCTTGTGGATCAGGTTCTGCGGGCCGTACGCGTTGAGGTGCTCCGGCTGCCCGTACTGGAAATCGGTCCTCAAGTGGAAGACGGGGACCTGCCCGAACGGGTTCTCCAGCGGCCACTCGCCGCCGTCGGCCGGGTCGTGGAACCGCTGCCAGTCGCCGCGCGACGAGCCCTTCTTGCCGGGCGTGGTGGCGTACTTCTCGATGCGGTCCGCATAGTAGAGGATCGCCTTCTTCACCGGGCCGTCGGTCCAGCGTTTGATCGCGTACCGCTTCTCGATCTCGTTTTCGGCGTCGTACACGATCCGCATCACGCGCGGGTTGTTCAGGTACACCCGCACCCCGGACGGCAGGGTCTCATCCGGCCACACCAGCAGGTAGCTGTCCCCGAACTCGCAGGCCCGCCGGAAGCTCAAGATCTCGAATAGGTCGAGTTGGTTGTCTTTCCAGATCTGCGCGATCCGCTCCTGTACTCCTTCGACGGGCGAGGTGATCGCGTTGATGCGCAACCGGGAGACGACCGCGTCGACCGGGGTTTTGGCGAAGTTGAGCCTGAAGTCCGTGCCCGTCCTGGCCAGCGCGGCGCGAAGGCGGGGGGAGGCGAACACCTCGGGAAACGAGCCCTCGTAGTACATCTGGGCCTTGCCGTAGGCGCGGTCCGCCTTGTCCATGGCCCGCAGGCCCTCGTCGAGGTCGTCGACGGTCTGGTCCGGGTCGGCGCTGCCCAGCGCTGGGGGCCATCCCGTGACCGTCATTGGATCTCCAACCGCTGGGCTGTCGCCTGGGCATCGCGGGACGCCAACTGCTGAGGCTTCCTCACTATCCAGTGATGATAGTAAGGGTTTGCCTGCCCCGGGCGTAGCCGCGTTGACTGCGCCGACCAGCGGAAATGCGGCAGGGACGCCGTCAATGGCGTCACATGTATCCACGAGGTGCCATACGGACACTTGCCCATGACGCGCCATCCGGCCGGGACGTGGCCCCCCGCGTGCTTTGACGCCGCACGGCATCTCGCGGGAACCTCGCGACCATGGACTGTGAGGATGTCGCCCCCGAAGCCCCCGAGCTACTCACGGCCAAGGAGTTCGGCCGCAGGGCGCGCGTCAGTAAGCGCACCGTGATCCGCTGGCGCAACGCCGGCGTCGGGCCCAGGCCGATCAGGATCGGTCCGCGCGCGATCCGCTACCGGGCGAGCGATGTGGACGAGTTCCTCGGCCTGCGTGCCGATTAATCGGTCGCTGGCGGCCTGCGCGCCACGCGATCAGGCGTAGCCGATCGACGTGCCGCCCCCGCGCCTGCGCTGCGCCGGACGGTCCAGGAACCACTCCACGCCCGTGCCGACGGTGTCCACCAAGTCGTCATGCGAACCGCGCGGAAACACCACCATGTTCTGCTCCAAAGTACGCAGCGGGATCTCGTGGAAGCACCGGCCGCCCCGCTGATACTTGTCCAACAGCCTGGCCGCCCGCACCTCCTTGTGCTCGCTGTGCCACACCGTCTCGATCGGCAGCCCCAAGTCCCCTAACAGCGCCAGCCACACGTCGCCGCCCTGGTTGGACTCGATCACAATGCCGCGGATCTGCGGATACTGCGCCGTGACCCGCAGCACGAGCTGGCGCAGTGCCTGACCGGGCTGCACGCGCACCGCCCAGGCGTTGCGCACCACGCAACGGCGCGTCACGGCGCTGAACCCGACCACCGCCAGAGCGGTGAAGTCCGAGGTCTTCTTCGTGGTGACCGCAGGGTCAATCGCCAGCAGCTGATGGGTGATGCTCGCGATCGTCTGGGCCTGCAACTCGGCGCTGACCCGGTTCGTGCCGAAATCCTCCGGCGTCCAGTACGTGCCCGCCGCGCCCAAAGGGTCGTTCGCGAAGTTCTTCAGATAGTCGCGGGTGCTCTCGATCTCTTCGAGGAACTCCAGCGGCCACTTCGCCGGCCAGATGGAACGGCGCCCCGTCTCCCCGGACGCTTCGTCGAAACCTTCGACGATCGGCGCGTAGTAGTGCACGCGGATCGCCTGCTCGCGGATCCACGCTGAATCCGGGGTTTCCTCCGCGTCCGGATAGCGTTCCGACTCCACGAGTTGGTGGATGATCGAGCCGGGCATCACGACCGTGCCGACCAGCACTACGCGTGCCCGCAGGTTCAACGGGAGGATCGCATCGATGATCGAGCGCAGGCGTTTGCCGACCTGCTCCGTCGAGTAGTTCGATTCGTCCGGCTCCACGTCGTCGAGTAAAAGCATCGTCGGCCGCTGATCTTTAACCTTCAGTCCGAGCGTCTTCGTGTCGACGCCGCGCGCCGCGAACACGAAACCCGACTGGGCTATATACATGTTCTGGTTGTCTTTCAGCGACAGCCGCGATTCCTGGTCGTCACCCGATTCGTCCGGTCGTGCCCGCAGTTTCGCCGCCGGTTTGCAAAGGTCAGGGAAGTCCGAGCGCAGCAGCTCGTTGTTTTCCAGCTCCTGCCGGAAGGTCATCAGGTGGATCTCCGCCTGTGTCGCCGAGTCGGCGAACGCCGCGATGAACCGCTCATGTCCGTGCGCTGCAGCCCACGCTGGCAGCAGCAGGAAGAACCACGTCGACTTCCCGGCCGATCTTGGGGCGACGTAACAATCCCGCGGGCCCCTCACCTCGGTGACGGGGCGGATCCAGTCGCGGGCAGCCCGCGACAAGTCCAGATGGAAGTCCGCGAATGAGAGCACCGCGCTGTCTATGCCGCCCGGCAGCACAGTCTTCAGGTGATGCGGCAGGTAGACGAGCGCGAACAGCAGCGGGTCGCACTCCGTCAGCACGCGGCGCCCCTGCGGGCGGCGCAGCAGCGGCGAATCGAGGCCACCGAACGGCTCCAGGCGCTCACCCAGCCACGTAACCAGGTCGAACGTCTCACTCGTCAGGTCCGCACCGGCAGCGTTGAGCAGGTAGCCGTCACAGTCCGGGTCCTCGCGCACCGCGGCGTTGAGTCCATCGGCGAGAGCGAGCAGCGCGTCGAACTCGTCCTCGCGATCCGCGATCCGCTGCAGCGCGGACTCGTCCCGACGCCGCGCCGCGCGCCACAAACGGATCTCGGCTAGCTCGGACTCCCACGCCGCCAGCTGGATCTCGTCCGCGCTGCGCCCGGACTCCAGCCACGCGGCGCGCTGGACTTCCAGCGGCTCGAACCGGTCAGGACCCGGCAGGCTCACCATCGCCGCCCGCGCCGGCGCCGCGACGGCGCCGGATCATCGCCCGCAGCTCGGCCTCGCGCTCGTCGTCTCCAGTGAGCTCCACCTTCGAGCGCACCGGGGCATCGCTGCCCTGGATACGCCCGCGCCGCTCGTTGAGCATCCGAAGCTCCCGGGCGGCGGCGATCTTTGGGCCGTCATCGAACAGCCGGTTGCCGTTCTCGTCGGTGACGATCTTCCCGCTCTGGCTGATGTGGGGATGCTCGTGGTCGAGGATTTCCAGCATCAGGGCTGACAGGAAATCGATCTCACCTAGGGACACGCGGCGCAGCTCGGCGACGTTCTCCGCCGGCACGGCAGCCAGGGCGCGGGCGACAGCGGCGTAGGCGCCGGATTTGCTGGCGTAGCCGAGCTCGTCGGCGATCTGCTGGAACGTCCATTTCTGTGCTTTGAGGCGTGCGGCTTCGGCGTCGCGTTCGGCGCCTTCGAGAGTGCGGGCGAACTTGCCGATGCCGTCGCGCTCTTCGTGCCTGTTCACCCCGCTTGGGTTCGCTGCACCAGCCATACAGAAAGCATGACATGTGAATAGTCACATTCACTCACTACCTTGCGCTGCGGCCGCTCCAGGTGTTCCCGCTGCCCCGCCGGCACTAGCCGCCGCGCCGTACCCCCCCGCCCCACCGCTCTGGCTCACGCCGGGCGGTGGGGCGGGCTTTTCGCGTTCCGGCTAGTAGTTGCCGAGATCCAGGCGCCGCGCCTCGTCCAGCGCCCGGACCGCCGCGCGCCGTTTGGTGTACCGCCGCAGCATCTCGTGACTCTCCCACCCGGCTATCGTCATCAGCCCGCCCTCGCTGCCGCCCGCTTCCAGCCAACTGTCCGCAGCCGTGTGCCGCAGCCGGTGCGGATGAAAGCCCTGCACGCCGGCCTGCTCGGCGCGCTCGCGCAGCGCGTAGTACAGGCCCGGATAGTCGAACGTGCGCCGGCCCACCCCCAGCCACAGCTGATCGCTGGCCGCATACGGGTGTCGGCGCCGGGCCCGCAGGTATTTGTCGATCGCGCGCGCCGTGTACGGCCCGAACGGCACGAGCCGCTCCTTGCCGCCCTTTCCCATCAGCACCGCCGTGCCCTCGATCACCCGGGTCTGTTTGACCGTCATCCGGGTGACTTCGCGGGCGCGGGCCGTGCACTCGGCCATGAACCGGATGATCGCCTCGTCGCGCGCGTCGCGGAACCGGTTGCCCTTGCACGCGGCGACCATCGCCTTGACCTCGTCGGGGGTGAGCGGATCGACCAGCACGTCATCGACCTTGGGCGGCTTGAGCCCGACCAATTCGTCCGCTTCTATCTCGCCCGCGCCGTAGAGCCACGCGGAGAACAGGCGGCAGGAGATCTGCCGGGAGGACGCGGTGGACGCCGAGGCGCCGCCTTCGAGCAGGTCGACGACGAACGCCTGCACGTTCGCTTTGGACAGCCGGGGTGCGACCTCGTTTCTGCGGGCCCACCGCAGGAACGCGAGCACGCCGTGCTGGTAGCTCTCGATGGTGTGTGGGCTCTTACGTTCGGAACGCAGGTGCAGTGTCCAGGAGTCGAGCAGCAGGTGTGTCTCGTCGAATGCGGCGAGCAGGTCGTCTTGGTCCATCGGGGGCCACGCTCCGATCCCGTAATGTTGAGATAGAGCTTAGTGCGAACCGCTCGGCCATGCAGCAGGACCTGTCAGACCGGCAGTGACCTGGAAATTCGGGAGGGAGCCGAGTGTCCCGATTACCTCAGATAAGCCCTACTCACAGGGTAGCCAGCTTTGTGCGGACGGCTGGTAGGGCAGGTAGGGCGGAAGCCTAAAGCGCGCCATTATGTTGAGGGTAAGCCAGGCCGTACTCAACGCCTTGAGGTGCTGGGCTCAGCGCGTGGTGTGCCGCTTGGCCGTCGCCTGGCGGTGCTGCTGTGCCGGCAGGCGGCTCTCGTACTCCCGCGCGAGGCGGGCAGCCGTTGCGGCGCTGCTCTCCGCCATGTCGGCAAGCGCCATATTCGGCCCCGCGATACGGATCACGGTGGCGCGGCTGGCTACCACCAAGACGAAGAGGGTGAACAGCCGGAAGTTCAGTCCCTGGAAGTGCCATACCCCGGCGGCGGTTAGGCCATCTACGGTGGCGGCGGACACCCACGTCGCCGCTCCGAGCACTCCGCAGGCACGGTAGACCGCTTCGCGCGACGCAACCCCTCCGGCGCCGCCGGCGCCGGGACCCGCATGCCGCAGGGCGACGCCGAGCGCGAAAAGCCGAGAGGTTCGATGCGCGTCGGGGAAGAACATCGCGGCGTCCACGCCGGTGATCCCCCACGCGAAGAGCCAGATCACGAGGCTGTAGCACAGTTGCGGGTTCATGCGGGCCGCGGGCAGCGCCTGCGACGCCCAGACCAGGCCACCCAGCGCCCAGCCGCCCAGGCCGGTGGCCGCGAGCCATTTCCTGGTGCGCTCGCGCGGCCGCAGGCGTGCGTCATCCTCGCGCATGCCACCCCTTCCACACGGGCCGCCCGAATGGCCGCGTACGCGGCCGGCCCGAAGCTTCGTCACAGTACTGCCTTGCGGTACGGACCGTAACAGAGGCCACTCCTTCGGGTGATGGCTTAGGGCACGATAGGCGGGTCGCCGGCCTCTAATTGCCGCCGTTGCGCGCCGCCGCCTGCGCTTTGAGTTCGAGGACCTCTGCGGCGTCGCGGCGACCGTCTTCGATGCGTCGTTCGTACTCTGCGATGATCTGGTCGCGGGCTTTGGGGTCGTGCACGAGGCGCGCGGCGCGGCGCACATGCGGGTCCTGGAAGCGGCGCAGGGCCTCGGCGGTGTCCGCCAGGTCGTCGTAGCCCGCGGCGCGCAACGCGTCAATGGGGCCGCGCGGGTCGTCGGGGTTGAGGATGAGCCCGAGCAGGGCCGCGTTCACCGGGTCCGGCAGTTGCTGCCCGATCCACCACCCCTCCAGGGTCTCGGCGGTGAAGGGCTTTTCGGGGGCGGTGATGTCGAGGAAGTCTTCCGGGGTCAGCTCGCGCTCGCGCGCACGCCCGCGCAGCCATGCGCCGAAGCGTCGTGCGGTGGCGGCGCTGCCTTGGCGCCCGCGGCGCTCCATGCGCTGCGCGAGCGTTTCGTGGCCGGCCGCGCGCAGCGCGTCGATCTCGCTCGCGCCGAGCAGGTCGGCAACCAGGATCGCGAGCTCGGGCCGGGCGGAGTACTTGCCGTCCCACCATTGGGAGAGTGTCGCCGAGGAGAGCACGCCGCCGGATTCCTTGATCAGGTCGATCTGGCGCTTGCCTTGGCGTTGCGCTGTTTCGCGCAGCCAGGCGCTCCAGCGGTCGGCGGCGCGCTGCCGGTCGTCCTCGGTGCGTTTGCGGGGCATGGAACCGACCTCGCGATCATGCGGGCTCGTTTGACCGAGCCTCCGGCTTGCTTAACCAAGCGAGTCTAGGGCGCCGGCATGCGCCGCCGCACCCGGCGCATGCCGCCGTGAGTGTCGCAGAGAACGAACCGGAAGGCCACAGCCCGCGACAAAAACGCCACTGCGCGTTCCGTGCGCCCCTGGCGCGCCCTAAGCGAACCGAGTCGAGGCCGATCCGTGACGCCAAAAACCTCCGCACACTTAACTTAGGTGCTACCTTGGTTAAGCAAGCCAAGTTGACGATGCGGAGACGCCCATGGCACGCGAAGACCGCGCCCGGTACGTGCTGCGCGACGGCGCGCTCGAATGGTTCGCGCAGCGCGACCCGAGCCTGCACAACTGGAACACCGGAAAGCCCAACCTCTCGGCGATCGCCCGCGCCGCCGGCATCGGCGAGGTCACGCTCAAGCAGACCGTCGACGGGGTCAACAACCTCTCGGCGCTGGTGATGGGCGGGCTGACGGATCTGGCCATGAGCTACGGGGTGACGCGCGCCTACGCGGAGCGCACCCTCTACAGCCACGTGCGGCGCGCGAGCAAGGCGGTCGCCGCGTGAGCGGCCCGTCCGAGGCCGAGCAGCGCCTCCAGCGCGTCGCCGCAGCGCATGCGTCGTGGGCCAAGACCCCTGACCGCGCGGCGCGGCTGGCGGCGGCTTGGGAGGCGCGCGAGGCGCGCTTCGAGCGGCTGGTCGACCCGGACGGGGTGATGGCCCCTGCGGCGCGGGCGGCTGCGGCCGCCTCGGCGCGCAAGGCGTTCTACGCCGAGATGGCGCGCAGGTCTGCGGCCGCGAGACGTAGACGCCAACCGGCCGAGGAACGGTCAGCGGCCTAGCCGACAAAAAAGCCGCCTCGGCCCGGCTGCCTCCGGGCCTTAGCGGCGTCCATCCACCTTCTCACTCATTTCGGGAGGAATTACAGGTGGGCACCACAACTGTAGAGCGCCCCGCGCGCAGTACCAAGCGGGGCAAGGCAAAGAATGAGCAATCAGGGTTCTCCCTCAAGTCCTGGCTCGCCGGGCCCGCACGGCAGGACGACGAGCCGTTGCCGCCCACCGACCCCACCGGGCAATCGCAGTGGGTTGTCGAGCAGATCCGCGCGGAGCTGCACAAGGCCGTCGGATACCTCGCCGGACAGCGCAAGCCGCCCGGCGCGGCGTCGCCGACCGACCTGGACGGTTCGCGCCCGGCGTACCTGCTGCGGCACATCGCGATGCTCTCGCTCGACGGGGAACTGCGCCCCGAGATGACCTGGCGCGGCGCGGTCGAACTCCTGCAGGACGCGTGGGATCAGCTCAACGCTCGCGCCGACGAGCAGGAGACGGTCGAAACTCGCACTGCCGCAGCAATGGCGGCCGGTCTGCGGGTGACACGGAAGCTCGCCGAGGCCGCAGCGACCGAGGACATGATCGAGCGGGTCACCGGCGAGCGGGTCGAGCTGGAGATCGACACAGCGGCCATCGGCGAGGGCTTGGCGAGGCTGCACGCGAACGCGCATCGGCCGCTGGACGAGACGATGCAGTTCCCGGAGCCCCTGTACACGCCCGGCATGCCAGACCCGCGCAAGGCCGACGGCAAGCCCGGCCTCGCGGCGGTCGAGGTGACGCAGGTTCTCGCGCAGCCGCACCCGTGGGACGCCGTGGCCAGCACGGACGGGATGGTGCGCAGCGACGGCAGCCGCCCGTCCTCGCCGGTGCACCGCGACGACACCGCTCCCCCTGTCCCGCGCGAAGACGCGGACCAGGCCGGCCCGCCGCTGCCCAAGCGCCACAAGATTCTCTCGATCCCGGCGCGCATGTCCGCTGTCCCCGGCGTCCCGGCGGACGGCTCGGAGCACACGGCTACGGAACTGCTGGTGCAGCACGGCGCATGGATGCTCGCCGGCGGCGTGTGGTCGCTGGTGGAGTCCGCGGAGGTGGACGCCGAGAAGCGGGTGGTCGCGCAGCCGGCCGAGGGCGAGGAAGTCGTTTTGGGGCCGGGCGCGCCGGTGTGGCTGCTGGCGCCCGGCGAGGCCGCGGGCCTGGTGGAGGCGTTCCGCGCGGGGCTGAACGAGACGGAGGCCTCCCGGTGAGCGCCCTGACGCTGGCCCCGGCCGGGCCGAAGCACGCCGCGCCGCCTGAGCTGCCGGACGTGTTCCGCGCCGAGATGAACGACTTCGACGAGCCGGTGTACGGGCAGGGCGAGTCGCGGGAGATCTTCCCGCGCACGGCGCGCCGTTCCCGCCTTGACCCGGTCGCGCTGATGCCCGGGGATTACATCCTCGATGAGGGCGAGCGGCCGTGCTGGCTGCGGGTGGAGTTCGCCGCGCATGGGGCGACGGGCAGCGTGGTGCGCACCGTGTCGGGCTTGGAGTTGTCCGTGACGGCGGGCCGCGCGGTGTGGGTGTGGCGGCTCGTGGACGTGACGGCGTGGATGGTGCTGGGCGAGAGCGCGGGTGCCCGATGAGCGCCATCACGCAGGAGACGGTCCGCGCGGTCCTGGAGCAGTTGGCCGACCCGGCGTACGCGGACGACTTCAGGGACCTGCTGGCGCAGCGTGCCGTCGAGATGGACGAGGGTCTGGATCCCGCCGAGCGTCAGGCGGGCGGCTGGAAGGCTGCGGCACTGCTCGACGACCTGGTGGGCGCTGTGGCCGCGGAGTTCGGCGCGCGAGAGCAGGTAGCCGCGTGACCGCGCTCTTCGACCTGCCCGCTGTTGGTGACGCCGAACTGCTCGGCGTGTTCGAGCCCGGCTCGCCCAAGTGGCACGCCGCACGCGCCGACGGCATCGGCGGCAGCGAGATCGCCGCCGTCCTCGGGATCTCCCCGTGGGAGTCTGCGTTCTCGCTGTGGCACCGCAAACGCGGCATCGTCCCGGCCCGCGAAATGACCACCGAGATGGACGCGGGACGCCGACTGGAACCGGTGATCTGCCAGGTGTTCGCCGAGCGGCACCCCGAGCTCGAACTGCGCGGCGGCGGCACCTACCGCAACCGGCAGCGCCCCTACCAGATCGCCAACCCCGACCAGCTGATCTACGAGCCCGGCCGTGCCCAGCCGTCGGCCGTCTTCGAGGCCAAGTACGCGCTGACCGGCGACAAGTGGGGTCAGGAAAACACCGACGAGGTGCCCGTCTACTACAGCGCGCAGGGCCGCTGGTACATCGACACCTTCGGCCTCGAGGAGTGCCGGCTGATGGTGTTCATCGGCTCGCAGGGCGAGTTCCGCGAGTACGTCATCCACCGCGACGAGCAGGACACGGCAACGATGCGCGCCGCCGCCGAGGAATTCCAGCGGCAGGTCGCCGAGAACATCCGCCCGCAGATCGACGGGCACGAGCAGACGCTGCGCGTGGTCAAGGACCTGCCCGAAGGCATGGTCGACCTCGACGTGGAGATCTGGCCGATCCTCGCCGACCAGTACTTCGACGCGCTGGACGCGGCAGCGGCGGCCGAGACGGAGAAGCGCCGCGCGCAGGCGCTGGTGCTCGACCAGATCGCCGACGGGCACCGGGCGAAGAGCCTGGGGCAGCTCGTGGCGACGCGCACGGTGCGCAACGGCAAGACCTACAGCCTTCAACCGGCCCGCAACAGGGGGGATTTCGCATGACCAGTGTTAGTACGGCGGTCGCGCTGCGCAACGACGGAGCGTCGGCGATCATCGAGTCCTACAAGGCGGACCTCGCCGCGATCATGCCGTCGCACATGAAGCCCGAGGTGTTCACGCGCCTCGCGGTCGCGGTGCTTAGTCGCGACCAGGACCTGCTGCGCGCCGCACAGAACAACCCGGCGTCGCTGATGACCGCCCTATGGGAGGCCTCCCGCCTCGGCCTCGAACCGGGCACGGAGCAGTATTACCTGACCTGGCGCAAGACCAAGAACGGCCCCGAGATCGTGGGTATGGAGGGCTACCAGGGCGAGATCGAGCTGATTTACCGCGCGGGCGCCGTGACCTCGGTGACGGTGGAGGTGGTGCGCGAGAAGGACGTGTTCATCTGGGAGAAGGGCACGATCGACCGGCACGACCCGCCGCGCTGGGACGGCCCGCAGCGGCAGCCGTACCACTGCGCCGACTGGTTCGAGGACCGCGGCCCGCTCAAGGGCGTGTACGCCTACGCGGACATGAAGGGCGGCTCGATCTCCGAGGTCATCGTGCTCAATCGGTTCGACATCGCTGAGGCGAAGACCTACGCGAAGGGCGTCGACGAGGCGTGGTCGCCGTGGCGCAAGAGCGAGAAGGCGATGTGGCTCAAGACTGCGGCGCACCGGTTGCGCAAGTGGGTGCCGACGTCGTCGGAGTACATGCGCGAGCAGTTGCGCATCGTCGCGGGCGTCCAGGCGGAGCAGATCGCGCCCGCTCCGGTCTCCACTCCGCGCCCGGCGCAGACAACTGAACAGCTCAGCGTTCAGGACTGCCGCGAGATGGCCGACAACGCGCACGACTTGGAGGAGTTGTCTCAGGCGCTGCTGCGCGCGCAGGCGGCTGGACATGGCTTGAACGGTGACGCGGTGTTCCAGTACTTCGCTGCGCGCCGGGCGGCGATCGTGTCGCAGGACACGGTCGAGGTCGTGGACGCGCACGCGCATGAGGGCGATTGGGATCCGGACTGTGCGGCGTGCCGGGCGGAGTCGGCGGCGGCGGACCGCAGGGCGGCTGCCTGATGGCCGCGACGAAGGAGTTGGTCGGCCCACTCAAGCGGGTCTCGTTCTCAGGCCATGTGCGCCTCGGTGTCGATCTGCCGCGTAGCACGATGGACCTGCGCTACCGGGCGTGCCTGGAGCACCGTACGGCCTGCGACTGCCGTGAGGCGATGCTCGCGGAGGACCGGGCGGAGTTCACCGCGGAGTTGGCGCTGATCCGCGACGTGTTCGCGGACGCCCTGGAGGGTCACCCCACGTTCGGCGAGTTGGACGAGCGCGGGGAACCGCTGGAGTCGGGCTGCTGCCGGTGCACGGGCTGCGCGATCGTGCGCGAGGTGTGGCGCCGCGGTGCGTCGATCCTGCCGTTCTCGGCATGGGCGAAGGCGGTCGAAGCGTTCAACGCCCGGCGTGACGGCGCTGCGGGCGGTGCGCCGTGAAGGCCGCGCACGTGTGGCACCTGTTCGCGTCGCTGCCGCTGGTGGTGCAGGCGTGGCTGGTACTGCTCGCGGCGGTCGTGTTCACGGGCGTGTGGTCGCTTTCGCGCGGCGCGGGCCGCCTGGCCGGCCGGATCGAGGAGCGCCGCACCCCTGACGCGGCCGAGCGTGCCCACCGCGAGCGCGACCATAACCGGCACATGCGCGCGGTGGTCAACGCCCCGCAGTCGTACATCGACCAGGCGCTGCGTTCCCGGGAGATCGAGTGCGCGGGCGAGTTGGGCCTGGACGGCGACGACGTCGAGGAGGCGGACCGTGGACGCCGGTGAGGCCCTACGGGTCATGCTCGTGGCCGCTCTCGCCGTCGTCGGGCTGGCGATCGTGTGCGCCGAGGTGCTGCACGCGCGCGATGACCGCCGCTACGCCGAGGAACTGCGCGAGTGCGAGCTGGTCGCCCAGTCCCGTGACGCCGTGTTGCAGGCCGACCTCGAGCGGACCCGGGCGCTGAACGACTGCGCGTTCGAGGCCGCCGAGCAGCAGCTCGCGCAGTCCGGCCGGCGGCGCCAGATGCCGTCCCGCGATCAGGTTCTCGCGGACGTGTCCTCGGTCACGGGCGAGCACGACCGGATCGAGGACATCCCGGCGATCGAACTGCTCACGTTCGCGGCGATCGTGGACGGCCTGCGCGAGCGGCCGGCAACCCCCGCCGATCCAGGCCAGGCGGGCGGCCCTTTCCAGCGGTGACCGTCCCGTCCTGATCAAGCCCCGGCTGCGCGTCCTCCCCCTCGTCGCGCAGCCGGTAGCCGCGAAGCATCCCGCGGCGAACCGGTCCCGTTCCCGTCCAGCTGGCGGGGCGGGGCCGGGAGGGGGCAACCATCCGATCCGATCCCCGAGGGGGACGCAATGCCCAACCCGTACACCGAGATCGCCGAGCGCTTCGCCCGCGAGACGGCGGCGCACGAGATGAAGGTCCTGCGCGACGACGGGCTGTATCGGCACCTGCGCTTCCAGCGCCCCGACACGTCGTCCTACGCCTTCGAACTGGTCACGGTGCCCAACGCGCTCATCTACCGAGGCGAAGAGAGCTACGTGTTCAGCCGCCTGCGGGACATGTTCGAGTTCTTCCGCAGCCCGGCCGGCCACGTCAACCCGGGCTACTGGTCGCAGAAGCTGACCAGCGACCGCGATTGCGTCAAGAAGTACGACCAGGCACTGTTCGAACGGCTGGTCCGGGAGCACGTCGCCGAGGCGGTCGAGGACAACCCCGAGCTGTCCAGCCTGGCGGACGCGGTGCGCGGGGAAATCCTGGAGTCCGACGAGATCGGCTTCGAGGACGGCGCGCGCGACGCGCTGACGAGGTTCACGTTCTACAAGAACCCGGATGACCGGTGGGACGCCGACAAGCAGCCCGACTTTCAATTCCACGACACGTGGGAGTGGGACCTGCGGGACTACGACCACTGGTTCCTGTGGGCCTGCCGCGCGATCGTCTTCGGGATCACCCAGTACGACGAAGCGCGTGCGTCGGCTCCGGGTGAGGCTGTCGCGGCAAGCCCGATCATGGTGACCGTCGAGCCGGTCGGTGGTGTGCTGTGAGTGACACCGTCACCCGGCCGCTCCTGGCCACGCAGTACGACCCGGACATCGACGAGTGCACCCGCTGCCAGCGTGGCGAGGACGGCTGCGTGTGCGGCCGGCTGCCGTACGTCGAACTGTTCGTCTGGAACGAGACCACGCAGCTGTTCGACTGGCTGTGCAACGTGTGCGGCATCGAGGTCGGCCGCTTCGATCGGATCCATTGCCCCGAGCACGTCCCCGGCGAGCTGAGCGGCCTGGTGATGGCCGAGTGCTGGAGCGAGGGCCCGCAGCACCCGCGCGTCTGGTATCCCAACCAGGACAACGGCTACGGGCATCCGTGCCCGTTCTGCATGCTCGCGCAGGCCACTGAGGCGCACGAGGGCCGCGAGCACGCCCGGCACGGCGCGTGGCGCCGATGGTCGGTCACGCACAAGGCCGCGCACTGGCTGAGCCGGGCGCGTCTCGTGCAGTGCACGTACCGGTCCGGCGGGGCGTGCATGGGCAAGCGCTCGTGCCTGACGGACATCGGCTGGCGGCGGTCGTCGTGACGACCGATCCGTCCGTCCGCGCCGTCACGGTTGCGTTGGGCCTGTGCGCCGATCTCGCCGACGCGCGCCCTGACGCCCCGATCACGATCGCCACTCTCACCAAGACCCACCGCGCCCCGCGCATCCCCGCGGCAGCCGGGCGGGGCGGTGTGACGCTGACGGTGCTTTCCGACGCCGTGTACGTCACGGTCGCGCGCCGGGGCGACACGCGCACGCTGTGGGCGGTCGCGGTGCCGTTCCCGCGCGCGGCGGGCAGCCCGTCGGTTCCGGACGTCGAGCGGATCGGGTCGCGCGCGTACCGGGCGACGCTGGGCGCCGACCTGGAGGCCGCGCTGCTGGTCGCCCGCGAGCAGACGGGAGCGGCAGCGTGACGCTCATTGATGCGAACGAGCAGTTGGAGCTCGCGGTCGAGGTGCGTCGCGCTCCTTCCCCGAAGATCAGAGGGCCGCTTAGCGAAGTCAGCGACCTGGCAGCCGGAACTGCCGCAGAGCACCTGGTGTGCGCCGACCTACTACTGGTGGGCTATCTGGCGTTTCTGGCTGACCAAAACTGCCCATATGACGTAGCTGTCGATCTAGGCGCACGACTTGTCCGTGTCCAGGTCAAATCAACGCGCAACTTGCGACGCATTCCCCGCGGGGAGCAGCTTCTCGCGCCGGTCTATTCCTTCACGGTCAAGCGCGCTAAGGGCGCAAAGCGACGTTATGCGCCAGGCGAGTTCGACGTATTGGCCTTGGTGGCTCTCGATATACGCACGATCGCCTACCTCGGCCCGAGTCAGCACCGGCAACTCGTGCATATCAAGCCGCCTGGGACGCAGGGCGGTAAGCAATTCAAGGAATTTCCGTTCGATGCCGCGATCAGGGAGGTGCTTTCGGCATGAGCCCCCGCGAATACTACGCCGACGAGCAGGTGCGGCTCATTCTCGGCGACGCGCTCGAAGGGTTGCGCGAGATGCCGGACGAGTCCGTGGACTGCATCGTCACCAGCCCGCCGTATTTCGGCCTGCGTGACTACGGCGTCGACGGGCAGTACGGGCTGGAGACCTCCCCCGCCGAGTATGTCGAGACCATGCGCGCCGTGTTCGCCGAGGCTAAGCGGGTGCTCGCCAAGGACGGCACCTGCTGGATCAACATCGACGACTCGTACAGCGCGGGAGGCCAGGGCGGCAACCGCGGCGGCAACCTCACCGGGGGCGATCACGACCACGTCGCGCGACCCACTCGCGTCCCCGGATACGGGCCCAAGAACCTGCTGCTCGTTCCCGACCGGCTGCGCATCGCCCTGCAAGACGACGGCTGGAACGTGCGCAACAAGGGCATCTGGCACGTCACCAACTCGATGCCGGAATCCGTCACCGACAGGCTTTCCCACTGCTACGAGAGCGTGGACCTGTTCACCAGGTCGCAGCGCTACTGGTTCGATCTCGACGCGATCCGGGAGCCGCACAGGGCGCCCGAGCGGATCGCGGGCGCAAGCGCTTTCCGTGCGCGCAATGCGAGCCTGCCGCGCACCGCGACGGCGCCGTACGCGGGACCGAGCGCGCGGGGGCGTAATCCCGGCGACGTGTGGGCGTTCGGCACGCGGCCGTATCCCGAGGCGCACTTCGCGGTGATGCCGGTCGAGTTGGCGCTGCGCTGCATCAAGGCTGGCTGTAAGCCCGGCGGCACTGTGCTCGATCCCTTTTCCGGGTCCGGAACTACCGGCGAAGCGGCGCGCAAGCTCGGCCGCCGGTACATCGGCATCGACCTCAGCGAGGACTATCACCAGCTCGCGATCAAGCGGTTCGCGCAAGGCGTCTTGGACTTCGGGGCAGGTGCCGCGTGAACCGCCCTCGGTACACCGACGCCCTGGGTGACCGTCTGCTCGCCACGGTGCGCGACGCGTACGCCGACGCCGACCCGGTGCCCCCGGGGCTCGCCGAGCGGTCCGTCTCCGCGCTCGACCTGCGCGCGCTGACCGTCCGTCAGCCCTGGCTCGACGCGATCATCACCGACGACACCGATCCGAAGCGCACCGAGAACCGGACGACCCGCACGCACCGCCGCGGGCTGGTCCTGTTGCACGCGGGCAAGAGTTACGACCTGCGCGCCGTAGAGCGCCCGGTGATGGGCCGCTGGATGGCGCGCACGGGCGCGTTCCGGCTGCGCGCGCCACTCGGCTCGATCCTCGGCCTCGCGCAGATCACCGACTGCCATGAGGCGGCCGGCTGCTGCGCGCCGTGGGGCGAGCCGGGGCCGGGTGTCTTCCACTACACGCTCGACCGTGTGCGCCGACTGCCGCAGCCGGTGCCGTGCAAGGGCGCGCTGGGGTTCTGGCGCCCGCCGCAGGACGTGCTCGACGCCGTGGTCGGGCAATTGGCAGGTGCATCGTGACCGGCCGCATCGTCATCCCATCCACCGGTTGCGCACAGCCCGCGCTTGACGCGCTGTTCCCCCAGTCCCCCGCCGCGGCTCACCCCGCCTCTGCCGCGGCGGCCCAGACCCCTTCTCCCGCGCTCGGGCCGCACCCTGCGCGGGGGGAGGGAGCCACTCGCCGGCCGACCGCGCGCATGACCGAGGCGGCGTGGACCGCGAAGATCCGCGAGACCGCCGCGTACTACGGGTGGATCACGTACCACACGCACAACTCGAAGTTCTCCGAGCGCGGCTGGCCCGATTTTGTCCTCGGCCACCCACGCCGGCGCCGCACGATCTTCGCCGAGCTCAAGACCGAGACCGGGCGCCTTAGCGACCCGCAGCGCGCCTGGCTCACCCACCTGACGGCGTGCGGATTCGAGACCGCGCTGTGGCGGCCCAGCGACATGGGCACGGTCGTCGCGGTGCTCGGCCCGCGGCAGCGCGCTACCCGGTGGGAGCCGAGATGACCGCCGTGCAGATCGACGCGATCGGCCCGTTCGCCGGCCCGGGCGGCTGGGGAGTGGCCGCACGCGAACTCGGCCTGGTCGAGTTGGGGATCGAGCTCGATCCCTGGGCGTGCGCTACCCGCGCCGCCGCTGGGCACCTGACCGTGCGGGCGGACGCCGCGGCGTTCCCGCTGGAGCGGCTGGCGCAGCGCCGCATCCCGGGACTGATCGCCAGCCCGCCGTGCGGCACGTTCTCCATGGCCGGCAAGGGCGAGGGCCGCGGCGACATGCAGCTGCTGCACCAGGCCCTGGACGACCTCGCCGCCGGACGCGACACCCGCGCGCAGCTCGCCGCCGCATGCTCGGACCCGCGCACGCCGCTGGCCGTCGAGCCGCTGCGTTACGCGCTCGCGCTGCGCCCCGAGTGGATCGCGCTGGAGCAGGTTCCGGCGGTGCTGCCGCTGTGGGAGCACATCGCCCGCATCCTGCGCGCCCTGGGCTATTCGGCGTGGACGGGGGTGCTGCAAGCCGCGGACTACGGCCTCGGGCAGATGCGGCGGCGCGCCGTCCTGATCGCGTCCCGCGTGCGGGCGGTGCGGGCCCCGGAGCCGACGCACGCCGAAGCGCCCGCGCGGCACCTGTTCGGGGCGCCGCTGGAGCCGTGGCGCAGCATGGCCGGCACGCTCGGCTGGGGCTACACCCGCCGCCCCTCCCCCACGGTGACCGGCGGCGGGACGGCCACGGGCGGCGCGGAGCCGTTCGGCAACGCCGCCCGCAAGGCGATGCGCGCCGCGATGGCCGAACCGGGCCTGTGGCTGCCCAAGCGGGACGGGGCGGACTCGCGCACGGCCAGCCACATGCACCTCGGCCCCGGGGATGCGGCGCTACTGCAGGGGTTCCCGCCGCGGTACCCGTTCCAGGGAAACAAGGGACAGGTGGCGCTTCAGATCGGCAACGCCTGGGGCCCGCCGACTGCGATAGCGGTTCTCGGCGCCGCCACGGGGATCGACTGGCGGCCGGTCGTGGCCCGCTATCGCAGCGATATTCCGGCGGTGGCTGCATGAAGCCGTACAAGAACATCAAGGCCGACGGCGTCACCTATAGCGAACACAGATACCTCTGGGAGAGGGCTAACGGCCCGATACCGCCCGGCTATGTCGTTCACCACATCAACCACAATAAGAGGGACAACCGGCTGGAGAACCTCCAGCTGATGACCCACGAAGAGCACTCCCGGCACCACGACGACAAGCACGCCCGGATCAAGGCGTGCGTCGTTTGTAAAGCTGAGTTCGAGCCCAACGCGACCAAGAGGGCGCGCCAACAGACCTGTTCGCCGACGTGCCGCAATGAGCTGGTATCCGCGAAGGCCTGCCAGAGGTATGCCGGGATCGACCCCCTTACCCGGCAGGCGGCAGATCACGTCCGGGCCCTAGTCCGGGCCGGTATGACGCGCGCGGCAATTGCGGGAGCCGCGGAGTTGTCGCAGACCGCGGTGACGGCGCTCGTGTCTGGTAAGACCAGGCGCATGTCGGCCGAGCTCGCCGACCGGTTATTAGCAGTCAAGTTCACGCCCGTCGGCCACGCGGTGATCGACGGTCTGGCTTCTCGCCGTCGCGTCCAGGCGCTCATGGCGGCGGGCCATTCGCTGACTGCGATCCGCAGCGCATCTGGCGGGAAGCTGTCGCCTTCCGCGTTAAAGGACCTTCTCGCGGCGCAGCGTGGAGTGCGGGTCCACGTCGCCGAGCTGGTTCGCGATGTATATGACGTCCTTGCAACTGCCCTCCCGCGCGGCGATGTAGGTGGGTTGAAGGCACGCAATCGTGCCGCGCGGAACGGGTGGGGCCCTCCGTCCGCATGGGCGGGCGCGGATATCGATGATCCCAGCACTGTCCCGCTCGCCGCGCATGTCCTGTCGGCCGCAACAGGCGTCCCGGCCGCGTCACGCGATCTGGCTTTGGAAACGGTCGCCGCATGACTGGAATACCCACGCCTGATGACGCGGCCCTGTAGTCGCCGACCTGCCGATTCGCCCGCAAACGACCCCAGGAAGCAAGTGCCCGAATGGAAGCAACCGAAGTAGCCGACGACCTGCTCACGCAGGGCTGGGTCGCACCCGCCGCGGTCGGTCCCGACCCTCGGGATTTCGAGCGGGCGATCTCGTTGACGATCGCTCAAGCCAACGTGATTCACGAGCGCGACGAGACGATCACGGACCTGCGCCGGCGGTTGGCGGCCGCCGAGAAGGAGCGGGACGAGGCCGTCGACGCGGGGTTCCGCGAGCGCTCGACGCGCATCCGGACCGAGAAGGTCAACACCGAGCAGCGCGGGCGCCTGGACGCGCTGACCCGCGCGAACCACAGCTACGGCCACGGCCGCCGCTCGTTGGCCGGTCGTTTCGGGTCGTGGGCGCGGTGAGCAGCAAGGTCCGCGCCGTGTCGGGGCCGGCGCCCGGGTTCGTCAAGACGCTGCGGGATGCGCGGGTCGCGGCGGGTGTTACGCAGGACGAACTCACGGCCCGGCTCGGCTGGGGCCGTTCCCGGCTGCACGAGTACGAGAGCGCGGTCCGGGCGATCGCGCCGAGGCAGTTGGAGCGGTGGGCGGCCGAGCTGGGCCTTCAGATCGTCGCGGTGCCGGCCGAGGCGGGCGACGCCTCGTGATCACCGGTTCGGATTACCTGCTGCGCGGCGAGGTCGTGACCGTTACCGCCGCCTGGAACGGGACCCGCAACCCGGAACTGCCAAGGCCGCAAGCCCTGCTGCCGCTGGTGCGCCTGAAGGCGACTTCGCCGCGCAACGTCCGGATCGAGGACCCGCAGACCCGCCAGTGCACCATCCGGCCGTTCCGGGGCCTGCGCCGGATCCCCGAGCCCGAGCCGGCGTGGGAGCAGCCGGTGCTCGGCGAATGCGGCGACGGGTACGGCTGGCAGTCAGCCGCCCGCCGCGTCGAGACCGTGCCTATCGCAGGGGGTGTCCTGTGACGCACTACTGGAGCGCCCGCGAGACCCGCGTATGGCGTGTGGCGGTCGGCGTCGTGTCGCTAGTCGACGTTGCGCTGTTCGCGCTGCGCGGGTCGCCGTGGTGGGCGGTCGGGTTCGCGCTGGCCGGGGCGGTGGGCGTCGCGGGCACCACGTGGCTGCTGCGCAAGGCGCGGGACGGCGGTGAACGGTGAGCCGTGAACTGCGCCGCAACGCCACACGCCTCGACGAGCTCGGCGAACTGCTCAAGGCGCGCCGCGGCGTACGCGAACTGTCGTTGCGGGATGTCGCCGCCGAGACCGGCATCGGTACCAATGTGCTGCACCGTGTCGAGCACGGGGGCGTCCCGAGCGTGCACGACTTCTTCATCCTGGCGCGCTGGCTGGACGTGCCGGTCTCCTGGTTCGAGGCGGCGCAGCGGGAACCGGAGGCGAACGCGTATCAGCGCGGGTGGGACGACTGCGTGGCCACGGTCACGGCGGCGCTCAAGCGGGGTGACGCGCCGTGATCGGCCTCGGTGCGCGTATCGCCGCAGCCCGCAAAGCCGCCGAACTGAGCCAGGCCGTTCTCGGCCACCGGCTCGGAGTCGGGCGGACCGCGGTCTCGTACTGGGAGACGGACAAGCGTGAACCTGGGCTCGCCGAGCTGATCGCTCTCGTGCGCGAGCTCGGCGTCACCCTCGCGCACCTGGCCGGGACGGACACGACCGAAGCGGAGTCGTACTGGGTCGGCTGGCGCGCCGGATGGTTGGCGTGCGCCGAGAACGCACGGGCCGCGGTAGTGCTCGACCCGGCACGGTTCCCGCCGCGCGACCAACGGGACGCGGCCGGGGCGCCGGACACGGAGCCGGAGTGGATGCGGGCCCTTCACGAGCGCCAGGTGCGGGGTGAGTCGCGATGACCGCGTTCCTGTGGTGTGCGGCTTTCGGCGTGTGGCTGCCGAGTCAGTTGCTGTGGCTCACGGGCCGTATTCGCACCTACGTGTCGTGTGGACTGGACGCGATCGCTGAGGGGTTCGCGTCGGTCGCGGCGATTGCCGGCGGTGAGTTCTTCTCGGCGTCGTGGTTCGCCGGTCTGTGCGCGTGGTCGCTGTACATGTGGTGGCACCGGGGTGGTGGGGATGGCATGCGGCGCCGGATGCGCGCGGTGCGCTCCGTATTCCGGGGGGTTCGGCGTACCGCGCCGGTGGCCGCCCCGTGACGCCCCGGTGCCCGCGCTGCGGCGCGGCGGTGCTGGACGGGTCAGGCGATGCGCCGCCAGTCAAACTGCGTGTCACGCCGGATGTCGAGCTCGTCCAGGTCGGCCTCGGTGAGCACGCGCAGGCTGTCGAGGTCCAGCGGGTTGACCGCAATACCCTCGGCGGTGAAGGCGTACGGCTCTGGTTCGCCGTTGCGCGGTTCGCCGGTCAGGCCGGGGACGAACGCGACCGCCGGGACTCCGCGCATCGTGAGCGCGAAGCCGTGGAAACGCAGGTGCAGGAAAAGCGGCTCGGGCACAGGTCAGCCCGCCGCAGGGTCGCCGAAATCGTCCGCGTCAAGGCCAGCGGCGGCCAGCTTCTCGCGAACCTTGCGGATGCTCGTAGTAGTCGGTTCGCGCAACGGCTCGACACCGTTCTCTCGGGCCATCTGACGGATGGTCTCGGCCGACTTCTCGGTCCTACGCACGATCACAGCGGGACGAACGCCAGCCCGAATGGCTACCGCGACGGCTTCGGCGAACTCGGCGCGCTTACGCTTCTCGGCCTGCTCGGCCTTGCGCCATGCGGCGAGCGCCGCCATAACCGGAGCCATTCGCGGGTCGTCGGGGTCGATGCGCGCCATGCCGTCATCGTGCCACATGCCATTTGCGATGTGCAGGCCACCTACCTGCGAAGTCTTGTCGCTGGCGCATTGGTCAGCGAATCTGTCACGGTCCATGAGGTCTACTGTACAGACCAAACGACTTGTGGCAAAGTGGCTACCGGAAGGCTCGCAACAAAGCGGCCTCCGGAGGCGTCGGAAGCGCCAACCGGAGGCCTGAACCCGCACCTGCGCATACAGGAGACGGATCTGATGGCCCAGTCTACGGGCGCCCGCTTCGGGGGTCTCGCGTGAGCACGCAAACGACCCTCATCGAACTCGGCGACATCCGCGCCACCCCGGACTTGGACACGTACGACGTGATCCTCGTCAACTCCAGCGCGGGAAAAGACTCCCAAGCGATGCTCACGCACCTGGTCGAGCGCGCCGACGCCGAAGACGTGCCTCGCAGTCGGATCATCGTGGTCCACGCCGACCTCGGGCGCGTGGAGTGGGAAGGCACGCGCGAACTCGCCGAGCGTCAGGCCGCCGCGTACGGACTGCGGTTCGAGACCGTCGCGCGCACCGAGGACCTGCTCGACCAGATCGTCACCCGCCACAACACGCTGCGGGCGAAGGGTGACACCACGACCCCCGCGTGGCCGTCGAGTCAGGCCAGGTACTGCACCTCCGACCAGAAGACCGCCCAGGTCGCCAAGCTAATGACGCGGCTCGCCGACGAACACCGGCGCACGCATCCGGAACGCCCGATCAGGATCCTGAACTGCCTCGGCATCCGGGCCGCAGAGTCCCCGGCGCGGGCGAAGAAGACGCCGTTCGGGCCGGACACCGCCGCATCCAACGGGCGGCGCATCGTGGACCGCTGGCTGCCGATCTTCGACTGGTCCTCGGGCCAGGTCTGGGAGACGATCCGCCGCTCGGGCCTGCCGCACCACCCGGCCTATGACGCCGGGATGCCGCGCCTGTCATGCATGTTCTGCGTCCTGGCCGGGCGCAAGGAACTCGTGTTGTCCGCGCGCCTCAACCCGGCCATGGCCCAGGAATACCTGGCGGTCGAGCGACTGGTGGGCCACAGCTTCAAAGCCGACCTGTCCATGGCCGAGATCGTGGCGGCCGCCTCCCCCGCGCCGATCGGAGCCTGACATGCCTGCCACTGTCCGCCGCACGTTCACGGCACCCGACACGCTCCCGAACGTCGTGCTCATCCAGGCCGAGGCGCTGTGGGCCGCCGCCACGGACGACGCCGACGACCGCCTCGCCGACCTGCTCGGCCTCGGCCCCGGCGACGGGCACGACGAACTGACGCGCTGCCAGGCGCCCGGCTGCGGCGCCTGGCTCTGGGCCGACGAGGGCGCGGACCTGGTGTACGAGTCCGGCGCCAGCCTGCGGATGTGCGAGGCGCACGCCGTACCGGACGACCCCGGATGCCGCGTGTACCCCGGCGTGGGCCTGGAGGCGCGCTGGCGCGAGGCCGAGGACGCCGCCCGGTCCAAGCGGCTTCGCGAGACCGGCAGTCCGTGGTGAACCCCCGACATACCGGCACGGCTCAAGCGCCGGCCCGCGACCCAACCCCTCAATCCATCCTCGGGAGAGCAGCAAGCACATGGCACGTAACCACGGCAGGATCCTCGCCTCGACCTGGGCGCCAGGGTCGGACTTCCGCACGCTCGATCGCGGACTTCAGGGCATGTACTTCTTCCTGCTGTCGCAGTCGAACCTGAATCACGCCGGGCTCTTGCAGATCACTCTGCGCAAGTGGGCGGCCTGCGCGCACGGTGAAACCCCGGACAGCGTCGAGAAATCGCTGATCGCCCTGCACGACCGGCGCTACATCGTCATCGACTGGGACACCGAGGAGTTGCTGATCCGCACCCTCGTGCGCAATGACGGAATCTGGAAGCAGCCGAAGGTGATGCTCGCCATGGTCGCCTGCGTCGAGGAGATCGAATCGCTCGCTCTGCGCCGGGCGCTTCTGGCTGAGCTGGAGCGGCTGCCGCTCGAAGAGTTGAAGGACGAGCCCGGGGAGCGTGGCGGACCCTCGGTGCGGCGCCAGGTCGAGAACTGCATCCGCGCCGTGCGGGCGCTCGTCCCGGAACCCGATGGATACCCTTCCCCGGACACATCGGGAAGGGTATCCGATACCCATACCGATACCCCATCGGAAACCCTTCCCGATACCCATGCCGAAGGGTATCGGGAAGCCTCTACGCGTGCGCACGCGTCCACGCGTGACGCGCGTTCCCCTGCCCCTGCCCCTGCCCCTGCCCCTGCCCCGAACCCTTCCGCGGCTGACGCCGCGGCGCCGGGGCCGGATGCACTGTTCGGCGTTCCCGGGATCGAGGGTTCAGGCGTCGAGGAAGAGCCCGAGCGAAACGCTGGCTCCCTTGTTGCCGAATGGATCGAATCGCGCCCCAACGACCGGCCGCCCGGCCGGGTTATCGGCCGCGTCGGCAAAGAGCTGCGAATCCTGCTCGAAGAGGACCACATCCCGTACGACATCGTCCGCGACGGGTTCATGGCATGGGACCGCAAGGGTTCCGACCCCTCGGCGATCTCCTCGTTCGTCAACGAGGTCCAGGGCGCGAGGGCACGGGGACGACTGCCCGGACAGCGGCCGTCCACCACGACTCGGATCGTGGATCAGGGCGTGGACCTGATCCGCAAGATGGCCGCTGAGGACGGCGTCGACCTCGGGACGCTGATCAGCGTGGACTTCAGCCAGCGGCGGGAGTTGACGGCGTGAACCGCATCGAGGCCGGGGTGCTGCTCACGTACATCGCCCGCGTGGATCACCGCACCTGGGGCCAGGACGACGCGGAGGCGTTCGCGGATCTGCTCGACGACGTGTCGCTCGCGGACGCGACGTTCGCGGCGCGGGAGCACTTGCGCGAGGAGAACACGTGGCTGACTCCGGCGCTGATTCGCCGCCGGGTGTTGGAGAGCCGCCGGCAGTTGCCCGCCGCGACGTGGTGTGGCCGGTGCAACGAGCGCACCTGGTGGCTTGAGGATCCGGAGACCCGCAAACCGCTGGTGCGCTGCCCGAACTGTCACCCCCTGAACCGGAAGGCCGGCGCGTGAACGACTGGAGCGACGACGAGGTGCATGGCCGGGCGCTGCCGCACGACGCGGACGCGGAGCGCGCGGTGCTGGGGGCGATGCTGCTCTCGAAGCACGCCATCGACGAGGTGGCGGAGTTGCTCGATTCCTCGGATTTCTACGCACCGGCCCACGAGAAGATCTTCCTCGCGGTCCTCAAGGTGCACGCCGACGGCGCTCGGCCGGACGCGGTGACCACGGCGCACGAGCTGGAGCGGCGCGGGGAGCTGAAGCGGATCGGCGGGGCGCCGTACCTGCACACCCTGATGGGGTCGGTGGTCACGCCGGGCAGCGCCGGACACTACGCCGAGATCGTGCGTGCGCACGCGGTGCGCCGCCGAATGATCGAGGCGGGTACGCGGATCGTCGCGATGGGCTACGCGACGGATGATCCGGCGGATCTGGCGCTGATCGTGGACCGGGCGCAGGCGGAGGCGAACGCGCTGGGCGAGCACGGGAGCCGCGTAGAGGATCCGTCGAACGCGGAGGTGTTCGACGGACTGCTTGACAAGATCGACAAGGGTGTGCCGCTGGGCGTGGCGACCGGGTTCCGGGACCTGGACGACCTGACGGGCGGTCTGCAACCCGGGCAGCTGATCATCATCGCGGCCAGGCCATCCCTGGGTAAATCAACCCTTGGACTGGATTTTCTTCGGAACATCTCGATCAGGGACCGCGTCCCGTCCGGGATGTTCTCCCTGGAGATGAACCGCGAGGAGTTGATCCGGCGCGGACTGTCCGCCGAGGGCGGCATCAACCTGCACCACCTCGCCCCGGGGCGGATGACGGAGGACGACTGGGCGCGGGCGGCGCGGGTGCGCGAGCGCATCGTCACCGCGCCGGTGTTCATCGACGACGCCCCCGACCTGACGATGATGCGTATCCGCACCAAGGCCCGGCGCATGGTGCAGAAGCACGGCGTGCGGCTGATCGTCGTGGACTACGCGCAGCTGTTGAGCTCCGGTAGCACGCGCAGGCACGAGAACCGGCAGACCGAGGTATCGGAGATCTCCCGCGGTTCGAAGCTGCTGGCGAAGGAGCTGAACATCCCGGTCGTTTTGATCGCACAGCTCAACCGCGGCCCGGAGCAGCGTGCGGACAAGCGCCCGATGGCGTCCGACCTGCGCGAGTCCGGGTCATTGGAGCAGGACGCCGATGTCATTATCCTGATTCACCGTGAGGACGCCTACGAGCGCGAATCTCCGCGCGCTGGCGAGGCGGACCTGATCGTCGCGAAGCATCGTAACGGCCCCACGGCAACGATCACCGTCGCGTTCCAAGGTCACTACGCTCGCTTCGTAGATATGGCAGAGAGCTGATATGGACGCCCCAGCCGCCACCCCGACCGTCGAGGACTTCCTCGCGGAGGCCACGCAGCGCCTCGACGCCCTAGCCGACCAACCGCTATCCCCGGCCGAGTTCGAGCTGTGGCGGATCACGGCGCACCTGACCGCCGCGCTGCGGATGCTCGCCGAAACCGGTCGGGAACTCGCCGAGACGGCGGACGTCGAGCGATGACCCATCCCCTGCCGCCGCGCCTGTCCGACCACGCCCCGCAGCCCCCAGCGACGGCACTGACCTGCACGAACGCCCGATTCCAGCCTACCGACCCGAACGGAGATCGGCAGTGAGCGACAACAACGGAAGCGGCGGCGGGATCAGCCTGGTCGGCGCCCTCGGCCTGCTGTTTATCGGCCTGAAGCTCGGCCACGTCATCGACTGGTCCTGGTGGCTGGTGACGCTGCCGCTGTGGGGCGGTGCCGCGCTCGTCGTCGCGATTCTCGCGGTGGTCGTGGCGGGCGCCGGGGTTGGCGCGGCAGTCAAGAGCGCCGGGCGCCGACGCGACATCCGGTCCGCACGAGCACGGGGCGCCGTGTCCGGCCGCCGCGTATCGATCGGCCAGCGCAAAGACACCCGATAGCCACCACAAACCCTGACCTGCATCGACACCTGGCCGCACGGCCGGAAAGGAACCTCATGAACGACACCAGCGCGACCGCGACCGGGCCGCACAAGCCCGAGATCAAGCCCCCGTACGTCCTGAAGTTCAACCAGCCCGACCCCACCGAGCTGCGCCGCAGGCTGCTCGCCCAGTGGGACGACCTGGCCAACGAGTCCGGGGCGAAGCCCGAGGCCGGCGGCCTGGACCGGTTCGAGGGCCTGGCGATCGCCGGGGACTTCTCATTCCTGCTGGCCGCGATCCTGCGCCGCGCCGAGCAGTACGAGGCCATGGACCACACGGTCGAGGAGCCGGAGCCGTTCGTGGACTGGCTGGCCCGCACGATCGGGCTGGTGCTCGACACCGGGCTGGACTGGCTGGAGGGCGCCAACGACGACCTGCTGCACGACGACGAGCCGGCCGCTGACGAGGCCGAGACCGAGCCGCAGCCGCAGATCGAGGGCCAGGGCGTGCTGCCGGTCGAGACCGCCGGGAGTGCGACGTGACCAGCCCCCTCCCGGACGCACGCCTCGCCGAGGTCGAGCAGTTCCTCGACGTGTGGGATGCCGCCCCCGTCCACCGCACCCAATACCGGGACGTGATCAGCAGCCAGAAGTCCGGCGACCCCGAGGGCGGCCGGAAGCTGCGGGCCACGGCGCTGCGCGAACTGCTCGCCGAGGTCCGGCGGCTGCGTGCCGAGGTCGAGCGGTTCCGCGACACCCTGGCCGACAACCGGCTGGGTTTCGCGCTCGCCGCAGTCCGCATGATCGCCACCGGGTCCGTCACCGCCGATGCCGACCTGCTGCGCCGAGCGATCCTCGAGCAGCTGGCGCCGTTCGGCAGCAACCCGCAGCCGGAGGCGACGCCGTGACCGACACGCTGCCCGTCACGCGCCCGGCCACCGCGCTGGGCTGGGCGCCCCCGTTCACCGACACCCCCGACGAGATCTCGGCACGGCGCGAGGCGGCGGCCGAGGCGCACCTGTGGCACCGGCAGCAGACCACCGCGCAGCGGCGTGAAGCCGAGGCGTGGGACACAGCGATCCGCGACGGGCTCGCGGAACTGGGCGCGGCGTGAGCGGCCCGCTGGCGTGCGCCCTGGTCTCCTGCGGCGCGATCGAAGACGTCCGCTGGTTCCTGCCGGGCCCCAGATGCCCACAGCACACGCCGTCCAAGCTTGCCGGCCAGCCCGAACCCGACGCGCTGCTCGCCGAACACCGGCGGCGGATCGCAACCACCAAACCCGAGGAGAACTGATGGACCTGCGCACCAAGATCCTGGCCGCCGCGTTCGACGCCCTGTCCGAATTCGCCAGCGACGTGCACGACGCCCTGATCGGCGAATCCCGCACCAGCGAAGAGCCCGAGCAGCCCCGCGAGCACCCCGACGCCCCCGCCGCCGCGGCCCGCACCTGGCGCGGCACGTTCGCCTCCGACGTGAAGGTCGGCGACCTGATCGCCGTGGACGGCCGGTACTTCAAGTCCGAGCCCGGCCGCCGCGCGCTGCGCATCACGGGCAGGCGCGAGGGCGAGCACGCGGGCATGTTCGGCGGCACGGCGCAGGCGATCACGCTGCTGTTCGTGGACCTGGACACGGACCGCTCGGAGTCGATCACGGTGTCGCCGTCGGCGGCGCTGGAGATCGCGGTGGAGGTCCCGGACTCGGTTCCGGCGGACATGGACGGTCAGCGATGAGCGGGGAGGCCGAGCACCTGCTGCACCCGCGCCCCGCAGCCGACCAGCTGCGCGCGATCCTCGAAGGCGCCGAGCACGCCGACGGCGGCGAGATCGCGGCACTCGCCCGCGTCGTGCTGGCCGAGTGCGACGACCTGCGCGGGCGGATCGGCAACGCCCGCGCGGAGATCGCCCGGCAGGACGTGGCCGCGACCAACGCCATGCGCCCCGGCTCCGGGGACGTGTGCGACGCGCTCGCCGCAGTCGAGACGCACCTGGTGGACCCCGAGTACCGGCCCGACGCGGCGCCCGCCGGTCTCCCCGAGGAGTCCATCACCGAGGTCGGCTTCGACCGGACACTCGCGGAAGGCGTCCCGGTTCGGATCACCACCGAACCGTCCGCGCTCGATCGCGACGAGACGCGCCAGTGGCAGTGGGCCGAGTGCGTGTCGTGGAACGCGCCCGACACCGTGATCGTCCCGATCAGCCTGCCGGCCGCGAACGGCGACGTGGACGCCGAACTGGTCATGGACACGGCGCAGGCAGCGCTGCTCGGCGAGATGCTGACCGACGCCGCGAAGGGCGGTGTGCGATGAGCGGGGCGCGTCACACGGCGCTCGGGCTCGGCGCGATGGCAGCCCGCAACGGCAGCGCGGCGCGGCGGGCCGTCGCGGTCAAGGCGCGGTTCACCGACGACGGCGACGACTGGCGCGACGAGGCCGCGTGCCGCGACGTCGAGGACAAGAACCTGTTCTACCCGATCAGCTACACCGGCGGCCCGGCACTTCTCCAGGTCGATGAGGCGAAGCGGATCTGCTTCGACTGCACCGCCCGCGCCCGCTGCCTCGCGTTCGCACTCGAGTCCGGGGACGACCACGGGATTCTCGGCGGCACCACGCCCGAGGAGCGCAAGGCGATCAAGCGGCGCGATGCCCGAACCCGGTCAAAGCAGGTGTCGGCATGAGCGGCGGCGTCACCCTCAAGAAGTGCAAGAACTGCGGCGAAGAGTTCGGCCGCAACTGGAACGAGGGGCACTCGCTCTTCACCCTCCGCGAGTACTGCGGGGCCAGATGCCGCAGTGCGGCTGGCGTGACCGCATGCGCGGTCGCAACCTGCCCCAATCGGAGTTCCAGCTTCGGCTTATGCGATGGCCACTACCAGCGGATGCGCACGACCGGGGTCGTTGGCGGTTACCTGCAGGGCCAGGACCCCGATGCGGTCCCGCGTCGGTTCTGGTCGAAGGTCGAGACTTCGGCCGGCCCTGATGCCTGCTGGCCGTGGACAAAGCAACTCAACAACAAGGGCTACGGCGTTTTCCGGATCTACTTCACGGGATCCAAGCGAGGCACGAAGGTGCTCGCCCATCGGTATGCCTTCGAGCATGCCACTGGCGAGGACATCGCAGGCAAGAAGCTGCTGCACAGCTGCGATAACCCGCCGTGCTGCAATCCGCGACATCTGCGCCCTGGGTCCCAAGCGGACAACATCCACGACGCGATGGCGAAGGGTCGGCATGTGCCGCCGCCGGTTCTTCGCGGAGAGCGCAACCCGCTGGCCCGCTTAAGCGAGGCGAAGGTCAGGGAGATCCATGCGCGTCTCGCGGATGGCGAACTTCAGGAATCCATAGCCGCGGCGTTCGGCATTAAGCAGACGACCGTGAGTCACATCAAGCTCGGCAAGTCGTGGGCACATCTGCATCCCGACGAGAAAATCCGGCAGCTGTCCCGCCAGCGGCAGGCGCAGCGCGCGAAGGCTGGTGCCGAGTGACCGCCGTCGCGTTCTCCGACGCCCCGCCCGTCCCGGCCGAGCGCCCCCGGCTGACCCCGCGCGAGATCCAGGTCCTCGACCTCGCCGGCGACGGCCTGACCAGCAGGGAGATCGCCAAACGGCTCGGGATCAGCCCGTTCACGGTCAAGACCCAGCTCGCCGCGATCGCGGAGAAGCTCGGCATCGGGGACCGTGCCGCGATGGTCGCCCGCGCCTACCGGATCGGGGTCTTCACGCCGCCGGAGCCGGTGCCGGACGGCCGCGGGGTGCTGACGGCGGAGCAGTTCGCGGTGCTGCTGCTGATCGCGCGGGGTGCGACGGACGAGCAGATCGCGCGGGAGCGCGGGACCTCGGCGGACGTCGCGAAGAGCCGGGTGATCGACCTGCGCCGTGCGCTGTCCGCGCGAAACCGGGCCCATGCGGTGCGCCGGGCGATCGAACTCGGGGTGCTCACGCTCGTGCGCAAGGGCGGCGGGGCGTGAATAGCCCGACGCGAATGGCCGCCGCTCGGCGGCACGGAACCAACGAACCGAAGGACAGATCATGACCGAGACCGAAGCCCTCGCCACGGATACGCCAATCCACTCCCAGAGGGGTGAACTCAGCGAGGGTCGCTCAGTGCTCGCCGACGCGCCAGAGCAAGACCAAGGAACGCGCGCAGAGGCATTCACGCCCGACGCCCGGCCCGCCTGGGCGCACACCCACGCCTGCGGCGCATGGTGGACCGGCAACCGCACCGCGCACTGTGGCGGACCGAAGTGCCATCGCACCTTCAGCTCGATGACCGCGTTCGACCGGCACCAGCGCACCCGGCCCGAGGGCGGCGTCGAATGCCTCGACCCGGCCACCGCCGGGCTCGTGCCGGTCGAGAAGCCCTACGGGACGCTGTGGGCGTGTCCGTCCAACGGCGGCGGCAACCCGCACGCGGTGCGAGGCGACGGCGATGCCTGAGACGCGCGCCAAGGCCTGCACCGGCAAGGCTCGCCACCCCGACAGGGCGACGGCCGAGCGGCACCGCTGGGGCCTGATCCGCAACGGCGCCAGCCCCGCGCAGTACGTGGCGTATCGGTGCAGGTTCTGCGGCTCGTGGCACGTCGGGCACCGGATGCGTGCGAAAGGCATGCGATGAGCGCCATCTGGCTCGCGCTCGCCGCCGCCGCCGGTTTCGCGGCCGGCCACTACCGGCTGCCCGGGCGCCTGTTCGACCGGGCCTACGACGCCGCGACCGGTGACCGCCGGGGGGTCGCGTGGATCGCGGGTGTTCCGCTGGTGCTGCTCGCTCTCGCCGTGCACCCGCGCCGATCGATCCGCTACGCCCGCTCCTGGCGGCGCGCCGACGAACGACTGCCCGCGCCCGAGATCGACCCGGAATGGGGAAAGCGATGAGCCGTCACTGCGTCACCTGCGGCAGGGAATGGGATGAGCAGTCCGCCGCCTACGCCCAAGCCCGCGAGACCGAGGTGCGCGAAATCCGCCGCGCGCAGCGCCGCTACCGGGCCGCCTACTGGCTGGTCGTGCTGCTCGCCGCCGCATCCATGGCCTACCTGCTGTGGGCGAGAACGTGACCCGCCAACCGGCGGTCGAACTGCCGTGCCCGAACGGCGCCGAGCACACGATCCCGGACACCAGCCTGGGCCTGATGGAGTGGGCGTCGAAAATGGCCCGCACGCACGACCAGGTCAAATGCGCGGGCTGCGGGCTCTACCAGGTCTGGGTGCGCCGCCCGCCCGGAGCGCTAGCCCCCTGCTGGCAGTGCGCGCTGCCCAAGGTCGATCCGGCGACGCTCGCTAAGGATGAGGACCCGATCTGCCCGCAGTGCCGGGTCGAGGTGGCCGAACGGGAGGAGGTCGAGCAGCGGGAACGGCTCGCGCGGCGATGGGCGGAGGCGACGTGACCCGCCGCGCGCGCCGCCGTCCGCCGTGGCCGGTCCAGCTGCTCGGCACGCTCGGGGCGATGACGGCAGCGGCGCTCGCGGTCACGGCCGCGGCGCACATGCTGATCGGCGGCCCGTGGTGAAATCAGGACCCGGCGCGCTTCCCGACCCCCACGCCCCCGTCCCGGTCGCGTACTGGCGCTGCTGCGCCGGATGCGCCGCGTGGCTCGCCCACCCCTACGAGCCGCCGCAAGACGCACGCACCTACTGCGGCCCCTGCGACGCGCGCCGCGAAGCAGCATGCGCCGGCTTCGACCCGCGCCCGCACCCCTCGCCCGACGCCTGCGTACGCCGCCACTCGGCGTACGGCTCCTGGGTCGTGCTCGCCCGTGACAAAGACACCCTCACCCTGCGCCGCCTCGGCCTGCCCGACGCGGCTCCCGTCACCGTCCACCTGTCCGACACCTACCCCCGGACCGACTTCAGGCAGAGCCCGTGACCGACACAGCACTCACCAAGCACCGCGCGTACCTGCGCCGCGTCCAAGGCATTCCCGGCTTCGTCCCCTCGCCGCCCGTCGCCGCACACCTACGCGCGCTGCGCGCGGCCGGATGGACCGTCCGGCAGATCAGCGAATGGGCGCAGATCAGCGAAGGCACCCTCTACCGCATCCTCGGCGACGCGCGCCGCAGCGTGCACCACCGCACCGCGACCCAGCTCGCCGCCCTCGATCCCGACCGCGTCCCCCCGAGGACGCGCTGATGGCCGCCCCGCGCGAACGCGACCTGACCGTCACCCTCGACGCCGCCTGGCGCGCCTACGAAAAACACCTGCTCGCCCGCGTCGACGCCGACACGTTCAGCGCCCAGTCCGCCCGCGGCTACCTCGCCTACTCCCGGCGCCTTGTCGACCACCTCGGCCCCGACCGTACCTGCGACAGCGTCGAGGCCGCCGAGATCGTCGAATGGCTCGCGCACTACCGCGTCCAAGGCGCACGGCTGCCGAGCCACGCCCAGAAGGGCGCGGGCCCCGCGACGCTGCGCCACTGCCACAAGTCGGGCAAGGGGCTGTTCGCGTTCGCCGACGCCAACCGGTGGCTGCGCGAGAACCCGATGCGCGACGTCGCGACACCCCCACTGCCGCGCAAGAAAGCCGGCCCCGAACGCGCGGCGCTCTCGCGCCCCGAACTGGAAGCGATGATCGCTGCGGCCCGTACCGGCCACGGCTCCTACCACGGCGACCGCGGCGCGTGGGTGCGCGACGAGATCGTGATCCGGCTGACCGGTGAATCCGGGCTGCGCAACGGCGACGTGCAGAACCTCGACCTGGGCGACATCGAGGCGGAGCCGTCCGGGCACTGGGTGGCGCAGATCCGCCGCGGCAAGGGACGTAAGGCACGTACGGTGCCGCTCACCGACGCCTGCGCCACGCTGATCCGCGACTACATCGACCAATGGCGCCCAGTGCCTGGCGACACTCCTGACCGGTACGACAAGAACCACCACCTGATCAAGGGCGACGCGCAGGCACTGTTGCTCTCGCCGGAGCGGCACCGGTTCAACGCCGCGATGGTGCGCCGGATCGTGGAGCGCTGCGCGCGCTCCGCGCTCGGCCGCCACTACGTGCCGCACGGGCTGCGCCACACCACCGGCACGCTGCTCGCCCGTGAGGCGAAGGCCGACCCCGCGCTGATCGCGCACATCCTCGGGCACTCGGACATTTCGGTGACCTCCGTATACCTGGATACGACCACGGACGAGGCGGCGGCGGCGGTCAACCGGCGCAAGGTCGGCGCGAAAGCCAGGGCGCCGAGGGAGCTGCCGCCGAGCAAGGACGATCCGCGCTGGCCGGAGTGCGGCACCCGGGAGGGCTGGAACCGGCATAAGCGCGAACGGATCCCGAGGTGCGCGCCGTGCCGGATGTGGAAACGCGAGGACGCGCAGCGCGGCGAGGCGCGGGCGCTGGAGCGGGAGTTGACGGCCGCGCGCCGCCGCCTCGCCGCGCAAGAGGTGCAACTCGCGGATCTGCGGGGGCAGTGCGAGCAACAGCGGCGGGTGATCGCCTCACAGGCCCGCGAGATCGAGAGCCTGCGGGCGACGTTCAAGGAAACGGTCGGCCGCGAGCGGATGCCGAAGCTGGCCGCGCGGGAAGCAGCGGCATCGAACGCGTGCGGGAAGCCTTACGGCTACCAGCGGCATCGCCGACTCGGCGAGAGTCCCTGCCGGGCGTGCCTTGACGCGATATCCGCGTACTCGCGCGAGCGGCAGGCGCTGTCCGAGACGGGACGCCCGAAGGGGATATGCCCGGGCTGCGGCCAGGTGCGGTCGGTGGCGGCCAGCGGCGGCATGCGCAAGCACGGGTGCGAGGGCGATGGGCAGCCGCCGCTGGCCGCCACTCAGTTCGACGGACTTCGGGCGGCGTGATGCGGTCAGGAGTCCTTCGGCTTCGCGTCCTTGCCGACCGTTGGCTCGCGGTGTCGATCGATCCCGTTCGCTCGGGCCAGCCGACGGAACACTTCGTCTGTCATGCCGGTGGCCTTCGCGAGTTGGCCGACGGTCATGCCGGCGCGCATCTCCTCTACAGCCGCCGTTTTCACGTCGGGTTCGAGCTTGTTTGCGGCTTCGTAATGCCGCTTGAAGCGGGCGAAGAGGTCCGAGTGCTCGGCGGTGGGTTCGCGAGTGGCCATGGTCCTCATGATTGCACGACGAGTTGGCCAACGAAAAGGGCAACACGGAAGAATCTTGTTGGGCTATGCGTTGGCCTATTGACAGGGCTACGTGTTGGCCTATGATTGGTGTTAGCGGGAGACGCCAAGCCGAGGAGTTGGAAATGACCACGCAGACCGCCTACAGCCAGTGCGACGAGGCGAAGTGCACCAAGAAGGTCGACGCCATCGTGCGCAACGAGCACACCGGCCGCATCGACTTCCGGCTCTGCAGCGGTCACGCCAACATCGCCGAAAGCGTCGGCTACGGCTACGTCGAGCGACTCAGCTACTGAGACCCCCCGCCCGGCCCTTCGGGGCCGGGCATCCTCGCTCGCCCGATCAGAGAACCAACCGGAGGGGACCCCGAGATGAAGCTGCCGATGGACCGCCAGCCCAAGGCGCCGCGCGCCCGCCGCGCCGACAAGCCCGGCCGGTTCGACTCCGCGCAGCGCCGCCGCTTCAACCTCGCGCTGATCGCGGCCCGCGTGAACGCCGCCGCCCGCGTCGTGACCGTCGCCGACCTGCTCGCCGCACGCGGAGCCTCCGCCGGCCTGATCCGCACATACGCCTCGGCCGTGGGCCGCGCCGCCGCGAAGGCCTACCGCGCCGCCACCGCCACCGAACCGCAGCAGGTCGGCCTGGCCGCAACCGCGCGCCGCCTGGTGTGGGGGTTCGGCTACAGCGAGGCCGACCGCGCTCTGCTCGACGCCGTGATCGACGGCTACGAGGTCAAGAGCCCGAAGCGCGCCCGCCTGACCGACCTGATCGGAGCCTCCTGATGACCACTTCCCCGCACGCCCGCGCGTTCGACCTGCCCGGCTGGCCCACCCCGCCCCGCGTGCGCGACATCGCCAAGACGCCCGCGAGCTGGGGGTGGGTGCCGATCTCCACGACGAAGGCGGGCGCCGTCTTCCAGGACGAACTGGGCTACCTGTGGATCGACGGCAACGCGGCCCCCCGCTATCAGCGGTTCGACGAGTCGCACCATGTCCCCGGCGCGTACGCCTACTGGACCGAGGACGGTATCGGCGTGTATGTGCACCCGAGGTCGTACGGCTATCTCGGGAACATCTCGCGGCTGGACATGGAGCCGGACCGGTGGCTGCCGGTGGCGCACGCCGCGTGCGAGCTGCCCGAGTTCGCGAAGGCGAGCGCCTGATGCCCACCCTCTCCCCCGCCCGGCTCGCGGCCCTGCGCGCCGCCGCAGACGGCCGCGTCTTCCGCGGCTACTCCAGCGGCGGCCACCGCATCGTCTGGTGGATCGACCGGTCGCCCGAGCCTCGCAACGTGACGATGACCGCCGAGGTCGAGGAGTTGCTTGAGGCGGGGCTGCTGAAGCCTGGCCCGATCAACGCGGATCTGCGTCTCACCGCCGTCCCGGCCGACGCGGGCCGCGAACTGCTCGATTCCCTCGACCCGGAAGGCCGCTGATGACCACCGCGCAGGAGCGCCGCCTCGCGATCTGGAACCGCATGACGCCCGAACAGCGCGACTACGACCGGTTCGTCGCGGGCGTCATCCCGCAGGGCGCCTCGCGCGCCGCCGAGACGCAGTGGGGCCGTGAAGAGGGTTACGCCCGGCTGCGCGCGATGACCGGCGAGGACTCCTGCTCATGCCACATCAGCGCGCCGTGCTCGTACTGCGAGTCGCTGGCGGAGTGCGAGATCTGCGGCGAGTTCGCGCCGCGCGACGAGATGGCTTACGAGTCGCCCATGACGTGCGTCGCCTGCGACGCCAAGAACGGAGCCTGACATGCCCGAGCGCGTCCGCTCATCGATCGGTGACGACCTCGAACTACTTCTCCAAGCCACCGAGCGCGTCATCAAGACCCAGCACGCCGCCCGGTCCGCGCTCCAACGCTGGATGCGCGTCGGGTTCGTCAAGTGCGGCTGGCTGCTGAACCTGATGGAGGAGCGCGGCATCGTCGGCCCTGCGTGCGGGTCGTCCGCACGCGAGGTCCTGGTTCCCCGCGACCAGTTGAACGCGACGCTCGACGCGATCCACGCCGAGGCTGCCGCCTAACCGGCCCTTCCCCGCCCGAGCCCCGCGCCGGGCGGGGCCACCCGATCCGCTACCAATGAAGGAACACCCGTGAAGCTCACCAAGATGCCCGAACCCGCCGAGATGATGCGGCGGCTCGCAGCCGTCAACAACACGCCCTGGAACATCGAACACTTCTACCCGAAGATCGCGCTGGTGGGCGGTACCGAGCGTTTCGGCTTCGGTCTGCCGCTGCTGTTCGAGACCGCAATCGCGGACGTGTGCGAGGGCGACCCGATTGCCTCGACACTGCGCCTGCAGGTTCCGTCGTGGCTGCGCGCCATCGTGGACGACGGCGAGGTACTCGCGGACGCGCTAGAGGCGTTCGAGCAGGTCTCGGGCGGCGCGTTCTGATGGCCGACCAGACCAACGCCGACGACACTGCCGTGCTGTCCGCGCACCCCGGCTACTCCGCGATCCAGGATGGCATCGACTACCTGGACGGCGCGGGCTGCATGCCCGAGTCGGCGTCGGCGATCCGGCTGCTAGACGCGCAGAACGAGGCGCGCAGGCGGGAGATCGAGCGACTGACCGTCGAGCTCGCGAAGTACACCGGTTGGGAGCCGACCGTCCGCGAAGAGTACGAGCACGCCTGCCTGCAGGTCGAGCGTGCGCGCGGGATCGTCGACGCGTTCGCACGCGGGCCGCAGCTCGCCGTCAACCAGTTCCTGGCCGACCTCAAGCGCGCCTTGGAGATCTGATGCCCGACAACGCGGCGCCCGGCGCCGATGACGAACTGCACGAGATCCTGCACGGCGAGTACGCCTGCACGCGCTCATGGGAGGCCTGGCAGTACGGCACGATGACCGAGGCCGACTTCACGCCGATGGGCGAGACCGAGATCGTCGCGGACCTGATCGCGTGGCGGGATGCCGCAGTCGCCTCCGTAAAGGCCGATCTGGCCGAGGCGCGCGAGGGCCTTAACGCCCTGGGCAATCGTGCCCGCCGTGCTGAACTTCAGCGCGACCGGTGGCGCAACGCGTTCGAGGCGCTGCACGCCCGGCTGCTGCGCGACCTGCCCGGCGACGCCAGCGAACTGCCGCCACCCGACGACGAGTACTGGGTGCGGACCCTGGACGACCTGCTCACGTTCGCGGCCGAGACCGCGTCCGCCACCGAGAAACAAGGGGACTGACGATGGACCACGCAACCGCCTGGGACCCGTTCGCGGACGTTCGCGACATCACCGCGTGGCTCGACCGCTCCAACGAGTCGGGCCCGCACGAGGACTCGATGCGCGTGCTCAAACTCGTCGAGGAAGCCGGCGAGGCCGCAGCCGCGTACATCGGGATGGTGGGCCAGAACCCGCGCAAGGGCGTCACCCACACGCAGGACGACCTGCTGAACGAACTGGCAGACGTGGCGCTCACGGCGCTGTGCGCGATGCAGCACTTCACGCAGGACGCGGCGGTCACGCGCGCCGTGCTGGCGTCGAAAGTCGCCGGGATCATGGCGCGCTCCGACATCCGCGCGGGCAGCGGGAAACCCGAGCCCGTCAGCCCGTACACGATCCTCGGCATCGACCCGGACTTCGCCACGGATGGGAGGCGCGGGTAATGCCCAGACCGCTCAACTACACGACCACGATCGCCGTCCACCAGGCCGTGGCCGAATGCCAGTCCCTGCTCGCCGCTGCGGGCGCGAGCACAGTCTCAGCTGCAACAGATCGAGAGCCTGAGCGACGACGAGACGGAGCCTCCGCGATGACCGACCTGGCCGAGTACCGCGCCCTGGCCGCTACTGCGCGCGCGGACACCTCCGACGGGCTGCTGGCGCGCGAGAAGCTGCCGGACGTCGTTGACGCTCTCGCCGGCGAGTTGGCCCGCGTCCGCTCGCTGCGTCTGGCGCATCCCGCCAACGCCGTTGACCCATGGCGGCATACCCCGCCTGCGGCGCGCGCCTACCTCGCGGCGCAGGGCTGGGTTCGGGTGGCTGCGCGTGAGACGTACGAGGTGTGGCAGCTCGGTGAGGGCGACCGGGCCCCGTGTGCGATTCTGCCGGCCGAGCCGGGCGCATCGGACTACTGCAAGCGTTTCGGGCTGATGCTCACGGATCTCGCGGACGCGGGTGGAGTCGGCGAGTTGCAGGCGCTCGCGGATATCGAGGCGGCGGCATGAGCGGCCACCCGATGAGGCTGCGTCCTGGGCTCACGCTTAGCGAGTTGCAGGTACAGCACGACCTCGCCGAGGAGATCGCGACCGCGCTCAACGAGGCGGTGCACGTTGCGTCGGGGCCGACCTACGCCGACGGAGTGAATGACGTGAGCACTCATAGGCTCCACCGCCGCGTGCGGCTCCGGCTACGGAGGCGACGACGCCACCTACACGCCGGCCGCCTACTACCAGACCGTCGGCAACGTGTACGACTGCTACTACACGACCACCACGCAGGAGGCGTACAACCTGATCGCCGCTGGCCTGTGCCCCGCCGGGGCGATCCCCACGCCGATGCCGCTCAGCTGGGAGCAGATGTACTGGTCGTACTGGTCCAGCCCCGCCTACTACAACACGTATCTGCCCGCCAGCTACCGCTCGACGTACACGCATGTGACGATCGTGCACTTCTCCACCGCGTACCGCACGCAGATCAAGGACGCGTCCGCGAAAGCCGTCTACAAGTCCTCGGCGGGCGGCACGGTGACGGGTTCGAAGGTGAACACGGCGCAGTTCGGCGGCGGCAGCCGCACCACGAAGTCGTACGGCGGCGGCTCGCGTTCCGGCGGCTCGTCGTCGTACAAGTCCAGCTATGCCGGTTCGCGCAGCGCGGGGCGCAAGTGATGGCGGACGAGGTGCGCGACGCTGCGGAGATCCTCGCCGAGGAGCTGCGGGAGGAGATGGACTGGTGCACTGTGGTCGGGTGGTGGGTCGAGTCCCGCGAGCGGTGGCTTGAGTACTACCCAACCGACGAGCCGCGCATCGCCGAGGACATGGCGCAGGCCGATGCGCGGGCGAAGGGCGGCACGCTGTTGGTATGCGCGGTGTTCGCGGGGCGGCAGAAGAGCATCGACACGTACGCCACGTTCGTCGATCCGGACGCGGTGCCCAGTGGGTGAGCACGAGCCGGTCATGTATTGGGCTGGCCGTCACGGCAGTTGGGGTTTCTGCGTGTGCGGCGGCTGGCGGTCCCGCACGTGGACGGGCGTGGTCGGGGTGCATCTGGAGTTCGGGCGGCACCTGGTCGCGGAGTCCCTGCGGGGGCGTTGAGACGCCGCTGTCCCGGCGGCACTGGGGGGTCGGCCGGGACAGCGCGGCCCGAAACGTCCAGGGCCAGGCGCGCCAGTCACGGGGGCGGGGAAGGCGCGCAGGTTCGAGACTAGCGCGCCGATACGACGCGGCGGGTGCGTTTGTCAGCATCGTGCGCTACACAGGGGGCGTGATGGTCACCGTCTCGCCGGACCTCGCCGCGCGCCTGCAAGCCGCCGCGGTGGAACGCAACTGGACGCATTGGGTCAACTGCCGGTTCTACGACGAGACCGAAGGGCCGTGCACGTGCGGCGTCCCGGGTCTGCTGGCGCAGTTGGCGGCGCTGCTGCTGGAGGCGCCGGTCAGCCGGGCACGCGAGGCGGCGTGACCGCCTGTCAGCGCCTAAGTGGCGGCCTCGAGGTCAGCCGTAGCGTTCCTCCATCTCGCCGATGATCGCGTGTATCGCGTCCAGGCCCGCGTTGATCTCCGCGTCCATCTCCTCAGGCGTGCGTGTACTCGGCGGCAGGGTGCGGCGGTACTCGCCGCGCCGTTGTGCGCTGGTGGTCCGATGCCGGTCGCACAGGTCGAGCAGTTCCTGCATCTGACTGGAGTGTGCGTCGCTGGTTCGCCAGCCGCATCGGCATTGTCCGCGTCGCCGGGAGTAGTCGGCGCCGTGTATGGCGATCGTGGCGTCGCAGTACCAGGTCCAGTCCGGGCCGGTCGCGAGGATCTGGATCGGGGTCGGCGCGTCGGGCATGGCGCAAGTGTCGCATTGTCTACTTCAACTCGACATCGCCGCACCGAATGCCGCGCCCGCGCTCCACCCGGCCTGCGGAAAGCCCCGAACAGAGCGAACCTGGCGGTATGGCGAACCCGCGCGTCTACCTGCGCCCACCCGTCCAGCTCATGCGGCCCGCGCCCGCGCGCACGCTCCCGCACGAGGACGCGATGCCCGGCGGCTGCCAGTACAGCGTGAAACTCGACGGCTTCAGGGGCGCCGCCTTCGCACTGCCCGAAGGACCCGTACTGCAGTCGAGAACAGGGCGCGACCTCGCGCCGCGGTTCCCGCAACTAGCAGCCGCCATCGCCGCGCTCCCGGCCGGCGCCGTCCTCGACGGGGAGATAGTCGCCTGGCGCGGCGTGCGGCTCTCGCGCGTCGACCTGGCCCGCACCGCCGCGGCGCGCGCCCGCGAGGGGGTGCAGGTGCGTTACGTGGCGTTCGACGTCCTGGCGGTCCCGGACGCCCGGCGCGGCTGCATCGACGTGCGCGATCTCGCGCTCGAGGAGCGCTGGGGCCGTTTGACGGCGCTGCTCGCCGATGTGCCGCCGCCGATCGAGACGATCCTCGCGACACGGGATCGCGCGACGGCGTTGACGTGGCTGCGGGTGCTGCCGCAGATCGGGGTGGAGGGGGTCGTGGTCAAGCCGCTGGGTGGGGCCTACGGGGGTTTTCGGTGGGTCAAGGTGCGGGGCCGGGTGGCGGCCTAGTGTCGCGTCGGGGGTCGAGCGCGGCCGCCCGCAGGGCCTCGGGCAACGTCAGCGCGGCCGCCTGGATCGCGGCGCCGAGTTCGTTCGGCTCGAACCACCCGTACCACGCCGCCCCCGACAGCGGATCGGGGGGCATCGCCTCCACGCGGCCCTCGGGGATCCGGCACCACCCGAACCGTCCCCGGCCGGTGGTGCGCCCGCCCTGCTGCCACGCGCCGAGCCAGGCGAGCAGCGCCGCCCAGTCGCCGTCGGGGGTGCGCGCCCAGGCGAGAGCGACGGTGTCGGTGTGGCCGCCGCGGCGTCGCGGGTCGGGGTTGTCCTGGTTGTTGACGCGCAGCCGTTGGGCGCCGCGTACCGCGATCAGGCGCTCGGGCAGGGGTGTGATCTCGGGCAGGGGTGGGTCGTCCACCCAGCGGCCCTCCTTCTCGCCCACGGATCGAATCTACCCCCGGACACCCGGCGCGGGGTGGTCGAAAACAGGTCAATCATGATTGACCTGTTTTTGTCCTACCTGCTGTCACACCTCCGCCGTACGCTCGACATATGAGCCCTGACGTACTCCGTTACGGGCCCGGAGCCGGCGACTGGAGGAACCATGGACGACCTTGACGGCGACTACGAGCTCGAGGACGGAGTACCCGTACTCCAATCGCTCGGGACGGGCCTCTCGCTCGCCGACTACGACCCGCTCGCGGACGCGGGCAGCGGCGAGTGCGGCGACTGCACCTGCTGCTCGGCCACCGGCTGCCACCGCGGCGGGGGCGCTGACTGCCCTACCGACGTGCTGGGCGACTCGGTGTGCCCCTGCACCCAGATATGACGGCTGCCACGGCGCCGTTCGAGGTGATGCCCGGCCAGCGCGTCACTGCGGACGTTTACGAGCAGGTGCGCGACACCCTCGAGGGCCAGGCTCCGAACCTGCTGCCGGGCTTGACCTGGGAGCAGTTCACGCATCCCGGCGGCGGCGTGTTCGCGATCCCCGACAACCAGGGCCGTATCTCCAAGGTGGAGTTGATTCTCGCCAGCACCCCGGACGAGACGGTGAAAGTCAACCGGTGGTTCCTGCCGGACCGGCGGGCCGGGCAGCGCCCGGTTCCGCACAACCACCGGTGGACGGTGATGCGTTCGACGATCCTGCGCGGCGGCTACACGGAGGAGCGCTACCGGTCGGGGCGCGGGGGTGTGGGGCATGAGAGGTGCGTGCATGCCGCGGGTGGCCGCAACGAACTCGGGCACGCCGTGTTCCACGAGGTGGTCGAGATCCTGGATCCGGGTGAGACGTGGACGCTGATGGTGTGCGGGCACGGGCAGCCCGGTGACTGGGGGTATCTGGATCCGGACAGCGGCCGGTATCGGCACAATGAGGCGCTGGCCCCGGATCCGGGGTTCGCCGCCGCGTTCCGCGCGCTCAACCCGCACGCCGCGTGACGCTACGACGGCCAGCCGACGACCGGCAGGCTGATCCACCGGCCCCCGTCAATGAGCTGCCAGGCGGCGCTCACGCGGCCGTCGTGCTCGCGGATATGGACCTGGTCGGGCGGCAGCGTGTCGTCAAGGCGGACCGGGATCGAGAGCAGGTTGCCGAGCGGGTTGAGCCACGGCGCGCCCGGTTCGGCTGCGGGCATGCCCGCGATCAGTGCGTCCAGCGTGGCCTGGCCGCTCACGGCGACCTCGCGCGGCAGCGGGGGCACGTCGGCCATCAGGCCTTCGAGCTGGGCGAGCAGGTCTGCGTACGTCGGCGGCTTAGTCATCGCGCCGCGCTTCGCAGTCTCGCCCGCGCGTTCCCCATGGCCCTCCCCAGCACCGCGGCGGCTTCCCGCTCGTCGCCGGGCACGCGCAGCGCGGCGTAGAACCGGCCGCCGCCCAGGTCGGTGACGCGTTGCCATTCGACGGTCGGCTGGTGGTCGAGCAGTTCCTCGATCAGTTCGTCGCAGAACGCCGCCGCGTGCCCGGGTGCGATGTTGTGGTCGGCGTAGACGAGGTTGAACTGGTGGGTCGGCATGTCAGCCGCCTTCCGGGTGCGCGTGCTCATCGTCGTGGTAGTCGCGCTCGTGGGCGCGTATCGCGTCGAGCGCCTCGGTTTCGCGCCCGTCGAGACTGCCGGGGAAGCTGGCCAAAGGCTCGTCGGGGTGTGCGTCGCAGCGGATGTGCACGGTGTCGCCGTCGAGCACGGCACTGTACCGGCCCGTTGGCAGCGCGCTCGATACCGCGGCGTGGGTCTGCGCGGCCCGCAGCGCCCCGTGCTTCGTGTCGTGCGTCAGGGGCGCGGAGAACCCGCAGGAGCACACGGGACGCCAGCCTGTGCCAGCCGGTTCGACACCGGGTTCGTGGACGGCGCCAGGGTCGCCGAACCAGGCGGGCTCAGTCGTCATCGTCGTCGCGGTGTGGTGCCGTCGGCGTGCAGGATCGCGGAGCGCGCACTGCGGGCGACACGCCGACCGCAGTGCGCGCAGCGGGGGCGCTTGCCGACAAACACGGCGCCCGGTTCGTGCGGGACGCGGGCCTTGAGCGTCACGGCAGGCGCTCCTGCGCCCCATCCAGTCGCGCGAGTTCCGCGTCGTACCCGGCCGACCACTGTGCCTCTGCGGACTCGGCACGCGCGGCCGCCTGGTTGTACGCACCCTGGGCCGCCGCTACCGCCGAAGCGTCTCCGCTTGCTTGCGCTGCTTCGAGTGCGTCTGCGGCGTGGCCTTCCGCGATGACCGCATCCCGGTGCGCTTCGACTAGCCGCAGGTACTGTGCAGCATTGTCGTGTTCATCAGTCATGTTCCTATCCTCACCGGACGCACCCACAGCGCGGGCCAGCGCGCCCGCGATCCCTCGCAGCCCCTCAAGACTCTTTCGGCGCCCCGCACATGAAATGCGTCCCATCGGTCAGTAGTCCCTGGCCAGGTACCACTGTTCGTTCTCGTAGCTGCGCCGGTCGCGGTCCACGTCGCGCAGCAGCCGCTGAACATCCCGCTCAATTCCCGCATCGTCTCGCTGCGCCAATGCGGTCAGCACGGTGTTGCGTTTGACGTCGTACAGCAGCACGTGCGCCCCGTCATCCTCGGGCAACTCCCGCGGCAGCGGCGCGAGTCCGCGCATGGCCAGCCGGTCGAACAGCGAATGACGGGACGGCTCGGCCGCGGCGGCAGCGCGGATCCGGCCGGCGGTGGTCGCGTGGAACCCGTCGCCGTTCATCGTCTGCCGCATCAGGTCGGTCATGGGTTCTTCGGGGCAGCGTTCCGTGTGCCCCCAAGGCTGGTAGCTGGGCTGGCGGCGTGTGACGGTGCGGGCGAGTTCGGCGACGTCTTGCGCGCTGACGCCGGGCTCCTGGTCGCGTAGTGCGGTTGCCTGGGCGACGAAGAGTTCCACGAGTTCGCGGGGTTCGAGGGTGTTGGGGTTGTCGGCCACAGTGCCATTCTCGCAAGCCGCGCCCACAGCGCGGGCGGTCACGGCAGGACCAGGTGCAGGGTCTCGGGCACGATCGGGTTGCTGTTGCAGGTGAGCGGGCGCCCGGTGTGTGGCTCGGCCCGGATGCGGTCGCCGCAGGTGACGGTGAGGGTCACGGCGGTAGGCGCGAGGTGCGCGGCCAGGGCGTCGCGCACGACGTCGGACAGGCGCCGCCCGGTGCGCTCGGCGTGGTTGTTGGCGGCCGTCGCGAGGTCGGCGGGGACGCGCACGGAGATCACGTGCGTGCCGGTCACGCGGGGCGCTCCAGGCCGCACTTCGAGTGCCAGAGCATGGCGGCGGTCCTGCGGGTGAAGCCGAGCGGTCCGACGCCGTCATAGCGCTGCCAGGGCCGGACGCGTTTGCCGCAGGTCTCGCAGCGCGGCGGATTCCCTGCGGCGGTCACGGCAGCACAACCGGAACGACGCGCTCCGGCCCGAGTCTCTCGGCGAGCTCCACGATCGGGTTGCGTCGCTCCCAGCCGTCGATCGGGGCGACCGGGAGCGACGCCCCGAACCGGGTCTCCTGCTCGTCGAGCCACGTGCCGATGTGCTCGATCTCGGCGTTCGTGCGCGGGGTGACGCCGAGCAGCTGCGGATGCTGCGCGAGCACTTGCGGTTGGCAGGCGTCGAGGGCGCGCGGGATCTGCGGCTCGATCATGATCTGGTCGCCGGTGAGGTGGGACAGGATTCGGTACACCCCGTCGATGCCGTCGCGGGACAGGAGCCGGCCGGTGGTGACGGACAGGATGTCGGATAGCGGGAAGTCGCGGGGTTCGGTGTCGTTCACGGGTTCCTCCGGGGTGTCGCGTCGATACTGGCAGCCGCGGGCGAGTCGGGCGGAAACGACACCGTCTCGACCCAGCCGGGAACGACCGTGACCGGGATCCCTTCGGATTCCCATAACTCGACGATCTCCGGCCGGTCGTCCCACGCGTGCACGACCGTCCACCGCTGCCGGATCTTCGCCAGGATCTCGGCTTTCACCTCGCGGTCCGGGCGGCTGTCCTTGTCGGCGCGCATGAACATCGACGCCGAGGGGACGCCGTGCAGGGCGAGCCACATCGCGGTGATGTCGCGGTAGCGGGCCGAGCGGGCGGTGACGACCAGGACGGCGCGCCCGGCGGCGTGTTCGGCTGTGACGGCGTCGACGACCCATTGGTGTGGGGGGCAGTCGATGCTCGCGCGGTGGAACGCGTCGTAGCTGCCGGGGCCGAGCAGCAGGTGGCGGATGCCGCTCACGTCGCACAGTGTGCCGTCCATGTCCGCGATGATCGCCTCGGGTTTCATCGGCGCGGCTCCCCATCGCTCTCGTAGTAGGCGCGGCGTACCCGGTGCAGCCAGCCCTCGACGACACTGGTCTGGGGCTCGTCGGGCAGGACCGTCTTGGCGTCGTTGAACCGCTGTTCGGCGGCGGCCATGAACGGGATCACGGACTGCGGGTCGGCGGCGACCTGTTCGCCGAAGTCGAGGTAGCGTTGCGGGTCCGTGAGGCGGATGCGCAGGCGCCCGGTGGTGTACAGCTCGTAGCCCTGGTCGCACAGGCGCATCAGGTGGCGTGCGTGCTTGGCGGTGCGCCGCTCGGGAATGTCGGAGCCGAAGGATTTGCCGTCGCGGGACAGGAGCTTGCGGAACTGCTGGGTGGCGTACCCGAGGTAGGCGTCGCGGGTGCGTTTGGCGGAGAGGAACGCGGAGCGCAGTCCGACCAGTTCGTCGCCGAGCGGTGTTTTGATCTCCCAGGTTTCGAGCCACAGCAGTTCGGTCGCAGTGGGGTTGCCGCCGAGGATCAGGCGGCAGGCTTTGGCGGCTTCGTGGTAGGTGACGTCGGGTTTGGTGGTGACGATGGAGTCGGTGGGTGGGGTCAGGCCCATGTACCGGGTGGTGGGCCAGGTGAACACGCCGAGCCGGTCGATGTCCGAGTCGGGGCCGGCCAGGCCGTAGGCCGTGCTTCCGACGACGCCGGCCAGCAGGATACGCATGTCGGACTCCTCGGATGCGGTCATGCGGCGGCCAGCGCGGGCATGCTCGGGATAGTCTCGGCGAGGAACCCGCCCGGCTCCGCGGTGAACCGGGGTGCGGGCTCCACGTCCCACCACGAGCGCAGCGCGAGCGTCGTGCACTCGGTTTTCGTCCGCTTGTCGGTGTAGGTGACTTCGCGCTCCCCCGAGCGTTTCACCGCGACCTGCCCGCGTCGACACTCGGCGGGGTAGTCGTTCCAGTTCACGCCCTTCTCCTGGAACAGCCATTCCTGCATCTGCTCGCCGCTGACGCCCTGTAGCCGTTTGTGGCTGAAGTGTGCCTGCGCGGCCATGCTGATCGAGTTGCGCACGGCGTCGCGCTGCCGCCATTGGTAGTAGTTGGCGACTTCGACGGGGTTGGGCAGCACGAATGCGCGGGCGTCGAACAGGGGTCGGCCGCCTCGGCGTGAAGTCAGGGCGCTGGTGGCGATGGCGGCGGAGATCGACACGATCTTCTGGAGTTCGCCTGCGAACCAGGGTTCGGTGGTGGTGGACGCCCAGTCCTGCACGAGGACGCTGATCTCGTCGCTCTGATGGTAGGCGAACACCGCGCCGGAGATCTCAGCGCACAGCGTCTTGGCGACTTCGGCCATGTCCTCGACGAACGGCATGTCGAACGGTTTCGCGGCGCCGCGCAGGTAGCTGTGGAACGCCCGGCCGTCGACCCGGATCACGAGCGGCAGGCGGCGGGGGAAGGTAAGTTTCCAGGGCGCCTCGTAGGCTTTCATGCGATCGCCGAGGCTTGTCGAGTCGGTCACAGGTTCCTCCGGTGTTCGTCTGATGGTGGCGTGTTCGTGGGTGTCACGCGATGCCTTTCGGCCCGGCCGCGTCGGGTTCGTCTCGATCCGGTCGCGGTCCGGTTGCGCCGGTCCGTGCCGCGCGCTCCGGGCGTAGCGTGGCGGCCTGTCAGTACTCGAACAGTGGGGGGATCATGCGCCGTCGTTCCGGCACGTCCATCGTGGTCGCGGGGCTCGCGCTCGTCGCTGCGGTCGGCTGCTCGCCGGCAAACCAGGCCGCGTCCGGCGCCTCGCCGCGGCCGGTCCAAACCACCGACCCGGCCGCCGACAACTACAGCTACGCGCCGCCCGAGGTGCCCAGCCCGTCCGTGTCCGCTGCTCCGGTCGACGGGGGCAGTTACGGCAACGCCGGCGAGATCGAGTACGCGCTCGCTACAGCCGGGCAGCAGTGCTCCCCCGGCGACACGCCGGGCCTGTCGGATTACTCGGGCGCGACGGACGCGGTGCAGTGCTCCAGTCCGGACGGCGCGAGCCAGGACACGCAGATCGCGGTGTTCAAGACTCAGGGTGCCGCGCAGACGTACGCGGCCGGGGCCGTGGTCGCGCCGTTCTACGGGATTCCGGCGGACACCACGGCCCTGGCGGGCGTGAACTGGGTGCTGACGACCACGAGCGGCACGTACGCGCAGGCCGCGCAGCGGATCCTCGGGGGTTCGGTGGCGCTGCCGCGTGACGCACCGTCGCCGACCCCGGCTGCTACTCCGGCGCCGGAGCAGGTCACGTTCCATTGCGCGGGGGACGGTGGGGTGGACATCACCTACGGTGCGAACGGGTCGGAGCATTCCGCGTCGAGTCTGCCGTTCACGCACGTCGACAAGCTGGACCCAGGCGCGCAGTACTACGTGACCACGGCGCAGTTGCAGGGCGGCGGGTCGGTGTCCTGCACGACGACGGTGCAGACGGATGACCTGCTGGGGTACGCGCAGACCGTGTCGAACAACGGCTCGGCTGACGGCGGGTACAACATAGCCAGCGCGCAGGTGTGCTCGGGTATTGACGGATGGGAGAAGTGCTGACGCGCTCACCGCTCGGCGTCCTCGCCGCGCTGTGCGGCTCGGATCGCGGGCTCGACGACGGCCATGACCGCGTCGGCGCAGCAGTCGAACTCGTCCGGCGGCAGGCCGTCCCGGTCGACGTGCGTTGGTGGCTCGTGCTCGCGCAGGACGCGGGCGATCCGCGCGTGAAGGTCGTCGGCATGTCGAGTTGAAGTAGACGTTCCGGCGTCCGCTTGTGGCCTTGAACTAGACATCGCCGCGTCCTCGGCGACCGGCCCTGCCGGTGTCTTGTGGCCGATCGGCCGGTAGGTGCGTTCGTCACGGATCGCTTCGGCCGCGCTCGTCATGACGGCGTGCACGAGGGCGTCGCGCAGGACCTGGTCGGCTCGCGCCTCGGCCGCTTCCCGGTCCGGCGCGTGAACGGTCAGCTGCACGTCGATCTGCCCGGTGGCGAGGCTGGCGGCGATGTCCGGGTCGGTGACGTGCGGGTGGTCGTGCAGGTAGTCGGCGAGCAGGTCGCTGGCCCGGTCCGGGTCGCGCACGGGCGGCAGGGCGAGCTGGCGCACGACCAGGTGCGGGGCGGCGGGTTCAGTCATGGCTTAACCGACCAGGCGGCGGCAGTGACAAGCAAGTCGATTCGTGGCATGTAACCGCACGCTACGCACTGCCGCCGCCGGTTTCTTGCGTACGTTCGCACTGTATCTCCTATACTGCTCACACGGTTCGTGGCATGGAGCGGCTGAAACAGACCCTCCACATTCCCAAGGGGACAGCCATGGCCGACGCCACCATCAACATCAGCCGGATCGGCACCGAGACGATCCTCGTTCCCATCGCGGGAACGGCGCCGCTGATCGTCCACAAGTTCAGCGAGAAGGCCAAGCGCCAGATGCTGGACAACATGCAGGGCCGCAAGTCGCCCAAGCAGAACAAGAACCCCGAAGCCGAATACGAGGCCGCGTTCTACCGCCTCGAAGACGGCGGCTACGGCTTTCCCGCGCTCGCTTTCAAGGCCGCCACGGTCAGCGGCGCCAGGTTCTTCTCCGCCGTCACGATGACCGCGCTCAAGCAGTACATGTTCTTCCGCGGCGAGATCGGCTCGGACGGGCGCGGGCTGGTGCGCATCGTCGGGGAGCCGAAGATGCGCGAGGACGTGGTCACGGTCGGGCGCAACGGCTCGGATCTGCGCTACCGGCCGCAGTTCCTGCCGTGGACGGCGACGCTGGAAGTCACCTACGTGACCTCGGCGCTCACGCAGGATTCGGTGCTTTCGCTCATCGAGGCGGGCGGCACGGGCGTCGGTGTCGGCGAGTGGCGGCCGGAGAAGGACGGGGACTTCGGCACCTACATCCTGGACCCGAAGCGCCCGGTGGACGTGGTGCGCGGCACGCGGGAACTGGTGGCGGCGTGAGCACCGACCTGCGTTCCGAGTTGCTGGAGATCCGCAAGCAGTACGACGGTGTCCTGTCGAAGAAGGCCGTGGTGGACACGGCCCGCGACCCCGGGCATCCGCTGCACTCGCGGTTCGAGTGGGACGACGCGGTGGCCGGGGAGGCGTACCGGCTGCACCAGGCCGGGGAGCTGATCCGCAGTGTCCGGCTGGTCTACAGGGAAGCCGACGAGTCGGGGCCGGCGCGTTCGGTGCGGGCGTTCGTGGCCGCGGCGTCCGGGGACGGGCATGTGTTCGACCCGGCCGAGGAAGTGCGAGACGATCCGTTCCGCCGCCAACTGGTGTTGCAGGCGATGGAGCGGGAGTGGAAGGCGCTGTACCGGCGGTATCAGGAGTTTCAGGAGTTCCTGGACATGGTGCGCGAGGATGTGGCGGCTTAGCGCTCATGGCAGGCGTGGTATGGATAGGCGCGTCGAGGCGAGGCGCGGCGAGGCGGGGCATGTCCTGGCAGGTCCGGCAGGGCCAGGCTAGTTCCGGTCCGGCCCGGTTAGGCGTGGCTAGGTAGGGCACGGCAGGCACGGCTTGGGTTGTCGGGGTTCGGCACGGTAGGTCCCTGTATGGCAGGTCTTGGCAGGCGTGGCTAGGCGAGGTATCGCCAGGTGTGGCACGGCAGGCATGGCTCCGCGCGTCACGGACGGGCCCGGTGCGGCAGGGAGCGGCTAGGCAGGGCATGGCAGTCAGGGCGGGGTTTGGTGTGTCCCGGCTAGGCGGGGCACGGCGCGGACAGCGTGGCAGGCGTGGCTTGGCGCGATGCGTTATGGCCCGTTTCGGCTCGGCATGTCCGGGCTCGGCATGGCAGGCGAGGTTAGGTTCGGCTCGTTACGGCACCGCAAGGCAGGGCGCGGCAGGCATGGTGGCGCGCTGGGCGTTTGTTCGCCCGATCGAGTGTCGCGGGTCGGTGAAGCCGCGCGAGGGCCGCCGCGGCGGCCGGATCCTTGCCGCATGAGGAAGCCCCCGATCGACAACAGGCACCGCATGACGGTGTGGCGGTCCTGGTTCGAGGACGCGATGCGCCGCGCGGGTGTGGCGCCCGCGGGTGTGATGGAGGCGCTGCGTGACCGGGTGCCGGCCGCGGAGGTGTCGCGGTGGGTGTTCGGTGGCGGGGTGCCGGCCGCGGAGGCGGCGGTGATGGTGGCGTTGGTGTTGCGCCGTGATCCGGCGGGGGCGTTGCGGGCGGCGGGGTATCCGCTGCTCGCGCAGCTCGTCGAGAGGCCGTGACGGGAAGGCTCAGCGTGCCAGCGCGTCGTCCAGGTACGTCTGCACCGGGGCGAAGAACCCATACGGTACGAGTTCGGCGAGCTGGTCGCGCGGCGCCCAGGTAACTGCGTCGATCTCCTCCGGGTCGCCTACCTTGACCTGGCCGCCGACGACCTCGCACGCGACGTACGCCATCAGCCGCCCGGTCGCCGGATGCACGCGCTCCCCCAGCAGCGCCTCGGCCTCGACGTCCAGGCCGGTTTCCTCGCGTGCCTCGCGCACCGCCGCGTCCTGCGCACTCTCCCCCGGCTCGATCGCGCCGGCCGGGAACTGCCACGACAGCGAGCCCTCCGCGACGCGGCGCCGCACGAGCAGCACGCGTCCGTCTTTGACGATGACGGCGGCGGCGATCGGCGGCCTGCCTGCCAGCGCGCTGGTCGGCTCAGTCTCCGGCTGGGTCACGCTCGGCCTCCAGTGCGTCAAGGATCGGCGGGTAGACGGCTTCCAGGGGGATGAACTTCGCCAGCGTAGCGATCGGCGCCCACGCCACGTCCAGGTTCTCCAGCGTGTCGGCGTTGCGCGCCTGCCCAGTCAGGTAGTCGCACAGCAGGTATTCGCACACGACGCCCGTGAGCGGGTGCACGCGGCGGCCCAGATTCTCGCGGACGGCGGCGTGCACGCCGGTCTCGGCGAGGGTTTCGCTGACCGCGACCGCAGCCGGGTCGGCGCCGGGCTTGACGATCCCGGACGGGAACTGCCAGCGCAGCCCGCTGCGCTCGCCGCCGCGCCGGCACACCAGCAGCACATCGTCTTCATGCCGCACGACCGCGACGGCGACCGTGAGGGCCTGTGGGCCGGCGGCCGCCGCAGGGGGCTCGTAGGACAGGGGGCCGAACAGCGAGGCCGTGAAGCGCTGCACGGCGGCCGCCGGGGCTTGTTCCAGGGCGGTGTCGAGGATCTGCTGCACCTCGGCGCGCGGGACGAGCGCGGGCTCGGCGTGCCACGCGGCCACCGTGCGCACCGCGACCCCGAGGCTGTGCGCGAAGGACTCGTTGGTGGCGCGCAGCGCGGCTTGCAGCAGGCAGGCGCGCTGCCCGGTCCAGCGTTCGACCACGACCGCCATGACACCTGCCCCTCGCCGGGACTGCACTGCCGCCGCACCGCCGCGTCCTCGATTGCGCGGCCCGCTACCAATGTACTCATTTGCGTGGAACGCAAAAACGACTTGGCCAGCCGCGCGGCGTCCGCTGAGCGCCGTGCTACGGTCGGGATGTTCCTAGGCACATCAGATCCCGGCAGCACAGGCCCCGGTGGCACCTCAGCAGGTGCGCCGGGGCTTCTGCCTTCCGGTCGCCGCTTCACGTGGCCGCCAACTCCCCCACGATCAGCCGCAGCGCCGCCTTGCGCGGTCGCGTCACGGCCCCGCCGACCGCAGGCCAGTCGTCCGCGTACAGCCCGTACACGGGCGGCTCCCACCGGAAGTAACGGTTGCGCCCCGTCGCATCCCGGTACAGCCGCTCGAAGTCGGCCTTGAAGTAGCACGGCAGCAGCCCGCCGACGTTCGGCACGGGTTCGGGCGCCGGCCCTGCGGACTCGACTTGGGCGCGTACCCGGTTGGCGTGGTCCTTGTGCCGCGTGCAGAACCAGTGGTCGATACGCCAGCCCGTCACCGGGTCGTGCTCGATCACGCGCAGCTCGGGGTTCACGCTGCCGCCGCACGTCGCGCCCGCCGGCGCGGGTTTCCAAGTCGCCGGGGTGTCGGCGGGGCCGGTGCGTTTCACGGGCCTGCACGCGCCTAGGTGCGGGTGGTGCGGGTAGGCGCAGCGGATCGTGGTGACGGCGGGCCGCTCCTCGCGCACGCGGATGCGCGGGGCCTGGCAGGCCGCGGTGGGCCACGTGTCGGGGGCTCGGTAGCACGGGGCGTCTGCGGCGATCAGGAACGGCAGGCGGTGCTGTCCGCGTTCGTCGCGCCCGAGCAGTCGGCGCACGGCGTTCCAGTAGGCGTGCCCAGTGGGTCGTTCGGGGTCGCGCAGCAGGGTCCAGGCCATCGCGAGCAGCAGTTCCCTGGCGCCGGGTGTGGCGCGCTTGTCGTGCCAGATCTGCGCGGTCAGGTCGTCGTAGGACTGCAGGCGCGCCATCTCGTCGGTGGCGCTCGCGGTGGTCATCGCTCAGTCCTCCTGGTCGCGGTGGACGCTTAGCCGTGGCCGCACTTCGCCGGGGTAGTAGGTGTGGGTGTCGAACGCGCCGGGGTGCTCGCGGGCCAGGGCGCTATCGAGTGCGGCGCGCGCGGAGTCGACAGCGGCGAGCGCCTTGTTCAGGTGCGTGACCTGCGGCGCGGTCTTCGGGTAGGCGTTAGCCACCCGGACGCTGCGCGCGAGCAGTTCGTCCCGGATCGCGGCCAGGGTGGCGCCGAGTTCGGCGTGCTCGTCGGGGGTCAGGGGGGTCTTGCGTGGCATCAGTGGTTCCTCCACACGTCGGCTAGGTGGATCTCGTGGATGCGGCGGACGGGGTCGGGTGCTTCAGTGGTCAGGTCGCTCACGAGACGCCTTCGTCTGCGGACCGCGCGGCGAACTTCAGTGCTTGGTCAGCCTGAAAGCGCCGTCCGTCACGCATCGCGTCCAGAAGCCACGCGTGATCTACGATCCGCTCCGTCAGCTCCAGGCGCCGCGCCCGAGCCGCATCCAAAGCTGTCCGGTCACCGCCGGCAGCCAACTCCGCGACCGCGGCGTCCTCGGCAAACCAGGCACGCTGCAAACCGATCAGATCCGCCGGTACACCCCACGTCACCCCGCCGTGGGCGACTTCCACCAGCGCACCGGGCGATCCCGCGCGGCGTGCCTCAAACCGGCACTGCGGATTCTCCTCGATCGCAGCGTCCGACCCCGCACGACGCCCCGCCCCGCGCTGCGGCTGGGGCAGCTCAACGAACACCCCGCCGTCCGACAAGAAGTCCTGCACCGTCTTCGACGGGACGATCTGCCAGCTGTTCCCGGACTTGAACGGCAGGCACACCGGAACGAACTCGCTGGTCGCCAGTCCATACAGCAGATCGTCCTGCTCGATGCGTCCGAGCGGTTCGCCGTAATCGCTGTGCCACGACGCCTTACACAGCCGACCCGTCCCGAATAGCGGACACAGGTGCGGTTCTTCGGAGCAGCGCCAGCGGCGCAGCCCCCGGACACCGCTAACGATCGGCATCGGGCTGCCACGGGAGATCTCCAGCGCCGGGATGTAGTTGTACGTGCCAGCCGGTGCGCGATCCACGATGCTTCGCGCAGCGCGCGACTCGCGCGGGGCGCCGAAATACACGCTCACACCGTCGCGAAGCCCGAGGTTCAGGCGCCGGGTTACAACGGCCGGGGTGATGTCGGAGTACTGCGCCTCATAGCCAACCGTCACATCGCCGCGTATCAGCACGTCGTTGCGCCGACCCCGCGCGGGTACGCCTGCGGCGGTGAGACTGGACTCTGTGAAGGCCTCCAGCCCGCGCTCGTCCGCCATCCGTACGGCGCGGTCCTTACAGGCCTTGTGTTCGTCGGACTCGCCATGATCGATCTGGTCGAGGGGTGCGGATACATGGCGGGGTGCGAGGTGTCCGCCGTGACGCTTGAGGTACATGGCGTGGCCGAAGGTGCGGCACACGAGTAGCGGCGCGGTGCCAGTGCAGTGTTGGTACACCTCCGCCTCAAGGTGTGCGGTCAGCGACGGCATTTCGGGGTGGCCCAGGTCTTCACGGGCGAAGTCGAGTCCGAGCCCGTCGGCGGTCCGAATGAGGTGGGTCACGGCGCGCTGGTTACTCACGTCTACTCCTGTCTCCTTTCGCAGGGGGGGTTCGGTGACTCCATGGTGCGTGTTTCAGCCGACAGCCACGGGCGGTCGTCGCGGCTCTTTACGCCGCGCCTTCCTGCGGCTGAGCGTGGCGCAGGGAGACCGGGAGCATGTCCTGCGGCCATGTCGCCAACGGGCGCAGTTTGATCGCGTACATCAGCCCGTACAGGCGTTCGCGGCGCAAGCGGGCCGGGTCCGTGTCCGGCTCGGCGGAGAACTCGGCGACGAAGTCCTTGCCCTCGCGGCGCCCGACGTTGAACGCGCCGAAGTCGATGCGCGGTAACAGGGTCTCGATCCGGTTCAACTCGGCGTCGTCGATACTGCCGAGCGCGTCCACGATGCGCTCCCACTCGGCCTGCTTCTCGTTGAACTGATCGGGCAGCGACCAGCGCGGCGGCTTCTCGTCTTTCGGCGCGGGTTCGTAGGCCTGTTGGGCGCGTTGGATCTGCTTCGGGACGAGATCGCCTACACCCGGGCGCTGGGATGCCGTTCCTGTCGATGCGTCTTTGAGCACCTGCGCGACGGGAGGGGGCTGCTCTTCGTCGCCGGTCTGGGGTTGATCCATATTTTTCGCGGGCGCGGCGTAGCCGCGAGGCCGAAGGCCGTCCCCCGCCGCAGCGTCAGCGGAGGCGGCTACGGGCCGCGAGTCGGCGTCGGCGACCGCGTTGGCACTCCCCTCCCCCCACACCCCCCACCCCACGCGCGCCGCGTTAGCGTCCTTGAGGGCATTTAGCCTTGAGGGGACCTGAGGAGTAGGTGTCTGGTTTTCCGGGACACTGAACTCTGAAAACCGGGACACTGAACTCTCTTCAGGGTCCGGTTTTCCGGGACGCTGAGCGGATTCAGTGAGTCCTCCGTAAGCCTTCCCGGAGGATTCCCGGAACCCTTCCGCAGGGGTATCGGAACCCCTTGCGGACCCCCTTGTCAGGGTCTCGGTTTCCGGGACACTGAGCGCGGCGGCCAGCGCAGGGATTCGGTAGACCGCCTGTCGGCCCTTCTGGCCGCGCACCACCTGTTCCAGCGCCCCCTTGTCGACCAACGCCTTGAGCGTGTCGTAGAACTGGGCGCGCGAACAGCGGGCGCGGTGACGGAACCGCTTCGAGCGTTCCTCGTCTCCGTCGTAGGCGGGCCACCCCAGGCGCGTGCCGTCGTTGAAGTTCTCCGCGAGCGCGAGCAGTACGTACCGCTCCCGGAAGGTAAGCGAGTCCGGCGCGTCGTCCATGACCTCAACCATGAGCCGGATGCCCATCAGCGGGCGTCCTTGTCGGTACCGGTTGCTATCGTCGTAAGCACGGTGGCCTTTCTGGTGGGCTCCGAAGCTCCTGGTCGGGAGTGATACCGCGAGCTGGTAACTCGCTGGTCGTGTCGGGCCGGTCCTTCCCCGAGGACCGGCCCTTCGGCTTTCCTGGCTACCAATCATCCCGCCGAGCACCCACAGTTCAGGGCACGGCGAATCCCGGCCATGAACTGCCGATCACACCGCGCGGCGGGTACCGTGTGAGCATGACCGAGCCGACTCCCGAGCCGACGCTGAGCGACGTGCTGGCGGCGCTGGCTGCTATTGCGCAGACCCAGGCCGAGCAGGGAACCGCGCTCGCCGCCGTCGCCGAGAAGCTTGACGACGTCGAGAGCAAGGTCGATCTGCTCGGCCAGGACGTCATGGCGGTGAAGGTGGACACGGGGTTCATCGACCGGCACATCGGCGATTTCCAGGCGTGGGCACGCCGGCATCAAGCGGACCCGAACGCGCACCGCCCCGCGGCCTGACGTCTGCTCGTCGTCGCTGGTCACGAGATCGGCTCGAAGTAAACGGACGGGTCGTCCGGGTTCCGGTAGGGCTGGTGGGTGCCGGTTCGCGCCGCGGCGATGATGCGCTTGGCTTCCTCCCCGGCCGCGTCCGCTTGGGCGAGCGCTCTGGCCGTCGCGGACGGGCGCTGGCGGGGCTCTTCCGTGGCGGCCGGGTGGCAGCGGGGGCAGCGGGCGAGCGGGGCGCGTGTCTCGGGGTCCTCAAGCATTCGGGTTTGCGGGTGGCAGGTGCCGCAATGCGGGGGCATGGCGAAACCCCCCTGGGCGCCGCTGGTTTTGGTCCGCGGCGCTCCGAGGTCTTTGGCGCGGTAGATGGCGGTGCGTACGCGGTCGTTGGCGCCGGTCCAGTCGCGGTCGAGCGTCGCGATCAGGTCGGGCACGCTCCAACCAGCGGCGAGCGCGGCGGTGATGGGGGCGAGGAGTTGGGCTCGTTCGCTGCGGCCTGGTTGGCGTTGCAGGTCGAGCTTGTCGATGACGGTGTCCGCGTCGGGGTTGGGTTCTTGTTCGGCGCAGCCACCCCCCGCCGCCGCCTCTTGCGCCCCGCTCGTGTCCGTGTCCGCTGCGGGGGGTGGAGGAGGTTTATTAACGAGCAAGGAGGGAGTAGGGGTCCGGAAACCATGGACACTGACGTCCGGGTCTTCCGGACGCTGAGCATTGTTCAGGTTCCGGGATTCCCGGACACTGACCTTGGCTTCAGTGTCCGGGTGTTCCGGACACTGGGCTGGGCACAGCACGCGGAACCGGTAGCGGGCGCGAGTCTGCTTCTGGCCAACCGCCGTCTGCTCTAGGACGCCCTTCTCGATCAGTCCTTCGATCAGTTCGTAGAGCCTGGCGCGCTTCACTCGGATGCGCGCCATGATCTTCGGGTCTTCGATGCTGTCCCAGATCTGCCGGGTGCGCTCGTTGGCGTTCTCGGCGAGCACAATCGCCGCCAGATGCTCCTTCGGGGTGAGCGAGTCGGGCGCATGATCGAGGACTTCGAGGATCAGGCTCAGTGCCATCAAGCACCCCGGCCGCGATGGATCATCACTCCGCACAGCCCTTGATTCCATCCGTGAGCGCGCAGGTGCAGCCTTAAGCGATGCGCTCTAGTGAGCCCCGAGCAAGTCCCGGCAGCGGTACCAGAAGACCTCGTCGTCCGGAGGGTTCCCCCAGGACGCGTTTTCGGTCGGGGTGAGATAGCGACATCCGGCTGGTAGATGGAACGGCGCGTAGGCCGGGTCGTCTCGGTCCGGGTCGTCGTCAGCTGGATAGAGCGAGTACGGGATCCCCTTCTTTTCGACTTCGGGCGATGGATCGGCAGGGCCTTCGTCGTCAACTGGCGGCAAGTCGGCAATTGGCTGACCAAGTTCGCGTACGGCGCTTTCGACAGCCCCGACGGGGTCTTCGCCGCCGAAGTCGAACCACTCGCCCGTGAGGCGTATGGCGCCGAAGAACTCGTGCAACTTCTTCTCCAGTTCACGACCCCCGCGCGTTCGCCACAGCACGGAGAGGCGTTCGTGGTGCGACGTCTGCAAGGACGCGAGTCGCTTGCTGACGTCCTGCGCTCTGCCGATCTTTGCGATGGCCTTTCCTGGTACGCCGATGAGGTAGACCCAGGAGGCTGCCCCGGGCTGCGGACCAACATCAAAGAGAGAGGCTTGCGCGGGCATCGTGAACCTTCCTGCCGTAGCGCGACTAGGGAAGTAAGCCTGGTGTCAAAGTTACAGCAGGTCTCTAGGGATGTACGGTTGCCCCGTGCGAGCGAGAGACGCGCGCACCCAGGCTGACGGAGGAGGGCCGTATGCCAGAGCGCCGCCCTAGAGCGCCGAAGTTCGAGCAGACAGCCGGGAAGATCCGAACGCAGATCAGATCGGGCAAGCTCAAACCGGGCGACAAGCTCCCGATGGAGGACGATCTCGCAAAGCTGTACGACGTTGCCAAGCCGACGATGCGCGCCGCGCTGGCAGTGCTCGAACGGGAAGGGCTGATCGCGGCGCAGCGCGGCAAAGGCTTCTTCGTTCGCTCCACACACAAGATCGTGCGCAACGAGACGAAACGCCTCCTGGAGAGCGTGTGGGGCGACGGCCGGTCGATGTGGGTCGAGGACATTGGCACGGTGCCCACCCCCGAAGACTTGGTCGTGGACCGCGTCTCGGCGCCAGCGCACATTGCCCTGGTTCTCGGCCAGGCCAACACGTGGGTGCGGGACCGCGGCTACAAGGTCGGAGAGCAGGTGGTACTGCTCGCCGCCTCGTACGTCCCGGAGGAGATTGCGGACGGTACACGCATCACGGAGCCTGACACCGGCCCCGGCGGCACGTACGCGCGGCTGCGGGACGCCGGCCACGGGCCTGTGCGATTCGAAGTGCTGGTCGGCGCGCGCTCGCCGACGCATGAGGAGACTCTGCGCCTCGGCGTGAGCGCTTCGGTGCCGATGCTGACCGAGTTGCGCACGGCGTTCGACGCCAGCGGCAGGGCGGTCGAAGTCAACGAGATGGTGCTGGACTCGACGGTCTTCACGCTGCAATTCGATATCACCGCCTAGTCACGTAGGGACTCAAGCCCCGGCAGCCCGATGGGTCGCCGGGGCTTTTTGGTTCTTCAGAACACCGTAGCATCCTATATAGAAGCTTGACATCCCTAGGAGAAGCTGGTTCTCTGGAAACAGAAGGAACACCGAAGGAGCCGAACCCATGGAGACCGCAGAGATGCCGGAGCTGCTGACCGTGGCCGAGGTCTGCGCCATGACCCGGCAGAGCAAGAGCAGCACCCACCGCGAGATCGAGGCTGGAGAGTTCGACGTCAAGCGCGTCGGACCCAAGGGCGGATCGATCCGCGTCACCCGCGCGTCGGTCGAGGCCTACCTCGCTCGCCGCACCGTCGCTAAGCCCGCCGACCTCGAGTCCGGCGCCCTGACCGCCGCCTAGCCCCACCGCCCGGCGACTTATCCAGGGCCGCCGGACACCCCGATCGGCCGCCCGCGTCCCGTGACTCCTCCCCCAACGGCCGGGGCGCGGGCGGTCCACCACCAGCAAAACGGCAAGCCCCCTTAGCTCAACGGAGAGAGCACCGGCCCACGGAGCCGGGGATGCACGTTCGAATCGCGCAGGGGGCACGCACAGCACGCAGACAGCAAACGGCCTCGGCGCCGATCCCGCGGCAGCCGAGGCCCGATCCGCAACTTGGAGGGAACGGATCGTGGATCACACCGTAGCAACCCCCGCCGACAGGGCCATCGGCCGCGCCGCCAAGCGCGTCAGCCGCACCCTGGTCACTGCCGCGAACAGCGGCTACAGCGAGACCGATGTCGCCAGCCTGCGCCGCGCCATGCGCCGCACCGGGCAGCGGGTCAACCGCCGCCAGCTCACCCACCTGCTCGACCTCGCCGCCGGGAGCGCCGCGTGAACACCGCGACCCCGACCCGCGACCAGGCCGTCATGCGCCAAACCGTCGACCGGCTCACCGAAGTCATCGCGCAACTCGGCCAGATCGCCGACGACATGACCGACCTCGCCAACGACGCTGGCACCGACATCCAGGGCGCCCAGCAGATCTGGAAGTTCGCCCGGTCTGCGGCCGACACCACGGATCTCGCGCTGATGATCGCGGACAACGAACTTAAGCTCGCCGAACGCGCCGGGAGCGCCGCCTGATGGCCGCCGCCGCGAGCGTCCCGACTCCGAGTCCGCACCTCGGGCCGGACGCTCGCGGCGGAGTGCCCAGTGGTCGGCGCGCACGGCGCGCAAGGCGCGCATGCGGCGCGCATGCGCGAGATGCGCACAGGTCAGAGGCCATACGCCGCGCATCAGGCTCCCGCCTCAGTGCTCTGATCGAAGTCGGCACGCCACAATTGCGCGTAACCGGACATCCCGGCAGCTTGGATCGATCCGTTGTCGGCCAACTCCTTCAGAGCGTTCTGGATCGTTCGCAGCTTGAGCGGACCACCCTCCAGCCGTGCCAGCACGTCGCCGATTCCGTTCGGCGTCAACGGCCTGCGCTCGTCCCGCAGTACCGCCAGGACACGCGCGCTGGCCTTGCGCGGGCCACCCCCGGAACCTTCTGTGCCATCGCCGTCTGCGAGCGGTTTCCCGGGCACCAGGACGACCGAGGTGACCGGCGAACCGTCCTCTCTCGCCTCGCCCGCGAGTTTGACCACCTCGACCGCGAACACCATGTCGCCCAACTCCTCGTCGTCCTTCTGCTTGTCCGAGGCGACCGTGATCCGCGTCTGGGCGGCGCCCTTGCCCTTCTTCGCCACCCGCAGCTCGGTCTGCAAAGCCCCCTTGACCGACGTCGAACCGCGTCCGTGCTCCCCGTTCAGGCCCTGGTGGTGCACGAGCGCCACGCACGCGCCGCAGGCCTCGCGCAGGGCCTCCAGCCGGTGCACGATCAGGCCCATCTCTTTGGCGGAGTTCTCCTCCACACCGACGGTGATGCGGGCCTGCGTGTCGAAGATGACCAGCACCGGGCGCAGTCGCTTGCACACCTCGATCAGGACCGCCCACTCCCCCAGGTCGGCGGCCTGGACCGGTCGGGGCAGGAACTTCACCCCAGTCATCTTGCGCCCGTAGTACTGCTCCCAGGCCCGCACGCGTTTGCGCACGCCGCCGCCCCCCTCGGCCACCAAATAGATCACCAGTCCTTGCTTGGTGCGGTGTCCGTGCCAGGGGTGGCCGCCGCCGATGTGGCCGGCGAAGTCGAGCATCACGAAGGACTTCATGGAGCCGGACGGCCCGATGACGCGCGCCATGCTGTTGCGGTACAGGTAGCCGTCGATCAGCGGCTGGAGTTCGGGGATGGCGTCGAGTCCGTCGCTGTCGAGCAGTTCGGCTTCGAGCGCGGCGACCGCCCGGTCGAGGGCGTCGGGTTCGGGTGCGTGGCGGGCGATGTCTTCTTCGCTCCAGCCGAGGTCGCGAAGCTGCTCGCCCTCGCCGGGCCGGACGGTGAGCAGGTCGGTCACCGTTGGCCCGCCCAACTGGCCCATTCGTGGGCGGTGAACCAGATCGAGTCGTCGTCGCTGTCGTTCGAGCGGGCGACCGGTTCGGGGACGGGACGCTTGAGCCGGTTCGCGTCCCGGCGTATCGACGCGGCCAGGCGCGACCAGTGCTCGGCTAGTTCGCGTTCGGCGGCTGCGACCCCTGCGGCATACCCGTCGTGGCGGCCGAGTTCGTACACCAGCCGCTCGCGGCGAAGCGCGTCGCGCAGTTCGGCCGCGACATCGGGCATCTGCGGGCAGCGCGCCGGGCTGTGGCAGGCGGCGGCGGGGCGCTCGTCCAGGGCGGTCACGAGGCGGCCGCCGACCCGGACGCTATTCCACGGGGACGCGGTACCTGAACTCGAAGCGGTCGCCCGCGCAGGCGAACACCGTCACCTCGACCGGCCGGTCGTCCTGCGTGTAGATGGTCCGCACCAGGTCCACGACCGGAGTTCCGGGGTGCAGGCGCAGTTGCGCTGTCTCGTCGGGCGTCGGCATCCGCGCCACCAGGTCCTCCACCGCGTAGGCCAGCGGCAGCCCCAGTTCGCGCTTGAGGTAGGCGTGCGTGCCGCCCGGCACCTCCGCAGCGGTTTGCAGCACGGGATCGCCGGCGAACTCCCGCGGGAAGTAGCTCAGCGCCACCTGCGCGGGTTCGCCGTCGAGCGTCAGCAGGACCCGGCGCAACAGCAGCGGATCGCCCTCGCCGACTCCCAGCAGTTCGGCGACTCTCGCCGGCGCGGGTTCGAGGTGCGCCGCGGTGACCTCTTGGCCCCGTTCGAAGTTCTGTTTCTGCGCCTCGGCCTTCATCGGCGGCGTCCCCTCGGATCGGCGCTGCGAGAGGTGGCGGGTCGATCCCTCGCGGCGCATTCGGCGCGGGTGCCGTACGAAGGTGCCCTTGCCCTGCCGAGTGACGACAAGCCCCTCGGACTCCAGCTGGCTGATGGCCTGTCGCACGGTGCCCAGGGCGCTGCCGGACTCGTCGATCAGCTCGCCGAGGGTCGGGAGTTTGTCGCCGTCGCGCAACTCCCCGCGCGTGATCCGCCTGCGCAGTCCGTTGGCGATCTGCGCGTAGGCCGGCGTCGGGTCGCCCGGATTGACGGTCACAACTCAACTCCCTGTCCTCGCCTTCTTTGAGTCTAGCGACAGAGTTGACAGAGCCACACTTATAGAAGACTATCAGAGGTAGCACACCGTGAGAATCGATGCAAACGCAGCAACGGCAGCGAGGGAGGCGTCAGTGAGTAGCCCCAAGGCCCCGGCCGGATTCAACGAGCCGAGCTTTTCCGTGGGGGAGTTCGCCGACGCCATCGGCGTGCACCGCGTCACGGTGCGCCGCTGGATCAACCGGGGCCTTCTGGCGCACTGGCTGACCCCGACCGGGCGTGTCCGCATCCCGCAGAGCGCAGTCGACTCGGGCGTCAAGGTCCGGGCCGCCACCGAGACGCACGCCGCATGAATACGAAAACGGCCCGGCCGGAGGGCGAACTCCAGCCGAGCCATCGATCCGCCACCTTGGAGGGAAACCGGATCATGCAGAGCCTAACCGGAACCGACACCACCGCGCTCGCGCTGGCCGCCGCGCAGCTCGACCCCAAGCAGACCGCCGCCGTCCAGGCCGCGCACGCCGCGTACGAGGCCCGCATGCGGGCCCTGCGCGCCGAGAACACCGACGCGCTCCTGCTCGTGTTCGAAGCCGCGCGCCCCACCCTCACCGACACCCAGACCCGGGCCCTTGACTGCATGGCCCGCATCACCCGCGAGCGCGGGCGCGAGAACGGCGGTGCCTGATGACCATCCACGAGCCCGGCTCGCCCACGCACGCCTGGCGCTGCACCGTCCCCGGCTGCACCGGACCGCGTTCCTGTGGCGCCGGCTACCCCTCCCAGTCCGCCGCCGTGCACGCCGAAGCCCGCCACACCGACAAGACCCACCCCGCCACGGGCGCGAACGGCGGCACACGATGAGCCCGAACACGCACCCGACCGCAGCGCCCGCGATCAGCGCCCTGGACAACCTCGCGAACTGGACCCCGGCCAACGCCGACGAACTGGCCCGCGTCCTGCAAGCCGTCCACAACCACAGCGAGCACACCGTCATCAGCGCGCTGCTCGACGTCCTGGACAACCTCGCCACCACCAGCTTCGGCATGCAGGGCGTCAACCCCGAGCAGTCGCGACTGATCGCCGGACACCTCGAGCGCGCCGGCCAGGGCATCGCCGCTGCGGCGGCCGACTGGATCGACCGGGCACGCGAAGCCACCGGAGCGGAGTGGACGCGATGAGGCGCCCCCCGATCGCACTCGCCGCCGCGCGCCTCTACCTGCGCCTATGGCCCCTGATCGGCGTCTGCGGGCGCTGCGGACATCGCATCAGCGCCGACACGCACTCCGTCCTCGTGCTGCGCAACTACAAGACCCTGCGCCGCGTGCTGATCCATCAAGGCCCGTGCCCGCCGCAGCTCATCCGAGCCGCCGCTGTGAAGGAGTCCGCGCGATGAGCCTGCGCACACGCCTCGCCCTGCGCCTGCTCGGCGCCAGCGCCGGCAAAGGCGACTACGACGACGGACACGCCGCAGCCCGGCGCGAGACCACCGCCCGACTGCGCGCGATCCTCGACGCCCACCCGATGCGGGTCACCGGCGAAATCCGGCAGCTGATCGCTGATTTGCAGAAGCCCGCGAAGGAGTCCGCGCGATGGGGCGCCTGATCCACAGCCTCGGCCGGTGGCGCGGGACGCACTGCGACAGGTGCGGGCGGCGCATCACCGGCAAGCAGAGCGCCGCTGCCGGCCCAGGCAACCGCCGGCTCGTGCACTACAACCCCGACCACTGCGACAGTGCGACCCGCCGGCCGCGCGACCGCCGCCGCGCGACCCGTGTCGCCATGGCGGCCGCCGCGATCCTCGCCCTCGCCGCCATCGCCGTGCTGTTTCTCGACCACAACCGCAGCCACCACCGCCCCGAACTGGCCGCCATCGCCGCCACCGCGGCCGCGTTCAGCGCCGCGCAGATCATCGAACGGCGCCAGCACATCCGCCGCCCGACCGGCAACGACCCCGCACTGCGCGAGATGACCCGCAAGGACAGCGAGCGATGAGCACCTACCCGCCCCAGGCCGTCGAGAACGCCGCCAACCGGCTGATGAGCACCCTCGCCCTGCACGAGGACTCGCGCGGCACCGTCACCGACTACCTCGCCGACGCGTACGACGCCGGCGGCAACAACGCCCTGCGCGCCGCGATCCCCGCCGCCACACTCGACGACCTGCGCGCCATCCGCGAAGACGCCGCAGCAGCCATCAACGAGCCCGCACGGCGCCTGGCCGCCCTGCACCGCATCGTCGCAACCGCCTCCCGCATCGCCGACGGCCTGAACCAGGGCCGCGCCGAGCACGTCGCCGACAGCCCCGACTGGTGGTGCGCGCACCACGGCGAGGACGGCATGGACACCGACCCCGAGCCCTGGTGCCACGGCTGCGTCGAAGCCGGCGTCACCAGCGCCCCCGCGCCCGCGGCGACCTCCAACGCCGACGCCGCCGGATGGGGCGACCAGCGATGAGCGCCCTCGCCTCCCACCGCCCCTGGTGCGCCGACACCGGCCACACCCCCGACACCCCCTGCACGTCCGCGCCGCTGCACGCCGCCACCACCCAGCCCGGATACGCCGACGGGATCACCGCTGCCACCCTCAACCTCACGGCCGAGGACGACGGCACAGCGCTGCTGAACGTGTTCACCACCCACCCCGAGGACACCCTCGGCACGTACGGCTTCAGCCTGCGGCCCGGACAGATCCGGCCCTTCGCGATGGCGCTGCTCGCCCACGACGCCCTGCTGCTCGGCGACGACGCGGCAGCCGGCTACTACAGCGCCGAAGCCCGACGCGGACAGGACGGCGCCTGATGGCCGCCTGCGCCCCGAAGACGACCGCCCCCGCCGGACCGAAGCTGCGGCACGTGGCCACCATCGCGCACGCCGCACCCGGCGAAGCCCGCATCACCTGCACCTGCCGCACCCTGCGCACCAGCGTGGACGTCGACGACCGCACCGCCCTGCGGTTCGTGCTCTGGGACCACCTGCGCAACCAGCCCGACGTCGACCACCTGCTCGTCGACGACGCACGCACCCGCATCCTCTACACCCTCGACGAAAAGGCCGAACCCGAAGTCCGGCTCATCCTGACCGGAGCGACGCGATGAGCGGCATCGAAACCGGGCCGAGCCCCGCCGACATCATCAACCGCGCCGCCGCCGCGCTCGAGGCCGCAGGCAAGCCGCTGCTCGCGCAAGCCGTAAGACTGCTCGCCGAACGCGCCGAAGACCTGGCCGCGGACGCCGAGCAGCTGCAGTCCGCGCTCGCCGACGCGGCACAAACCGCGCAAACCTGGGCCGCCGTACACGCGCAGACCGAAGAGGCCGCGGAAACCCGGGCCCGCATGTACCGGCTCGCGACAGAAAACGCCGAGCACTACCGCGACGCCCTCCAGCGGATCGCGAAGAGCACCAGCCACGAGGACGCGGTCTCGATCGCGCAAGGAGCGCTGCGATGACCAGCCAGCCGATCACCGCCACCGCGACGCGCGGATGCCAAGCGCCCGTCACGCTCACCGTCCACGACAACGCCGGCACCTACCGAATCGGCCCGCTGGCCCCTGCCGAAGCCGACGCGATCACCGCGCTGCTCGCCGGCCCGACGCACGCCATCACGCGCGAACAGGACGCAGGCCGATGACACCGCCGATCACCGCGACCCCGACCGTCACCGTCGGCTGCTGCGTCGCCTGCCTGCTTGGGCAACGCCACGACGAGCACGACACCACCCTGCCCGCCGTCCAGCGCGCCAGCATTACCGCGCCCGCCCGGCGCACCCACGCCGGCTACGCAGCGACACCGCTGCCCGGCTACGGCGAAACCGACCACTACCCGGCTCCCTAAGGAGCAGCGCCATGGCCAGCTACACCCCCGACCCCGACCAGGTACGCCTGATCGCCTACACCTACCTCGTCGGCGGCTACGCCAAAAACGGCACCGTCGCCGACATGCTCGCCAAAGACGCCGCCGGCAGCGGCGCCTGGACCCGCGGACTCGACGCCCAGCAGACCGAAACCCTGCGCGCCGCCATCGAACACGCCCTGGCCGGCGCCCACGAGGCCGTCCTGTTCGACATCACCGACCAGGACGGCGACCCCGCCGGACGGCAACTGATCTGGGACGACCGCGCCGCCGAGGCCGACATCGTCGAGAACCTGCCCGACGCCGGCTGGTTCGACGGCCCGATCGAGGACGACGAGGACGACGGGGACGACGAAGACGACGACCGCCCGCAGCAGTGCCTGAGCCCCGAGCCGTTCGCGGCCACTAAGGAGAACTGATATGCCCCACGCCCTCGCGGCCTTCGCGCACCACCACCCCGCCATCGCCACCCTCGCGACCCTCGCCGTGCTCTACCTGCTGTTCCACCACAGCCACTACCGCCGACACCGGCGCAACGGGCTCAGCGTGTGGGTCAGCGCCAAGGGGCCGTTCGGAACGCGCGTGAGCAAGCGGTTCTGACCGCCTCCGCGATCCGGCGCGGCGCGAGCCGACCGGATGGCATGGGCGACCAAGCCCCGCCGAAACAACCGAGAGGAGACCCACCGCATGGGCCGCAAGGACCCCAAGCCCGAGGTCACGCAGGAGTTCCTGGAGCAGTCCTCCGAGCGCCTGTGTGACGCCGCCGACCAAATCAAGGCCGGACACCCGATCCAGGGCGGCAAGGCGTTCGTCAAGGAACTGCTCCGCAAGCCGTAACCAATCGCCCGGGCGACCACCACCGCCCGGCCCGACCATCCAACGACACCGCCGAAGGAGGCGAGACCGATGCTCGCGATCACTCTTCTGCTGCTTGTCCTGGGCGCCGTGCTCGCCGCCTTCGGCACCGCCGGGTTCGCCCTGAACTGGGCGGCACCGGACCACGACAGCCTGCGGTTCGCGCAGATCCTCGCGAAGACCGGCCGCCGGATGTCCGCTGCAGGCCTCGCCCTGTACGCGCTCGCGCACTACGGCGCGTCCGGGCCGACTCTGATCGTCCTGATCGCCGTCGGCATCACCGCCGCCGCGACCTACCTGACCGCCACCACCAACGTCATCGTCCCGAGCGGAGCCACGCCGTGATCCCCGAACTGTCCACCCCGCGCGACGCCGCCCAGGCGGTCAACGAACTCGCCGGCATCCCCGGCGCCGGCGCACACGAGGAAGCCCTCACCCGACTGATCACCACCGGCGCCCGCGGCGGCTGGAGCAGCCTCACCCAAGCCGACTTCGACCAGGCCCAGGACGCCTTCGACGACGCCGTCGGCCGGCCGCGCCGCAAGCGGCAGAACCCGATCCTGTGGAAGATCGGCTTCTGGTGGCACTGGCACGTCACCAGCCCGATCGTCTTCCCCGCGATGGAAGCATTCGCGGCCTTCTGGTGGTTCGCGGCGCGCCAATGGTTCCCCGGCGCCATCCGCGTCGCCGTCGCACAGGGCCCGACCCGCGCGCTGATCGAGGACGTCAGCCGGTTCGGCGCGATCCGTCGCCGCCGCTGGGCTCGACGCCGCGCGCAGCCCGTGCGCCGCTCACACCCGCACCGGTTCGGCACCCACGAACTGATCGTCATCGACCTGGCCGGCGCCACGCTGGCCGACTACGCCGCAGCATTTCCCAACGCCCGCCACGAAGGGTTCTAACCAATGGCCAAGCCCAAGTACGTGATCACCGCCACCCGCAGCGACGGGCAGTCCGTCAGCGCCGTCGACCGCGCGCTCGGCGTCGTCGGAGGCGCCGCCGTCTACAGCGACCAGGAGCTGGACGACCGGCTCAAGGACCTGCCGAGCCATCCCGGCGTCACCGTCACGATCCGCAACGCCAACGACGGCTGACCCCAAGACTCCCCGCGCGCGTCCAGGCGTAGCGCGGGGCAAACGCCACCGGCGCTAACCGGTGACGAACGCCCGGCCCCGAGTGGTGCCCCTCCACACCGTTCGGGGCCGGGCATCCACCGCATTTCCGAAACCACACCAGAAACAAGCCGGACCCTGATTCACCGCCACGGAAAACGTCCGGAGAGGAGCGTACTGTGGACATCAACAATGCAGCGTCGGACCAGTGCGCTAACACCGATCCGACGCCGACTAACACGACCCGCTATCCAGGAGCGAGCGACGTGCCTACGGCAGAGAATATCCGCGCGCCCAAGGGCAAGCGAACCCCCCGCGACGACGAACCCACCCCCGACGCGCCCGGCGACGTCATGACCGTCCTACGGCACGGCGGAACCGCCGCCCTCGCCTGCGCCGCCGCCAGCTCCGCCGTCTCCCTGTACTGGCTCGCGATCCTCGTCGGCTGGCCCGCCGCTCTCGCCTGGCTGCTGCCCGCGAGTCTCGACGTGTACGCCGGCACCAGCCTCTACGTCGGCTACCGCCTGCCGGTGCGCCACCCGGCCGCGAAGAGCGCGCGGCGCAACGCCCGCTTCGCGCTGTCCCTCTCGGTCGCCTCCAACGCGATCTACCACGCGCTCGTCCTGTTCGGATCGGCGTGGCCGGTGTGGGTCCACGACACCCTCCTCGTCGCCGTTTCCGCGTTGCCGCCGATCGTCGTGGAGCGGTTGCTCCACCTTCGTTCGAAGGTCGGCAACGGCGGCGCGGCAACACCCCTCCCGGCAACGGCAACAGGCAACAGCTCCCTTGCGGCAACACCGACCCCCGTTGCGCGCACGGCAACATCCGCCATCCCGACCGCTGCCCCCGCTCCGGCAACGGCCTCCGCGGCAACGCAGCCGCTCCGGCGGCAACAGGCAACAGGCAACGGCGTCACCCGGCTGACCACCTCCGCCGAGAAGGAGGCGATCGTCGCCAAACTGCTCGACGAGCACGGCGACGACTACCCGCTCACCCTCATCGCCGCCGCCATCGGCACCGTCCACCGTGCCACCGCGATGAAAGTGCGCGACCGCGTGATCAACGCACGCGCCAAGACGCAGACGGATGTCGAAGACGGCGCCGACGACCCCGAACTGGCCGCGGCGGTGACCGCATGAGCGCCTACACGGCACGACACGTCGACGACGACTACGACGAGGACACCGAAGATTTCCCGGCGCAGCCCGCGACGCTCCCGGCGCGTGTCGTGTCGCCGCGCGGCCTGGACGATCAACTACCGCAGGTCATCCACCCCACCGCGATCCAGCCCGGGCGATACGTCCCGCACCCCCACCAGATCCTCGACCCCGCGCATGTTGCGCGACTCATGGGCGCCCCGACCCGCCAAGCACCCCGCTGGCTGGTCGGGGTCAAAGACCTCTTCGGGCACGCCGCCGACCACCACGTCCTGCCCGCCGCAGGCGTCCTCACCCTCTTCGGCGTCTCCGCATGGGCCCACTCGCAGCCCTACCACCCCCTGATCGGCGGCTCGATCATCGCGGTGGGCGCCTACCTGATGCGCGCCGGCATCAAGGCCCACCGCCACCACGGGGCCGACGCCGACGCTGTGTTCACCAAGGGACTGCTCGGCGCCGGGGCAACGCTCAGCCTCACCGGGGCCGTTGCCTGCGCCGGCCTCTCGCCGTGGTCCGCCGTTGCCGTTGCCCTCGCGCTCGGCGGCTCCTACGTTGCCTGGCACCAGTGGCAACACCACAAGACCGAACGCGTCCGCGAGTTCTCCGTAGCCCTGGTCGCGGCAGGCAACACCGGGCCGAGCCCGTTGCCTCCCGTTGCCTACGCGCCCGGCGCGCTGCCCTACTCCGACGAGGAGGCGCGGCTGCGCGCCGCGTTCCTGAAGCTGAAGGCGCCCGATGTCATCGTCTCCCCGGTGCGCCGGATCGCCGACGAAGTCTGGTCGGTGTACGTCGACCTGATCGACACTACGTTGACAGCCGATGGCGTCCAAAAGGACGCCCAGCGCCTAGCGGCGTACACCCGCGGCGCCCGGCGCGTCGAGGTGCTCCCCGGGGCACGCCCCAGCCAGGTCAAGGTCATCGTGTACGAAGGCGACGACCCACTGGAGGAGCCCGTCGTCGGCCCCGGTCCCGAGATCGAGTCGATCCTGGACCCCCTCGACCTGGGCGATTTCGAGGACGGCAGCCCCATCGAGCAGCCGTTTGCCTGGAACCACACTCTCATCGCGGGCGCCACCGACAACGGAAAATCCGGAATCCTCGACGACATCATCATCGGCACGCTCAAATGCCGCGACGTGGTCCGCATCGGAATCGACTGCAAAGCCGGCGCCCCCGCTTTCGGCGTATACCGCCCGGTGATGTTCCACCTCGCCAGTACGCCCGAGGATGCGATGCGGGTTCTCGCTGGCCTGGAAGCGGTCTATGAATACCGCGGGCGCAAACTCGAGGAAATGGGCGTGCCCTCTGAGGAGAACGAGGACGGGGTTCCGGTGCGCAAGTGGCGCCCGGAGTTCGGCCCGTTCATCCTGGCGCTGATCGACGAGTTGGAGCGGCTGACCTCCGAGTACAAGGGTGCGGCCAAGCGCGTCCAGCGGCTCAACGCCCTGGTTCGCTATGTCGGCATCATCCGCGTGGACGCGACGCAGACCCCCAGCAAGGAGGTGTTTGGCGGCACCACGGACGCGCGGCTGAACTATCAGGTGCGTATCGGGCTGCGGACCACCGAGACCACCGCGAACAACATCATCATGGGTCCTGGCTCGACTGGGCGTGGCTGGTTGCTGAACCTGCTGGATCTCCAAGGCAAGCTGATGATCCAGTCACGGCAGCACGATCGGCCGCGGATCGGCCGCGCCAACTGGTACACCGACCAGCGCATCGCGCGGTACGTCGCCGAGTTCAAGGACCAGATCGAGGACCTTGACGAGGGCAGTGCGGACGCGTTCTGGGACGGCTACCACTCCTACGGGCAGGCCGACGAAGACGAAACCGGCGGCGACGGCGACGGTCCGCGCGGCGGCCAGCCGGAACCGCGCGACGAGGTCCCCGCGCACGGCAAGCGCGGCCTGTACCTGGTGCCGACCTACCCGGACGGCTCGCAGATCGACGAGAAGTTCCAGGCACTGTGGCGGCTGCTCGGCGAGTTCGGCGCGGCCGGCGCGACCCGCAAGCAGCTCGCGGCGCGAGCGGAGGCGCTGGGGCACAGGTACAACTCGCCCTCGTGGATCGGGCAGCGCCTGGAGTTCTGGCGCGAGAAGGGCTATATCGACTGGCGCAAGGACGCCGGGGAGATGGTGCATTGGCGCATCGACCTGCGTAGCGAACGGGAGGACGCCGATGGCGCGGCGTCGTAGGTCCCCGCTGAAGAAGGCGCTGCACGCCATGGCCCCGCACCGCGTGCTCTGGAGAGTCATGTCCGGCCCCGAAGTCGTGAGGGCGGCGCGCTCCACGTTCGGCACGTTCACGCGCACCAGCGCCGCCTCCCGCAAGAAGCAGATCGCCAAGGGCAAGGTCGTCCCGACGAAGAAGACCGCGGCGAAGAAGACGGCCAAGCGCGCCGACCCGTACGCGGCGGCGCTCGGCATCCCGGCACAGAACCGGGCGGCCGCTGCCAGGCAGGCCAAGTCCGCACAGCCGGTGAAGAAAGCCGCCGCGCCCCGCACGGCGAAGGCAGCGAGCACTCCTGTGCCCGTGCGCAACCCGGACGGCACGTTCAACGGCTCCCGCTCGGTGTCGACGTTCGGTCCGGCCGAGCAGGAACGCAACCGGCAGGCCTGGACCGGCTACGTCGATCCGACGCTACGCATCCGCAACTCCCGCACCCGCCGTAGCTGACACCGCCGACAGCCGAAAGGACGTGACCGAGATCCTCGGCCATTCGCACGCGCTGTCCGGCGCCACCGCGTTCTCCGCCGTGGCCTGCCTCGCGCCCGCCGTCGGCGTCCACCCCCGCTGGGGCGCCGTCGCCGCTGGCCTGCTGGCTTCCGCAGGCGCCGCGCTGCTGCCCGACGCCGACCACCCGCGCTCCGTCCTGGCACACTCGTTCGGCCCGGTCACCAAGGCGCTGACCCGGTTCGTACACCGCGTCTCCGGCGGCCACCGCCACGCCACGCACTCCCTGCTGTTCGCCGCGCTGATCCCGCTGCTCACCTGGTTGGGGGACGCGCTCGGCGGACGCTGGTTCGAGATCGGCGTCCTGTTCGTGCTCTACACGTTCGCCGCCCGCGCCCTGCGACTCGCACCCGGCGCGTCATCCTCGGTCGGCATTGTGGCGGCACTCGCGACCTGGTTCACGCTGCCGGACCTGACCTGGCTGCCGTGGGCGGTCGCGGCCGGGATTTTGGCGCACCTCGGCGGGGACTGCCTCACCAAAGAGGGCTGCCCGCTGCTGTGGCCGCAGCGCAGGCGCTACATGGTCCCGCTCGTGCAGCGCACCGGAAACAAGATCGAGACCATGCTGTTCGCGCCCGCGTTCGTGCTCGGCGCCGCAGCGCTGCTCGCGTACGGGCGCTGACCGCGATACTGGCCGCAGCCGCCCGAAACTGAGGAGAACCGTGAACACGACAACCGCCGAGACCGCCGCGCGCACCGAACTGGTCGGCAACGTCCGCGACCTGCAGAGCGCCACGCTCGCCGAGATCATCCGCGCGCGCAGGGCCGACGCCGACCAAGACGCGCGGGGCGCCGCAAGCGAGACCTCGTTCAACAGCGCCGTGTAGCGCGACGCCGGGCAGGTGGGACGCGAAAGCCCCGGCGCCAAGGCCGGGGCTCGCAACCCCGCTCGGCGGGGACAACGTGCAGTCCATTCGAGGGAACGGACGACCCCCGCCTGCGCGGGGAGCGACAGTGCCCACTGTAGTGCCGCCGCGAACGGCGCGTCAGCTTTCTGCGAGATCCGTTCGCCTGCCACGCCCCGGCCGTGCCGCCTTCGCGTCACGGACCTGCTGCTCGTCGAACCGCGCCTCCGGACGCCCGCTCGCTCCCCGCTCATACCCCACGGCCGCCACGCCCCAGCGGGAGAGGGTGCGGCTGGCCGACTTCACCGAAGCGGCGCCCAGGAACTCGGCCACCTGGACGATGGACCACGTGTCGGTCACAGGTAGCTCTCCTTGAGGACGTTGATCGCCGTGGCGGCCTCCTGCTTGGTCAGCGCGCGGATCGCGTCCATGTCCGGCTCGTACACGCCCGGGCCGACGCGGCGCGCCAGCGGGTGAGTCTCGACCGGGCCGCTGCCCTGGCGGATCGCGGAGCGCAGCAGGTCGGCGATGTACTCGACCTGGCGCGCGGTGGCGCCGTTCGGGTTGGGTCCGATGACGGCGGCGACCGGGTCGTTGAACTCCTTGATACGCCGTTCGACCTCGCGGGCGGCGGTGGCCTTGAAGCCGCTGGCGCGTTCGCCGGTGATGGTGGTGTCGCCGCCGCACCAGGCCTCGATCGTCTCGTCGTCGATGCCTGCGTCTTGGGCGAGGCGGTGGATGCGCTTGGCTTCGGTGGCGCTGATTCCCATGGTGTCCCCCTGCGGTCGTTCTTGCTGACACCCCTAACTATGCCGTACATACGGCGTAGTGTCAAGACGGCGCTCTCGCGAGAGCGCGGCAGCACGCGACCGGACCGCGACGGCCCGAAACAGCGAAAGCCGCCTAACCCCGGCGCGGCCCTCGCATGTGCGTGGCGGGCGTGCCTCACGCTCGCGCGTCCGACCCCGTCCGATCCGGCTTGCACGGCAGGTCGCCAACCGCCACACTCGGCGCAGAAACAATCACGCCCGCCCCCATGACCGGTGAGGACGGGCTGCGCGTCCGTTCGGGTGCCTGGCGGCTACGCTCGCCGTATGGACATCCGGGACTTCATCGCCGCGCGCCTCGACGAACGGGAGCGAGCGCTCCCGTCGGCCCTTCCCGGTCCGTGGTCGACCGAAGTGGATCGCGGCAAGATGCAAAAGTCGCTAGGCGAGAGCGAGGGCCACTACCTGTTGCGCGCCGACGACGGCGCTCTGGTCGCCGAGAGCGTGCGCGGTAACGCGCTGCTGCACCTGCGCGGCCATGACCCCGTCTGGGCGCGCGCCGACATCACGGCGAAGCGGCAGATTCTCGGCGCATACGATCGCGCTACCGCCCGCTTTGACGAAGCCCTCAGCAGTCCGCCCGACACCGACGCCGACGCTAGCGCCTTCAGCGCGCGGTCTCACATGGACCTGGTGTTGCGGCTGCTGGCCGCGATCGACGCGGATCACTCGGACTTCAACCCGGCATGGAAGCTGGACGTGTCATGACCGGCGAGCCCGGACCGCCAGCGGTCCGCAAGTTCTCGATCCCGCTGAGCGTTTCCGCTGCCGACCTGACCGACGCGCAAGAGATGCGCGAGCACGAGCGGCGCCGGACCGCGATGACGCCCGAGCGCGCCGAGCGTCGGGCGCGGCAGGACGCCGAACGGGCGGCCGCGCTCGCTGCTGCGGTAGTCGACTGGCAGGCGGTGTGCGACCGGCTTGCGAGCAACGCCCCGGCACTGGCCGTGCTCGCGATCCACAAGCCGGCGAACTCCTACGGCTGGCGCTCGTGCGCGCACTGCCGTGAGGGCGACGAGTGCGATCTGGTCGGGTGGCCGTGCGAGACCTTCACCGCAGTCAAGGATGCGTGACGTGGACCAGGACCTGACGCGGCACCTCGTCAACTGCACCTATTACCTGCGCACGCCTGCGGCCGGCCACGACGGGCAGACCGGCTACCGGTATGACTTCGTGGACACGAGCCGGTTCCATAACACGCTCACGCAAATCCTGACGCTGCACCCGCCGCAGGTCGGCGACCTGATCCACTTCGACGAGGGCTACCGGGTCGTGGAGCGCTCTTGGTCGTACTCGCGGTACGGCTCGACGAACTGGCCGGGCGGCGAGCCGATGCAGACCGTCGGGCCGGACCTGACATTGATCGTCGAGCGGTTCGACGGCCCGTTCGTCAACGAAATCCCGACGCCGGACGCTGGCGACGATGCGTGACGTACAGCCCGACGGAATGAGGGACGCGGCATGATCACCGATGCGGTAATCCACTGCGAGAGCCCGACAAAGTCGTTCGATGACCCGTGCCCGCCGCTGAAGCTGTACCCCACCATCAAATACGACGGGCGCATGGCGACGGACGACGACCGCGTTGCCCTGGACGACGTGCCGCGTGCTCTTGCCGAACGGATGCGCCTGAAAGGCTGGGTCACGGTAGACGGCAAGCACTTCTGCCCGCGCCACACCCCCGACAAGATCGGCAATGTGATCCAGCTCGGCGGGGAGTACGTGCCAATCGGTGACGGCTGGGAGGCGCGGGTGCCCGACGGTGCGATGAACACGATCCTGGAGATCGAAGTGCGGCGCGTCCCGGATGCGGCACCAGGCGAGGGCGTCTGACGTGGAATTCCCGCGCGAGATCATGATCGACCAGGACGAGCACGGCGCCCCGCGCGTCACGATCGACGGGCAACCGCTGCCCTGGTACACGGCGGGGATCATCGTGCCGCCGCCGTCGCGCGACCAGATGCCGACCGTCGTGCTCACGATCCCGGCGGAGAGGGTCGTCATGGTCAACGAGATACAGCCGCCTGCGGCGAAGGAGTCCGGGCCGCCATACCGGTGCTCGCACCGCGGCTGCCTCGGCCAGCATTCGACGCCGAACGAGACGTGCTGCTGATATGAGCGAACAGCCGGACCGCTTCACGACCGAGGGCGCGCTGGACGAAGTTCTAGATGCGATCGAGGCCCGTCTGCGCGCATCGTGGGAGTCCGAGCATCCGGACGGCTTCGAAGGCAACGGCTGGGATGAGTGGCAGCAGGAGTACGAGCGCCGGGACGCTGCCGCGGGTTCGGAGGCGCGGCGGTGAACGGGCGCTGGCGCCGGGCGCTGTCCACGGTCGTCGACTTCTCTGGCTGGCGTTGGATCCAGGATGACTGCCTGACCGCGTGCCTGAGTTACCTGGCGATTGCCGCCATGCTTACGCTGCTCGCCGTCGTGGTCTACATCGCGGCCACCCGCTGACGGCGGGTAGGGCAGAGAGCCGAACGCGCGCCCCGGCTAGTCCGGATGCTGCATAGCCTCCCACGGCTGCGGCTTCGGCCGGAATGAGATCACGTCCTGGCCATCGCCCGTGTGGGTCCATTCGGGGTCGCGCTCCCAGTCCTCGCCGAACACCAACTCGTGGCTGGGCACGCCGAGCAGGTTGAGCAGGAACAGCACCTGCGTCGGGGCGTCCGCGCGCGGCGTCTCGTCGGGCTCGACCTTGTACAGCGCGTCGATCGGCCCTTCCGGGAAAGCCACCGAGCAGCGTGCGGGCGGCATGGTCGCCCCGTCGCGCAACCTGATGTCTACGGATCGCGAGAGGTTGGCGTCGGCCTGCTGCGAGAGCAAGCCGAGGGCTGTTTCCAGCGGCGAGCGCAGCACCATCTCGACGCGCGTACTGTCGATCAACGCGGTGGGGGCCGTTCGTGCGCCGACGGTTCGCAGCGTGAACTCGGCGATGCTGGCGATGCGCACGACCGGCATCTTCACGGCGACGCGGCGGCCGGGCCAGGCGACCGCCAGGAGCATCTCGCGGGACGGAGTGAGGGGCATGACGCCAGTGTCTCGCACGGCGGGTAGGCCGAGGGACTCGAACCCTCGAGGCAGCTCCGGGCGGGCGGCGGCAGTTCCCGTTGGCGGGGCCGACGGTTCTCGCCGCTGGACTCCTGCCAAGAGTTCTTCGCGCTGAGGTCTGACTCGATAACGATTTCATTACGGACTTGTTGGACTGGGAGCGACCCGCAAGGACTCGCAGGGATTTGCACTTACCCCTCGGATGTATAGGGCCATAGAAGGGGGGACGCCATTGAGTACTTAAAGGCACATTCCCTTTTACGCAGGTCAGATGCTGTGTAACACTCCCCAGCATGACGAGTTGGGAACAACGCAAAGCCATCGGCGACGTGCTGGAGCAGACTGTTGCCGAAGAATTGACGCTGCGCGGCTGGGCTGTAAATCCATGGGGGCAAGGAATACTCACTCGCCCCGTGCGTGGCGCTCTTCACCGCACCGATTCCTCGCTTCGCTGGACCCCCGACTTGGTGGTCGCGCGAGACGAGATCGTCGCCTTCGTCGACTGCAAGGGGCGAATGACCAGCGGTGCCACGAACAGGCACTGCATCGAACGGGCCGCAGTCCGGGCGCACCTGCAACTCGCGGCGCTAACTGAACTGCCGGTCTACTACGTCTTCGACAGCCTCGGGGTGCTGACGCCGCATGACGTCGTGATGGCCGGACGAATCGGCCCGCATACGAATGTCGGCTCAGGAGCGCCCTACTACCTAATCGGCACTGGCCATGACCGCGCATTCGACGACATCTTCGGTGCCCACGAGCGACTCGCGATGGGCAATCTCGCCGTTTAGGGCCGGGAGCGGGATTCGAACCCGCGTCGTCCACCTGATCCAGGCCGTTCCCTGGCGCGTGGCATCTCAGGGCGCGGCTCGCGGCTGCTCGGCCTACCGCCTTGCGGCGGGCACCACCTGGCATATCCCGGCGCGAAAGGGGAGCCACACTCTGGCGACGGCCCCTGTTGACTCAGGCGCCACGGTGTCGGCAGGCCCTCGCGGGCGCGGTAGTGACGGGCCAGCTCCGGTAGGCATGTTTCCGCATTGCCCACAGCCCCTCGGGTGTCACGCCTACTCGCTGCGGGATAAGGGCAGCTTACTGCGCCTCGATCGCGGGGCGCGCAGGTGTTTCCACCTCGGCCGCTGTGTCCGGCTTGTGCAGTTTCAGCCCCAGCGAATACTTGGCCATTGACGGGATCGAGACCACCTCCCAGTCTCCGCTCCGGACAGCGTCGAACTCCTCCCCCGTGATGTCCACCTCGCCGCCGAGCCGGTCCAGCAGCACGGCGATGACCGCGAGCATTTCGCGGCGCTCCAATTCGGCGGATGCCTCGGCGCGGTGCGCGCGTCGCATGCCTTCGGTCAACTCCACGATCAGGCTCCGATCTGTCGTCAGACGACTTCGCCGCGAACCGGTTCGCGGGACTTCGTTCCGCGCACGAGCCAGACGCGTTCGCGCGGCTCGGAGCGCTCTCGGCGGAAATCGCCGCCCTCCCACGCCGAGACGATCTCAATGTCATGTTCTAGGATCCCGGACAGCGCTTCGGCGATGCGCGGCATGTCCAACTCGTCGCTGATGCCGTCGAGATCCTTGCTGAACAGGGCGACCGCCCGCACCTGATCGTCGGGCGTGCGCCGCAACGGCATGACGACCGAGAAGAAATCGCCGTCCACCTGGCGTGCGGCGGCGATGAACGCCTCGACACGGTCAGGCTCGTCGTAGAGGAACGAGGTGATGTGCATGTGCCGGTCGCTCACGTCAGGCCCCGATCGCGTTCGGGTCGCGGACAACCTCGCCGTTGATCACCGCGGGCTTGGGTGTCGCCTTGATCCGATAAGCGAGCGACGGCATGTCCTGCCAAATCATCATCTCGGCGCCCTCGAACTCCACGATCTCCTCAGCCGTGATCGTCACTTCGCCGCCAAGCCGCGAGACGAGTATCCCGATCAGCCAGTTGCGCAGTTCGACGGCGTCCGTTGGCCCGCTCATCGGCTTCCCGCTCCTGGTCCGCGCATCGTGGCCTGCTCCTCGGCCGGTCCGACCGGTGCCGGCCCGTTGTCCTCGGTGAGCATCTTCAAGACCGTGGCGCGCGAGTAGGCCGAGGCCGCGATCCTGGCGATCTCGTTACGGCCGACACCATCCCGGTCTGCACTTGCGAGCGCGCCGCGCAGCGTGTCGCGGGACGCGACGAACCGCTTGACGGCGCCGTGCAGTGTGACCGTCTTCAGGTCGATGTCGGCGGCGAGCACGAGAACCGGGTGGCCGGGGAGCCGGGTGTTCATCTGCTCGCCGAGGCGCTCGATCTCGTCGTAGTCCAAGTCTGGCGGCACGCGCAGCAGGATCGTGTCGCCGGGCTCGAGCTTGAGCCGGGACGCCTCGGCGAAACGGACCTCGACCTCAGCCACGGTACGTGATCCTCTCCCCGTCGATGGTCGCGTCGCCGATGGCCCCGAACTCACGGCCGTACCCAGGCTGTTCGCGACGGCGCGCTGCGGCCTCGTCGAGCAGCTTCTCCATCGCCTGCACCGACGTGAGCCACGGGCCGCGCTGTTCGTGGCGCTGCTCGCACCCGTCACTGTGCTCGTGGATCTCGTAGCGGCCCGCTGTGGCCGTCGAGCACGGGTGGCAGCAGTAGGCGACGCCGATCTTCACCTGCCGGAAGCAGTCGGGCTTGTCGCACTTGTGCAGGCCGCTGTGCGCGCCGCCCACGGTGGGCATGGCCGCGTACCGGTCCGACTGCGGATCGCTCATCGGCGCACCTCATGCCCACACGGCAGGCAGGTGGCCGCGTCCGAGGTGAGGGCGGCTGATACTTCACCGGCGGCGCTTTTCGACACTGCGAGGCTGCCGACCGCCCGGATCGCCTCCACGACGGCGCCGCATTCGGGGCACTCACGCCGGTCGCCCTCGGCGTAGGTCAGCGTCAGGACCTGCTTCGGCGGCGTAGTCGGCAGATCGCCGAGGAGGACATCGATCGCTTCCCGGCTGAGCGGGATGTCGGGCATGTTGACCCCGGTCACAGCGCCTCCACGTCGTACCGGCCGTCCTTGACGTCCCGCACGAAGTCGCGCCACTCGTCCTGGCTGAACTTCAGGACCGGCCCATCGGGTTGCGACTTGTCTTGAACGGCCACGCGAAATGCGCGGCCGGGACTGCGGAATACACGCCCGACCATCACACCATGCGGCCGATCCTCGGCTGGAACGGATACTTCTACTTCCCCGATGATCGCGAGAACGCGGTCTCGTAAATCCTGCGCGTCGGCCGTCTGAAGGTATGACCTGGCTATCGCCCACTCGATCCGTTCGCGCATGTGGCGCTCCGCGTCGCGGGGATCGACCTCAACCACGGTGCGCTCTCCTCGCGTGCGGCCACAGCCCGCAGGCGCGCCAGATCAGGATCGCCGCTCTGTCGTGTCCGCGCCAGGACAGCCAGTCACAGGCGATGTCGATGCGGCGCACGACGGCCAGCCGCAGCCTCGTTCGGCGTCCCAGCGCCGGGCGGTACGAGACGGTGCCGTCGGGGTGCGTGACGACGCGCTGGAAGTGGCCGATGGACTGCGTCATGCCGTCCATCGTGGCACTCATTCGTCCCGCCCATCGCGCGATACCGTGATCCCATCAACCGCCCAGTCCGGGAGCACCCAATGCCGCGCGCCGCCGCCACGAAACCCGACCCCGCCGCGGCGAAGACCGCCCAGGCCAAGCGCGACATGGCCGCCGTCACCCACGCCGAGGCCGTCCTGCGCCTGCCCGGCACCCCCTACGTCGTGCTCTCCTTCGACGGGCCCGTCGACCCAGAGCGGCTCGCAGCCGCCGCCGACAGGCTCGCGCGCCGCGACAAGGTGCCCGTCATCCTCGGCGGCGACGGCCTGACCACGGCGGAACTGAACGACGACTACACACGCGACACATACGAAAAGGTCCAGGAGAAGCAGGCGCAGTGGGGCGAGGTCTTCGGCGCCGCGCTCGAGGCGGCCGACGCGTTCGCCGCCGGCGAACAGATCAGTGACGCCGAACCCGCCGGCGAGGACGACGACGGGGGCGAAGACGAAGACGACCCCGAACCGACGCCCGCCGAGATCATCCTCGCTCGTCTACGCGAACACGGCCCCGGTTCACCACAGGACATCGCCGCCGCAACCGGGCTGCCCCGCATGGCCACCACCGTGGAACTCGTGCGCATGACCAACGCGGGCACCGTGCAAAAGAACGGACTCGCCTACGCCGCCGTCAGTGCAGCCTCAACAGAAGCGTGACGATCACACCCAGCGTCGCGACCGCACCCACGAGAATCACCCACCCGGCGTTCAGCCCGCTACTGCGCCCCTCCGTGCGGTCCATGCGCGTCGCCAACACGTCGATCTTGTCGGCGTTGGCCTGCATCTGCAGCAATGCCTCCGCCCGCGACATGAACGTCGCCGCCTGATCCGAAAGCTGCCCGCGGAACTCGTTGACGCCCTCGAATCGGCGCTCAGCAGCAAGTTCCGCCTTGCTCACGGCCCGGTCCGCTGCGTTCAGCGCCGCCAGAACGGCCTCTTTCTGTGCGGCGAGAGCCGCGGCCACGGCTTTGTCCTGGTCCTCGAACCTCTGGTTGCTCAGTTTCTCGGCTGCGGCCAGGGCGATGGAGCTGACGGCCTGGGCATGCTCGATGGCGGCGTCCGCATAGGCGCGCAGGGTGTCGAGCGTCCAGCCCTCGCTCGGCATCGCGCCTCCCGTGTTCAAGGCGTGCGGCGCGGTAGCGGCACGAGTTGCAGCGGCCACAGCGCGGAGCGCGGCGCGGGGGTCGATGGCGTCGGCGCGGGCGTATGCGCGGCGGCCGCGGCAAGGCTCACGGGATCTCGCGGAAAGAGCGGCGACGGGAGTGGCGGGTGCAGGCCGGCCGTCGGCAGCGCGGTGGGGCTCGCTGACGGGGGCGCGCTCGGGCTCGCGGAAGCCGAGGAGCTGGGCGACGGTGACGGGCCGGGACGCGCGGTGCACGTGTAGTGCGGTGCGGGCGTCTGGCCGTCCTGCGCGCAGTCGTACGTGTTGCCGGATGGGTCGGTCCACGTCCAACCGGCGGGAGGGCCACCAGGGGCGCCGTCTCGGCCGGCTGGGCCCTGAGCACCGGGTGGACCGGTCTCCCCGACGCCCGGGCTGCCTTGCGGCCCCGGGCTACCCGGCGCCCCGCTCGGCGCGGGATGCACAGCCATGTATGCCGCGACCGCTGTCGCCACCTGCGCGTTCGACGGAGGCGGCCCGGGCTCGGGCGGGTGCAGCGCCAGGTACGCCGCCACTGCGGTCGCCAGCGCGACGCTGGACACGGCCGGCGTCGGCGGGTTCGCGGCCAGGTATCCGTCAACCGCGAGCTGCACCTGCGCGTCGCTGGGCCCCGGGCCTTGTTCGCCCTGCGGGCCGGCGGGCCCGGCCTGCGCGATGATCGACGCCGGGGGCGGCGCGGACGGGGAGATCCCGTGCGCCTCAAGCTGCCGCCTCGTAGTCGTCAGGCCCGCCGCGAGTCCGCCGATCGTCCTGCTCTGCGCCGAGGACTGCGCTGAGACCTCGTTCAGCCGGGTGCGCTGGTCGAGCGTCGTGAACAGCATCGCCAACAGCAGCGCGAACCCGAGCAGGACGAGCACCGCGACCAGCGCCGGCCAGCCGTGACGGCGCGCCAGCCGAACGCCTCTCATTTGTGCGTCCCCACGTAGAAGGCCACGAACACGGCGAGCAGCCCCAGCACCGCACTGGCGGCGATGCCGAAACGCTGCCACGCGCTCAGGCTGCGGTTCTCGCGCTCCGCTTTCAGCGCCGCGATCTGCGTCTTATTCTCGCCGCGGGCCTGCGCGATCTCCTTGTCCAGGTCGACGCGCAGATCCTTGATATCCCGCTCGTGCACGAGGCGCAGATCCGTGAGCGCGCGCTCGATACGCTCGTGGTCGAGCGCGGACTGCCGCTCATGGCCCCCGAGGGCGTTCTGCAGGGACTGATGCTCGGCGGCCCACAGTTTCGCGGGCACAGTCTCGGTGGCGAGTTTCATCTGCGCGTCTTCGATGCGTTTGATGTTGCGGGCGAGTTCCCCGAGCGTGGGATCGTCGGCCATGGTGCGGCCCTTCTGGTCGACCGGGGTCTGGGGCCGACGTGCGCGGTACTGCTCGTGCCTTACGTGTCGGTGCGGGCGGGCGCGGCGAGCGCGGCCTCGTGCTCGTCCACGGTGCGCTGCACGACGGGCACGGGCATCGTCTTGCGCCACTGCCGGTAGGCGGATTCGGTGGCGCCGGCCAGTAGCGACCATAAACCGGACCAGCCGGTGATATGGCCGCTACTGGCGATCAGCTGCGCGCCCAGGGTGTACATGAAGACGCGCCCCAGGCGCCAGGCCTGCGCGGGCCAGTGGTGGTGCGCGGCTTCGAGCACCAGGTCCGCACGCAGCGAACGGAACACCGAGCCGACCGTCACGTGAGCACGTCCAGTCCCACGGTGCCCGCGCCGCCGGTCATCTCGACGCTGACCTTGTTCGTGTCCGGCGGCAGCGGGACCTTGATGGCGCCCGCGAAGTGGCCGACGGTGTAGTTCTGGACCCCCCAGCCGCCGCCCTTCAGGCTGAACAGCGCGACACGCACGGCCGCATCACCGAAGTCGCTGGCGAGCAGCAGTGTCGCGGGCTGCAAGGTGACGGCGCCGGGGTTGGTGAACACCACCGGCGTGTTCGGCTTCAGGTCGATGTGCATGTCGTTCTCCCGGTGGGCTGTGGCGGTGTGGGTCGGGGTGGATTTGGCTGCGACGATCTGGGTCGCGCGGTTCACGATCGCCTGGCGTTGGGTCAGGATCGGCGCTCCGGGGCAGTCGTAGTGGCCGCCGCCCGCCGCGCCCAGCAGTCCGTGCCCGATGACGCCCTCGCCGCGCGGGTCGTCGGTGACTTGCAGCTTGGTGCCGTGCACGCCATGGGCCCAGGCGAGGATCTGCGCGGCGTTCTCTATCTGTGAGGCGGTCAGGCTGTCGCCTGAGTGGCCTTCGTTCTCGATCGAGATGCCCACCCCGTTGTAGGCGGCTTCGGCCCACGCCACTTGGCTGGTGTCGACCCACTGGTCGGGTTTGCCGGTTTTGGGGTTGCCGAAGTGCGCTGAGACCTGCGCGGCGGGGTTGTGGATCCAGGCGTCGCTGCCCGCCTCGCTGCCGTCCTGGATGTGGATGACGAAGAGGCGGTGCTCGGTCATGGCGCCGCCCACGTTGGGTACGGGTCCGCGCCAGGTGGCGCCGGGGTATCTGCTCATGCGGGTCGGCCTGCTTTCTACGCGAAGGGCCACCACCGGATGCTCGGTAGTGGCCCGTTTACAGTCGATCGTCAGCCGCTCGCTCGGGCGCCCGTGCCAGTGGTCGGCGTTCCCCGCGTGATGTGGTGGATCACCGATGACTGCACTTTGAGCGCCCAGCCGCCGGACACGACGTAGAAGTACGTCCACCCGTCGATTTCCTCAGCGCGTGTCGCCGTGATCACTTCAGGGATTCTTCCCGTAGTGAACGTGACCTCGAATCGGAATTCATCGGCGCGCTCGGCCTTGACGTTCGGGTCGTCGTTCATGCTGTCCGCCTTACGTGATCGCGATGTGGGAGATGCTGAGCGCGAACGCCAGGGCCAGCGCAATCAGGCCGCCCGCGAGCAGCAGGTTGAAGTAGGCGCGCGGCGACTGGACCACTGCGACCACGAACGCGACGGCGAACAGCACGACGGCGACCCATGCGGCGATCTTCATGTCAGACCGCAGGCGTGTTCGGGTTCGCGGAGTCGCTCAGCGCGACCGACGCCGGAGTGTTGTCCACGATCGCGACCGTGTCCGTCGCCTCGATGCCGTTGCTGGTGGTCACCGTCACGGTCACGTCCCCGGCCGGCGCGTTCTCCAGGGTCGCCCACAGCGGGTTGGACGGGTCGGCGGTCACGGTGCCCGCGCTCGCGGACCACGTCACCTCGTCGGTGATCTGCACCTGCTCGGCGTTCTCGACGACAGCAGCGAAGTAGACGGGGACGCCGAGTGGGTAGCTGCTCATGGGCGGGCCTTCCGGGTATGTGCTCGCGGTCAGGGTGATGTGCGCGGGTTCGCTGCCGCATTGGTGCTCGCAGCAGCGCCCCCGGATCTTGTGTTCGAGGCGCTCGAAGTGGCGGCGCAGTTCGGTTTGCACGTCACCGGCCAGGGCGAGCAGCGCGCGGATCTCGGCCAGTTCGCGCCGGACCGCGCTCACTTCGAGGGCGTCGCCGTGGCGCTGCCGGCGCCGGCGGCGTCCCCGGCGACCTTCGCGGCGTCCCGCTCGGCTTCGGTCAGCAGCGCCTTGCCGTCGGCGACCGCCTCGGAGCCGAGCTGCCTGGCGTCGGCAACGACCTCGGTCTTGATGGCCTCGGCCTTGGCGACGATGGACTGCGCGGCGGCGGGCACGGCCGGATCGATGTGGGAGAACAGGGCCTCTGCCTCGTGGATCAGCTCGTCGAGCAGGGCGTGGAGGGACATGCCGTCTCCCAATTAGTGAGGTCTTGTGACTATGAAGGAATGCTAGCTTAAGGGGTGGTTTTAGAAGAGGGGTACGCATGATCATCATCGCCTGGACCGGCACACCCACCGAGGCGCCGGACCTGCGCCACATTCAGGGCGAGATCATGCGCGCCTGCCTCTCACGGCCCGACCTCACCCTCTACGCGCCCGGGTTCCCCGTGAACGCCTCCGACCCGCTCTGGCGACTCGGCGACCGGCTCGTCACCGACGTCGCACCGCCGCGCATCGACGTGCACCTCTTCCCTCTCGCCAGGGATGTGCTCGCCGGACAGCGGCTGATCGATCGCGTCTCAAAGGCGATGCACGACGGACAAGCGATCATCGGCACGGACCGGTGGCCGCTGGCCACGCCCCCGGGGGAACGCCGCAGCGGACTGCTGTGGCCGAACCGCAACGGGATCCTGATCCCCGACAACCGGCTGCACGACTGGAACCGGGCGATCCTGCGCCTGGCCCGCGAAGCCGACGAGCGCGCACGCATGGGCCGCAACGCCGGCAACACCGCCCGCGCGATCGAGAAGGCGGACGCGTAATGGCGGGCGAGGCGCCGGTGCAGGCGGACGCGCGGCACGTGATCGACTGGTACCGCGAGCGGCTGGCGGCTGAACAACACAATCTGGCTTTTGCAACCTGCGCGCTCGCAGCCGAACGGGAGCAGGCGTCCGCGCTGCGCGGAGACCTGGCTGAGATGCGTGCCAGCCTCAACCAGCTACAGGAGGCCGTGAGTCGGGCGTCCGATGAGGCGCACTGGCTGCGGCCGGAGCACCCGGACTTCCCGGCCTGGGTGTCGCAGCATTGGGACGAGATCCAAGACGCGCACCTGGCGCACATGGTCGAGGCGGCGCAATCAACCCCGGTGGACGCGTGACCGAGGCAATCGGCAGCAAGGGCGCCGAGGAAGCCGTAGAGCAGGCTATCCGCGACTTGATCGACGCCTACGGCCTGACTGGTCACGGCATCCTGACAGACTGCGTGATCATCGTCGTGCAGGAGAACATGGACGCGCAGGACGAAGCCGAGGACACGTTTCTGGTCTCACCGCTGATGCCGAGGGCGCTTCCGCTCTACCGGGTGCTCGGGATGCTGGAGCACGCGTCAACGCGGGTGCGGGCACGCATCCTTGCTAGCGATCGCGACGATGACGAACGACTGAGAATCCCACGCGCAGACAGCTGCTCGACCTTCCGCATGGCGAGTCGATCAGGTGCGGCGAGATGAGCGCCTACCGCGCGCCAGTCGATCCGGGCGTCCGCAGGAAGCAGATCGACCCACGCGAAGTGCACTTCTCCAAGCACTACCTCGAAGGCAAGCTCACCTGCGTCATGGCGGACGAAATGATCGAAGACATGCTCCCCGATCCGTGGACGCTCATCGAGCAGCGCCTGGACGCCGCCGCGCGCGATCGGAACGCGCACTACCGCGACGGGAGCCGCGTGCGATGACCGCAACCCGCGACCGCAACGACCACTACGTGCCCGACGGGCTGTCGCACGGCGGCAGGAACATCACAACGCTCGGCGCCGGAGACGAACCCCTGCCGCTGCGCCTCGGCCTCGCCGACGAACTGAACCGCGAACGCAACTGGTGGTGGGCGGATACCGGCGGGGACGGCACGCACTGGTCCCGCTTCGACGGCCACCACCACCAGGTGGACATCGGCTACCGCACCTGGAACCGGCGCGAGGTCAACGACTGGAAAGGTCGCGACGAGATCCGCAAGGACGGCCGGTGGACGATTGCGATCAACCGCGAGCAGGTGTGGGAGGGTCTCTGCGGCGACGTGCTCGAAGACCTGCTGACGATCCGCCGCACCGTGCAGCGGCTGCTCGAACACGACGCGATCAACTGGAACGACGGGCAGCGCGCCGCCGAGCAGCTGCTCGGCCGCAAGGTGTGGTACGAGCGCACAGCGGCCGTCGTGTCGAGCGTATCCGTGCTGGATCAGGGCTGTGTGATGCTCAAACCGGAGGGTGTCGAAGCCTTCCCGTGCCTGCAGTCGCAGCTCAACGATGCCGATCCGGATCTTGACGAGAACGACGAGTTCAAGGTGGATTTGTTGAGTCGCAGTGTCTGGTGGTGGCGCGACCGGTGAGCGAGTCGATCAAGCTCGCGTCCGGCGACAGGCGCGCCCTGGCCACTGCATTGGCTGCGCTCAACGAGATCGAGATGAGGACGGGCGTTCGCTTCTCGCCTAATCAGCGCCTCGAGGTCGAGTACGGCGAATCGTACGCCTCTGGGCGTCATATGCTTCGCCCGTACGTATCGGTGGGCCGGGACGGGGATGACAAGTACGTGCTCGGCGACCTGATCGGCGACTAGACCGTGGACAGCCTCGTGATCGACCGCCCAGCGTGCGGGTGTGCCCATACTTATCGGCCGCCGCGCTTGGGCGACCTGCTGCACGCGCGGCTCGGCGACGGGAACGTGTACTCGGCAATGGTCCAGTCCGTGTCTGACGACGGCGAGTCGCTGATCGTGCGCGGCCCGGCCGAGCCGCTGCGACACAAGGATCTGATCATGGTCATCCGCCGCGTCGGCGGCACGGCAATCGAGGAATAGGCGTCCATGACGGCCCACACCAT